ATATAATTAAGAGCCGTTTTATAATTAGATTCTATTGCTTCTTTTCTTGATTCATATATTGCTGAAGAGAGGTTATTTGACAAATAAATTAAGTCATCAACATTTCCAAATTTAAAAAAACCAGGCTCAAAAAAATAATCGTATATATTTGAACATCCCCAATAAATTGGAATAGTTTTCATTAAAAAACAATCTAATATTTTTTCACTAAAATATCCTCTGTGTGAAAAATTCTCAATTACTATTCCAAACATTGAATTACCAAATACTATTTCTTTACCAACACGAGCATCATCTTCATTATGTCTATCTCCTATGGTGTGATGAAAATTAATAGGGCATTTAAACTCAGATTGTCGTGCTAAAATTTCATGTCTCATTGAATGTCCATAACTTTTATTTAAAATACCACACAAATGAGCTACTTCAAACTTTTTACTATGTTCTTTTTCGTATTGTTCTGGTTTAAACCATGTTTGTCCAAATGGAAGAAATGTTGAATTAGGACAGTTATTTAATACTTTATCATCCCAAGTTAATATAGCTGAGAATAATTTTTGGTTTTGTATAGCCCAATCATGTAGCCCAAAATATTCATTTGGTTCTGCTAATACTAAAATATTAATAGAAGATAATTCTTCTTGATTTTGGGGTAATTCATCTACAAATAAAGAAAAATCTAAATGTTTTAAATTAGGTAATTTTTCTTCAAATATTTTTGGGTTAAAAAATTTACTAAATGTTTTCATTCTTCTTCAGTAAAATAGGACCAACATCCTTCAGTTTCATAAATTGTTTTTCCTTTAAAAAATTCGTTAACTGCTTTTTGAACATCAGCACACCACGTATAATCATGACCTGCTATTACCCCTCCTTTTTTTACTTTAGGAAACCATGCATTGATATCTTTTTTTACAGATTCATAATCATGAGCAGCATCAATAAAAACAAAATCTAGTGAATTGTCTTTATAAAACTCAGCTCCATCCCAAGATAACGCTTTGATAGGATTAATCTGATGTTTTACAGGTTTTATATTTTGTAAAAATATTTCATATAAATTATCAAACATGTGTAAAGGTATTTCTGTTTGTGAAGGAACAAAATCCCAAGTATCTATACAATCAAATTTAATGTTTTTTCCTGAATTGATTATTTCTACAGCCATGTACGCTGCGCTCATTCCTTTCCATGTTCCTACTTCAACAAAGTGGGAATCAGTTGGAAATTTATTTACCATGTAAGTATAGAGTTCAGGGTATGTAAACCATTCTTCTCCTAAATTTTTATAAAAATGTTCCATATTATTTTATTTCCAAGCTAATACGTTTAAACTCATTAATATTCCGTTTTCTTTATCCATGTGGGGTAAATAGGCTTTACTAAAATCATCAAACTCATAGTACTCAGTATCCCATCCAGTCACTCTAGAATACCCTATATTTTTTAAATCATTAGTCAATGTAGTAAAGTCAAAAGTAATATAATGATAATTTTCATCATAATCTTGTCCCCCGTAAAGTAAGCCAATTAATGATTTTAAATCATTAGTCTTATTATAATACTTACAGATAGCTTCAAAATTAGGTACCGCTAAACGAATATACCCTCCTGGTTTTAATATTTCAAACCAACGTTTAAGTACTTCTTTATATTCCCATCTACCAAAGTGTTCTAAAACATGACATGCATAAATTTCATCTACTGAGTTTTCTTTATAGTTTCATAAAAAACGAATATTATTTACTTCATCTACTCCGGGTAAATATCTAATGTCAATATTAGTATATCCCTCAAGATGTTTTGTTCCACAACCTAAATGTAATTTCATAATGTATTATAATAATTATTTTGTTTTTCTTGACGTTTAATATCTTTAATATGCTCTAAACTCCATTCTGGTTCTATAGGTAAATGAGTGTATACTGCAAACCCATCTAAACGTTCATGAACTTTATTTATCCATTTTATTTTAGGAGAATTTTTATAAATTCGCCATTGTAAATCAGGCCAATTAATTCTATTCTTTTCATCTACTACCCACCCCCATTTGTTTATATGTTCTTGAGTAAGACCAGTAACATAATTTTCTCTTGGTGCTAGTAAAACATCTATTTCAGGATTCTCTTCTAGTAAGATAGGAAGATTTTCAATTAAAAATTTATTAGGAATTTCATCGGCATCAATCTGAAAGACATAATCGCCATTGCATAAACTGGTTAGTTTATTTTTCCAATCAGCGAAATGCCTTTCAAATTTAGCTGCGTGCCACGTAAATTCCCCATTGATGGAATGGGATCGCAGGAACGCTTCGACTTCGGGATCACCATTTGCTTCATCGTATAGCACCACAATCTGATCTTCATGCCGTTTGTTTTGAAGCAAAAAGTATATCAAACGTTGAATTTCAATGAATTCATTGCAGACTGTAATTGCGTAACTAATTTTCATAACCTAAATGTAAATTTTATTCTGGGAGGGCTCCAATGTAAGTTAAAGCATCCATGAATTCTTTCATTTCATATGGTTTCATAGTTGACATGTCCATTCTGAATTCGTAGTATTTACCGGGTTGTCCTTTAATTGGGTATTTTTCTTTTTCTTCTTCTTTAACTTTAACGGCTTTTACAGCTGCCCATTTAGCATTGTCTTTACTTGTACCATTATAAAACACCATACCCTGAGTAGGGATGTTGATCATTGTAGGCATCCACATTAATCCGTCCTCGTCTTTAAACATTACGTCTTTATGAAGATCGGGAAGTATTTCTAATTGTTGATTATAAAATTCTTCTCCTTCTTTCATTAAGGAATTAGTTGTAAATCCACAACCAAAACAAGAGTATGTTTTAATTACTGAGTTGTTTTCTAAAGCATAGCAAGCATCTGAGCCGCAATGTTTACATATTATTAAATTGTCCATTACACTTTGTTTAATTTAGGTAATTCTATTTTTTTAAGCTGAGGTAATTTTAATTGAATTTGTTTAGGAAATTCAGGAATTTTAACTAATTGTTCTTTAATTACTTCCTTCATAGCATTAAAGCTAAATTTTTCTTTATTATACTCTCCTTGCTTACGAGCTCCAGGGAGATATTTGTCATAGTTTTTATAAACATCAGTTAGTGCTTCTCCTACCTCAGGTGGGTTAACACTAAACCAAGCACTTTCTTTAAGTAAAAATTGATTTGCTATTGATGGGTGAACTTGAGTTAAATTTCCTCCTAATAATACATTGTTTTTAACATGTAAAAAATCTATATGCCCACTCCAGTTAGATGCAATGATTGGTTTTTTAGTTAAACTAAATTCAAGTAGTGGGCGTCCAAATCCTTCACCCTTAGTCAAAGAAACCATTGCTTTTACTTTTGAATGATTATATAATTCATTCATTTCAATATCTGTAAATTCACCATGAAGTAAATAGATGTTTGGTAAATTTGTACTATTTACTGTTTTTTTAATGCTATCAATATTTTTTAAAACAGCATCTCTATCCATATAAGAACTAACAGCTCCTGACGTTTTTAAAATTAAAGCAGGTTTATTTTGTTTATTTTTAAATGTTTCATAAAAAGCTTTAATTAACAATGTAATGTTTTTTCTATCTTCGTTCATTGGAGAATTTAAATTAATCCAATGTCCTACAAACAAATATGCAAAGTCTTCTTTAACTGTGTCTAAATCAAATTTAACTTCTGTTTTATCTAAGGCTTTATACACATTAAGATTAGCTCCTTCAAATATTATTTCCATAGGTTTTTCTAATTGAAGAATTCCTAATGCCCTACCTTGTTGATCTTTCTTTTCAAATTTAGTATCTTCAAATACTTTTTTAGAATGTTTAGAAGAAACCCAAGTAGTGCTCATTCGATTAACACCTTCTAGCCAGTCAGCAGGCACAATTGTTGTTTCAATACCTGCAGTAACTCCTATATTGTATTTTCCTACGGGTTGAAATTCATTTGGAACGGTGTGTTGTATCCAAATTTCAGGTTGAGCGGGAAGTTGAGGAAACAAAAACAAATATCTATTTAAAAATGACCATTCTTCAGAATGATCATTAATAAATCCCCAACTACATTCACCCCAACGTTGAGGTAAAATTTTAATATCCCATTCGTCCTTTTTTAATTCAATAATAGCTTTAACTAAATCACGAGCACGAGCTCCATAACCTGAATAAGTGTCTATAGGACAACTTATTACACAAAGTGGTTTGTTCATAGATTTTATTTTAATATATTAATTTATGTTTACGTGTTAAATCTGGTTTATGTGTATTGGTGTTGATAAGTTCGTATTTTTCTCTTGGTTTCCAAGTTGTAAATAAAGTACTGATGCTTTCAATAACACGTTTAGCTTGAGCTTGACTTGTAAATCCTGCTTCTTCACTTAATGCCCATTCTCTACCTTTTAAACCATTTTGCTTTCTTATTTCGATATCTGTAGAGTATAATTTCATCATTTGAGCCGCAGCATCTTCAGGACTACACCTGTCAGATGAAATATATGGTGTTTGAGGTGATCCTTGAATTGAAATGTTTGATGGAAATACTGGGTATGCCCATATTCCATGTTTAGTATATTTACCTTTATGGTTGGTAGGAAAATCTAAACTAAAATCAATCCACTTTCCGCTTTCATCTTCAAAACGCATTTGGTCTTGCATCCCACCCTGTACATTAGCAATAATTGGCTTTCCGGCTAAAATAGCTTCAGTTAAGCTTAATCCCCAACCTTCATTATCTGTTAATAATACTTGACCATCTGAACAATTATATAGCCAATTCATTTGTTCTACTCCAACACTGTTAGGGTGGAATATAATAGCATTTGGATATTCATCAAATAAATAATCTTTAACAGCTATTAAATCAGTACCATGATCACTTATTAACTCAGTATGAAGAAGTAAAGCACATTTATCTGCTTCTTCTTTAGGTAATTCATCTAAAAACATCCTAAATGCTAACATAGTATCTGGGATTTGTTTACGACGAATATTTCTTGAGTTAAAGAATAAAACAAAATTATAATCTTTATCACCTAATGTTTGTTTTTTAAATTCTAAAAATTCTTTATATCGAGAATATTCAGGGGTAATAGGAAAATAATTTTCAGGGTTTAATCCGTGGGGAACATATTTTAATATTTTATTTTTAGCTTTATCACCTAAAACAACTTCATTTATGTTTTTAGTTTGTTTTGAAATAGCTAATAATAAATCACACGATTCATAAAATGGTTTATTCCATAAAGGATAAGGATATGGACTATCCCAAATGTTTAAATAAATAATAGGAATGTTTTTACGAATTTCATTTTCAATATTAAATAACCAAGTAAAATACCTTGGGTCAGTAATCAAAAACAATGCATCTGGTTTTTCCATTTGAATAAGACTTCTAAGAAACATTGTATCCCCATATCCGTTTATTGGATAAAGTATAACAGAAGAATCATTAAGCCCCATTATGTTATTTGTTTCTCCTGATAAATCTAATTTTTTACCTTGATCAGGATGTTGAAGCGCTCCCGCAACATTAACCCAATTAAAATGTTGGGCTGTGTGCATTACTATTTCTTTAGCTACAGTAGCTACACCACTGTGTGCTCGAATGTCATCACATATTAGTAAAATTTTCTTCCTCTGATTTTGAGGTAAATAAGCAAAACTTGAATTCATAAATTTTTATTCCGTAATTTTTAAATTGTAATTAGTAACTTGTTTTCTAAAACTTTCATCTTTAAGATATAAATCCATTGCTCGATTGACAAGTTTATTTAAAGAAAATTTTCGTCTAACGCATTCTACTTTAAATTCATCAAACAAATCTTTGTCTACTTTAACGGATGTTAATTGTGTTGTTGCATTTTCCATAACATTATATTTGTATATAAATATATTTAAGATTAAGAAAGCATTGCCTTATCACAAAGTTCTTTTTTAGAAGAATAAGGACAATACTTACATGTATATTTGTCGGGAGTTGGTTGGTGGTCTGTGGTATTATATGTGCCGTCTAAATTAAAAACAGCGCTTATAAATGCGGATAATGATTCGTTTGCCTTATTCATTTTCCCTTTACCATTCGCTGGTTTAAATTCCTGTATGCGTTTTTGCACAAATTCACTTTCCTCCCATATTTTACGTTTTACTATAAAAAATTCAACATCTATTTTATCTAATGGTACTCCAAACTGTTCACTAAAGAATTGTTTGTATAATAAAATTTGTTGTATTTTGGTTTCGTCTTTTTTCTCTCTATCACCCCAACCACGAGTGCTTGTTTTAATGTCATAGATAGTAAACGAATCTAAGTTTTCATTGTACATTACTAAGTCTATAAATCCATTAAACAATATGTTGTTGTGGGTTTTATTTGGGGCAAGTACAATAGGAATTTCAACTCCAACCAACCAATTGTTTCTAATACTAAAGTATTCGCCTCGTTTTTTCTTTAAAAATGTTAGGATAGCAACTCCATCATCATAAAACTCCCTCATTTCAACTGGGTCGCTGAAGTGTGTTTTGTTATTGGATTGATATTCTCTCAAATAAGATTCCCTAAAACGTTCTTCAAAGTATTCCTCTAAATTAATTTTATCAGCTGCTGCTCCACTTTCATTATAAATTGTGTTTATATAATGTTGAATTGTTTCGTGAATAGCAGTTCCAAATACTGTGTTAATGCTTGAAGTAAATACTTTATGTCCGTCCCTATATTGCAACGCCCATTTTTTAGGACAGGAAGAATACATTGACAATTGAGAATAAGAAATACTCTTTTGAAATGCATAATTGATTTCTTGAGTCTTATACTCTTGAATTTGTTTTATTAATTTAGGTGTTTTGGACATTTTATTTTTTCCACATTCCTTTTTCTACCAACTGAGCTATAATCCCATAATTGGTAATGTCTTGATATGTGTCTGTTAGTGCTTCGTTTTTGGTTTGTTGTTTAGTAATGATAATGTTTTTCCAACGGTTAACTTTATCTGATAAACGGTACCACAATCCAGTTAATGCGAATTGTTTTTCTTCATCATTTGCTAATTGCGTACCAGCAGAGATGTTTGACATTCCATAGTCTAAATGTTTTTTAGCAAACAATATGTATTGTTCTTTCATTATTTGCTTGTACCCTTGAGCAATTGTGGGGTATTCTTTTTCTAGTTGTTCAATTACAGACATTTCTTCTTTAGCCATTTTTTAATAGTTTTTTAGTTTCTTTTTCATTAAGACCCATTTTGTTCAAAATAACTTCTATATCTTGTTTTTCAAGAAACGAAACATATTCTTCTGCTTCGTTTAAGGAACATTCAAAATATTTTGAGATATGTTGCGCTACTTCGGGTTGTGATGTTTTGTTAGTTGATTTAATATATGGTGAATATACATTCTTAGATTTTGGAAGCAAACCACAATATACTTCATATAAACGTTTACTGTCTTTAATGTTTAAACCCTGAACATAGTTCACCACATCAATGTAGTTTCTATTCATGCTTAGGAATTTATTAACCATGTATCCATTGAATTGCTTCTGTTGGTCAGGAGTAAACGATTCCCATTTAGGCTTAGTCTCAACTAGCGCTTTGATAAAATCAAATATTGAAAATTGTTTTGGTTTAGAGGTTTTTGTTGTACTCCTCATATTCTGTTCTTAGTTCTTTAGGAAGCATTTCAAGTAGTATCTTTCCGGTTTTGATATCAATAAACACAGGAATAGGAATAATTCCATCTTCACTTGTACCAGTTAAAAATTTACTTACTTTCCTTAAAATTGTTGCTTCCTGAAATACTTGGTTTCCGTCTTCAGATTTGATAGGTGTAGACTGTGTAATGTCTACTTTCATTTGTGATTGGTTGTTCATATTACTTTTTTAGTTGTTATTGTTTCTAATATTTTAGAGATACAAGCCATAACATTGATCTCTTTATCTAACCTAAATGTAGCGTGGTACATATATTCTTCTAAATAACATACAATCACACCTTCATTACCTTTAGCATAATCACTTAGTTTTTCATATAAAAACGCATATAATGATTCGTAGTCATCTGTTTCTGCGTTTGCTATAATTTGTCTAATAATGTTAAATGATTTGTTAGACGGTTTTTTAAGTTCATCTACTACTTGTTCTTTATAATTGTCTGATGCTTCGATTGAAGTGTCAAGTTTTAAAACGTTATCAACAGTATATTTTTGACAGTTGTTGATAATTTTACGAAAATCAGGATAGAATTTTTTAACAATCGTAGCTACATCTTCAATTGTGTGTTCAATATTTTCTTTATTCAAGATGTTAACAATGTGTTGTGCTACAACTTTTTTAGATGGTGGTTGCAAATCAAATTCTTGACAACGACTTCTAAGTGGTTCAATTAATCGTTCTGGGTAGTTACCTGTAAGTATAAAACGAGTAGTTAAACTATATGTTTCCATCATGTTTAACAATATAACCTGTGATGCTTGAAGTATATGAGTTGCTTCATCTAAAATCACTATTTTAAGTGGCTTAAATGAACCCGCAGCAGCAAATGCTCCTACTTTATCTCTCATAACATCTATTGAACGTTCATCTGTAGCATTGATATACAAATAATCGCAGTCAATATTTTTAACTAATATTTTAGCAATTGTTGTTTTACCAGCACCTGGTTTACCTGCAAATAATAGATGAGGAATATCTTGTTGTTTGATAAATTCCTCAAATTTAGTTTTAATATCGTCTTGACAAATATAACCTTCTAGGGTATCAGGACGATACTTTTCGTTTAATATTGTGTGTAACCTTTTTGACATAACTTTTATTTGTTTTAGTAATCACCGTATAAATTAAATTTCTTAGGAGGTGGAGGTGCCACTTCTTCAGTATTGATAACGTACAATTCTCCTTTTAAAGGAGCTAGTTTAAAATCACAAGGTTGTTGTACTTTTTGATAAAATGCTTCTAAAGCATCTGTTAATGAGTTGTGAACTACTCGTTTGTTGTCATCATTGAGCAACCAGCGATCTCCTGGGGGAACGCGAGTTGCTATTAGGCTATAAGTTTCTTGTATCATATTACATCATTCCCATTCCGGGCATTTCGTTAGTTGGTTCTTTATCTTTATTTACTTCAACAACAGCAGCTTCTGTTAATAGGATAGTACCTGCTACTGAAGCAGCATTTTCAATTGCGTTGCGAGTTACTTTAGCTGGGTCGATAATACCAGCCTGTTTCATGTCTATGAATTTTTCATTTTTAATGTCATAGCCATCCCATTCACTGTCTTTACCTAATTGGTTAATTAAATTGTAACATTCATCAAGTGAATACCCAGCGTTGGTTAGGATTTTGATAAATGGAGCAGCACATGCTTTATAAACAATTGTTTTACCAATGTGGATATCTGAGTCTAATTCAGTTCTATTTTTGGTAATTGCTTCTCTAGCATATAATAAAGCTGATCCACCACCAGGAACAATTCCTTCTTCAATAGCTGCTTTTGTAGCGTGTAAAGCATCGTCAACACGATCTTTAGTTTCCTTCATTTCAAGTTCGCTATTTCCACCTACGTGAATAATAGCTACTCCACCTACAAATTTAGCTAAACGTTCTTGTAATTTTTCTTTTTCAAACGGTGTTTGTGCTTTATCTATTTGTGCCTGAAGTTCTTCAACACGTTCGTTGATTTTAGTTTCGTCACCTTTACCGTCAACAATGGTTGTTTGGTCTTTAGTAATTGTAACTAAACGAGCTTTGCCAAACCAGTCCCAACTAAATTTATCAAGTTTCATTCCTTTTTCAGAACTAAATACTTGACCACCAGTCATAACAGCCATGTCTTCAAGTAACAATTTACGACGGTCACCAAAGTCAGGAGCTTTAACAGCAGCTACTTTTAATGTACCACGAATTTTGTTTACAATAAGGGTAGATAAGGCTTCACCTTCAATATCCTCAGCTACAACAAGTAGGGATTTACCTGCACTTGAAACACCTTCAAGAATAGGAAGTAAATCTTTTACTTGAGTAAATTTACGATCTGCAATTAAAATAAATGGTTCTTCTAAAGTACAAGTCATGTCACTGTTGTTTGTAACAAAGTAATGTGATTTGTAACCACGTTCAAATTGCATACCTTCTACTGTTTCAAGATATGTTTCACCTGATTTTGATTCTTCAATGTGAACTATTCCTTCACGACCTACTTTTTCCATTGCTGTGGCAATTAAATTACCTACTTCTTCATCATTATTTGCTGAAATGGTGGCAATTTGTTTAAGTTGGTATTCGGATGAAATTTCTTGAGCAATATCTTCACGTAGTGTTTTTGTTATTTCTTTTACAGCAGCATCAATACCACGTTTAATTTCAACTGCGTTTGCTCCTTTATCAACGTAAGATAAACCTTCGTTAATTATGTTTTGAGCTAACAGTGTAGAGGTAGTTGTACCATCACCAGCATTGTTTGCTGTTTTGATAGATGCTTGTTTAATCATTTGAACACCTAGTTCTTCAACTGGGTCTTCTACTTTTTCGATTTGTTTAGCTACTGTAACACCGTCTTTAGTGCTTCGTACTTCACCGTATTCAGTGTAAATAACATTTCGACCATTTGGTCCTAAGGTAGCAGTAACAGCATCTGCTACTTTGTTTATACCTTTAACTAATTTTTTCCTGGCTTCTGAGCCAAATTCTACAACTTTATTCATATTATTCTATAATTGCTATTACTTGATTTTCTACAATACTCCAATATTCCTGTCCTTCTTCTTCTACTTTAACAGGACCAATTGGAGGTAGGATTACTTTTTGTCCTACTTTAAGGGTAGTTTCTATAAACTCTCCTGTAAGAGAATGAGTTCCGGGACCTACAGAAACAATTGTTCCACGAAGTCCTTTTTCTTTACCTAAATCCGGAACAACAATGTTGCCGAATGTTTTTTCTTCCTCTTCTTGAGGTTTAACTATAACGTTATTGAAAACTGCTTTTAACATAATTTTTATTTTTAATATAATAATAATTTATAAACAAAACAAACTTTAGGGCGATTTTTTTACTTAATTTTCAAAAGCAAGGGTTTAGCAGCATCAGCATATGGTATACTGAGCTTTAATAAACCGTTTTTCATTTCAGCTTCTGCTTTTGATAGGTCGTATTTTGAAGCGATTTTATAACCTAAACTAAACGAACGTCTAGCTATTCCTTTATGAATGTAAGTATATTCTGTAATACTTTCATTATCGGTTTTATTGTATGAGATTTTTAAGACATCACCTTCAATACTGATGTTAATATCAGATTTTTCTAGTCCAGTGCATGCAATCTCAAAATGCAAGCCTTTTTTATTTTCGTAGATGTCTACTGGGTGGTTGATTTTGGCTTCTATAGCCGGTGCGAATTGTGCGTTTGATTCGTAAAGATTCCTGAATAGGATGTCAAACGGATGTAGTTGTTTTTCTAAAAATAGTGTACTCATATCACTTTTACTTTGTGTTGGCCTAAGCTCAACGGGTTAAACATAAAACAAAACTTGCCCTAAAGTCTGCTTTGTTGATTATAAATATCATACAAGTTGAACTTCTTCAACTTTTTCTAAAAAATATAGTATTCCTTCTTTTCGTAATACCATATCTGCATTTAAATGTTCTTTCCATTCATCTACGATTGGGCGGTGTTCTTCCTTAACGGTGCGTAATACCTTATACATTACACCACTATACTCTAAATATACTTTTGAAATAGCAAACATTAAATATCTTTTTTAACAATATAATATGTGCTTTTAATTCCCTCACTGGTTAAAAACTCTAATTTCATTAGACCTTCTAAGTTAAGGGACATTTTAGTTTTAACTGAGTTGCGGTTTACTGTAAGTATTTCCTTAAGCAATTCAGAGCTAAACCCTAATCTAAAATCAGTTGATACATTATTTTGTTCAAAATTAGTTAAACAATAAGATACTTTATTTGCATATTCAATATCGCCACCAAACACTAATTCAACCTGAAAATCATTGTCTAAACTAAATGATTGTTGAAATATAACTATAGTACTTTCAGGTAACGCTGATTTTGCTTTAATAAGTGCTGTAATATGTTCTTCAGTTAATTCTGTTACTAAATTAAATTCGTCCGGGCCAGTATATGAACCTGCTTTAGGTATAGTTAAAATGTCTGCTAAAGCATAATCCACAGTGAATTGTGTATCGGATATAATTAATTTAACAAATTGTTTATTGTTTTTAACATAACTAAGGAGCAATTCACTGCTGGTGATCCCTATTAATTTAAGTAATTGAGTTGTATTACTGATGCCTATTGCTGAGTCCTCTAATTTAAAATTGTCGCAACTAACTTCACCAATCATTTCGCGGGTGGGTGATGTAAATTTGATAGTTAGTGTTTTGTCCTTGATTTCCCATTTAACAGTTTCGTTTAAACCATTTAAATAGTACTTGTTAATAATAGACTGTAGGTCTAATTTTGGTATCATAACTTTAATTTATTTTAAATATAATAAAAAAAGCTTGGTATTCCAAGCTCTTTATTTAAAAATTTATTTTATTTTAGTAAGGTACTTTATTTATACTCTGTTCCTAATAGTTTTCTTAAAACATCCGTAGGAGTTGTATTCTTATAACCGCTTGGAATTGTACCACTTCCAGAATACCTATCACCAAATTGCTCTCCGTCTAAATACACTGAGTATAATTTATTACCAGCATCATCTGTTATATATCGTATCTCATATGTACCGGTTTTAGCTATATTATTTTCATTGTTAATAGCTTCTCGCACTTCTTCGCGGATTAGTTGTCTTAATTCTGATATTTTCATTTTTATTAAGTTTTGTTATAAATATGTATTTTTTTTAGAAAGCAAAGAACTTTTTAACATTTGCATTAAGAGGCGGAAATTCCCATTTAAGATCAACATATAAGTTTTTTAATTTATTTGCTAGCAACGATTCGAATATTTCCTCAATATCGATATATGTTTTAACAAATTCCTCGATTTCTGGTGGTGTTTTGGCGTTTGGTATTCCTATTGTGTCTATGTGGAATGGGTTTTGTTTTAGGTTAATTATAAACAATTTATCGCCCTCTATAATTGATTCGTATTTTTTATCTAGTTTTTTAAATTTAAGTAAGTCGTTATAACGAACAGCCGCTTTAGTGTTGCTAGGTGCTTTTAGTCTAAATGAACTAAATATCTCTCCAGCACGAGCAGGTATGTGATATGCTTCTATTTGTTTAACTCCTGTAGGTTTACCTAATAACCTAAAATCTAATGTTTTAAGTGATTGATAAAAGTCAGTAATTGAATTGTCTATTTCTTCTTTTGATTTACCAAACAATACATTTTTGATTAGGTCTTCACCAAACTTTTTAAATAATTTATTCATGTTGGACTTCATTAGTTCAAGTCCCTTCATGTCTAATTCTTCAACAGCAACACCTTCTTTGTTAGTAACATACATTGCATAGCGGCGTTTTCCGGTCGTAAGCACACCTGCACAAATTACCTCTTGTTTTAATTGGAAGTAGTGAGAACCAGGAGCAATGTTGAATAAACGTTTACTTAAACTGTCTAAATATTGGTTTGAGTATGTTTGTATTTCGTTTGCTATTTCAAGTATTTTATTGTTTTTATCGTCAGCAGACAATTTAGGATATCTATGTTTAATTAAATCCCCTAAAACAATGTACATTGAATCTGTATCTGAAATGCAAATATATTGGTTGTCCGTTTGTAATTCGGTGTTAATGGTTTTATTTACGTTAACAATTGATTCCTGAGTTAGGCGTTGTCCTGTATTTGTAATAGCAGCACTACAAATCAAATGACCATCAGTATACCTCCACCCATTAATAGCATAAGTACCATACATTGCGTTCTGTAAGATCTTAAATGCATGTTGAAACAAATCGTATAATTTATAGTTGGTCCAATCCTCTGCTTTACCTGCTTTCTTCTTTAAACCACGATAGTGCTCTCGTTTTTCAAACCAGCCCTGTAATATTTTAGAACAAACACTTTGTTCATCCGTTTTAAACATAGCACCTGAAGCTGATATAGTAAAATTATTTTGTTCAACTATGTTGATTAGGTCTTTAATTTTAACCTTAGCTGCTTTAAGTGTATAATTAGTTTTGTCTAGTTTTTCAACAATAACTTGTTCTTCAGGATCACGTTCTTTAAGTTTTTCTAATGAATGGTTTTGTTCATAAGTAGCATTGTGTTCTACTTTAATTCGACCAACCAATGTTTCAATACCTAAATTAAGTGATTTAATAATACTAGGGTATAGTGAGGTAAAATCTAAATCAATTACGTCAAAATATAAACCAGGTATAGGTTCTAATAAATAACCACCAGCATAACTTTCCTTTATGTTTTTAAGTGGTGGGTTGTGTGTTGTGGGTTTGTTTGGTGAAACAATACCTTCACGTTTAAGGTACTTTAAAATAGCACCCTCATTCATTACTGTATTGTAGTAGATACTTTCGTATGGAATGTTACAAATGTGAGATATCATTATTGTTAATTCGATGAATTTAAGTTTTTCCTCTAATTTTTCAATAATTTCAACGTCACGTAAGTTATAGTCTATAAATCTGTTAATATCGCTTTTAAACAGTGTGTTTAAATTACCTTCATATTCTATCTTACCTAATTTAACATATTTCTCTCCAATGTCACCTAATTTATAGGACGGCTCTTCCTTCATAATATATTTTTTATGAAGCAACATATAATCTAAATGGTTAACTCCTCCTATAGTAAGCTGTACTTCACCAGCAAATTCTCTATAGTTAATTTTCTTGATTGGGGATAAACGTAATACTTCACTTTCACCCAATATTTGTTTAATTCTAAAGTATAGGTAAGGTATATCGAAGTATTCTGAGTTGTAACCACAAATGATTGTTGGGTCTAATTCTTCTAATTTATCAAGAAACCGTTTTGCTAATTCTTTTTCCGAACCACAAGGGATAATATGTTTACCGTCTTGGTTTGTTTCTTTAATTTCCTTGCTTTTATCTATAATAAAACAAAAATATTGTTTTGTGGTCATATCCCTCATAGCAATTGAGGTAAGAGGCATAGGAGCTGATTTAATGTATTCTGGTGTTAGTGCTCCACCCATTTCAATCTCGATATCGAGATAAATTATGTTGTGCCACTCTGGTACTACATCGTCATATTTGTAATATAATTCTCGTAATACAAGTAGTTCTTTAGATATATCCTTTTCTAATAAATTAGTATCGTCTTTATTAAATTTTTTAGTTGGTACAGCCCAACCACCAGTTAGTATGGGTTGTGCTTTTTCACTCCATTCATCAACACGTTTCCAAAATGTAGGTTGGTATTGAAATTTATTCCAACCAGTTTTGTCATCACGTAGATAATAGGTGTGTTCTGAGAAATCGTAATAGATGCTTTGATACATAACTTATTTCCAATTCATTTTTTGTGCGTGTATTCCAAAATGACCATTACTGTCTAATAATGTTTCTTGAGGAAAGTGAGCAAAATTAATTTGTTTTTTAATTAACCATTCTGTTAAACCAAATGGTCCAACAGGTTCTAGTTTGTGGGGTATTAGTTCCTTTGTTTTGTGATAATGTTCACCGTCGTTTTTTAAATCGGTTCGGTTTAAACAATATTCAATACAATCTTTAAACATGTTAGGTTTACTAATGATGAATGGATCGTCCATTAAAGGACCAATTCCACTTTCATATACATAACTGTTTGACACTGATGTTAAGATAATATCTTTTTGGGGGAAGCCAAAGTCATACATTATCTTTTGAAAACGAACTTTCCACGTTATGTCAAAGTCAGTGTATATTCCTCCAAATTTATCTAATATAAGGTACTTTAAAAAATTACACTTGTTTATAAATGTAAGTTTAGACCATTGCTCTACTAAATTGTAGTGCTCAAGTAGTTGTAAACAATCTTTATTTTTCCAAACTAAACAGTTAAAATTTGAATTTAACCGAGCACATTTCTGATAATTAAGAACATAAGGTTGAGGGACTACTTCGTTATTTCCTATCCAAATAAAATGGACTGTCACTCAAAAAACTGTTTTAGGTTTGGTTTAAAGTAATTTATGTTCTTCATTACCTTACGATCCCTAGTTCTGTATACAATCCAGTAGTCGCCTATTTTTTCATAATGACAAGGTTCACCTTGTTCTTTACTTCGAACTTCCACAGTTTGTATAGCTTCTTCTTCAGTTGAACAAGCTTTAGACATGTTTGATGCTTGAACCTCTTGATATGCTGGCCATATCTTATCTTTAAGGCCATGTAGCATAGCACCGTTCCCAAGGGAAACATAAGTAATATCACAAAGAGCATCCAAAACCTCCACGATGTTTCCTGTTTCGCAAGCGTGTTTATATTCCTCAAGTTCTTCAAGGATAAAATTGTATACAAACATCCATTCTTTTTCATTAGGAATGGTAGGTGTGTAGTTGTTTGGTTTGCCCATTGTGGCATTGAATGTCTCTACTTCGGAGACAAACGGTACGTAATTTTCTTTGTTTTCCATAACTCATATATATTGTAATAATAAATAAGATAATTTATAACCTGTGAATGCTCCAAATGCTGATGCAAATGGAAATACCACTAGTTTACCTAGGTCAGTAACGTATTTAGGTCTATTAACTATCTTTCCCATAAACGAATAATAGATAATATAACCTAAAAAAACTGCTAAGTCCATTTTAGTTGCTATAAAAACAACTAAGATTGCTCCTAAAAACCCAAATATAAAATTGTCCCTAATTCCTTCCCATACTTCTTGGGGAGTGGCTTCATTCCATTCTTTAATTATTTTTTTATACCTTTGGGACATATTGATGTAATGTTAAGTATTTTTTATATATAATGTAACTATTGTTTTCTATCCAATCTCCACAATTAACATAATGTATACCATCTATGGTTTTCATTTCTGGGTGGTGGATATGACCACAAATAACTCCTTTACAATTGCGTTTACGAGCTTGATATGCTAATTGTACTTCAAAATCTGTAATAAACTTAACAGCGTTTTTCACTTTTGACTTAGCCCATTTACTTAATGATCGCTTGTAACCAAGACGTTTCATAAAACGGTCTATGTTAATTGCTAATTCGTACCCTACAGACCCTAACATGCCTAACCACCTTAACTGTACAACTCCGTCATATAAATCTCCATGTGTAATGAAATAATCATTCCAAATATATTCATCACAAATGGTAATATTTTCTCCAAATTCACTAGGAGAGTAGTGTCTTAAAAATTCATCGTGATTTCCAGTAATGTAAACTACTTTAGTTCCTTTTTTAGTGTATGAAAGTACTTTACGAAGTACGTTAGTAAAATCTTGATTCCAGTAATGTCTTTTCTTTAATAGCCATCCATCAATAAAATCACCAACTATAAAAAGTGTTTCGGGGTTGTGGTTTTTTAGTACTTCCAACAAGTGTTTTGCATTGGAACCTCTACTCCCTAAATGCACATCTGAGATGAATAATGCTTCTACTTTCATGACCAGTAATTAAAATCTTTTCTAAAATGGTTTATGTTATTTCTGTTAATGTAGTTAAGCAACAGAAATTTTAAAAATCCAAAGTAGCCCATTTTTTTAAATCTTCGGTTGTCTTGTCCTGCATACATATTCATTACTCTAAATTGGCGTCTTTTGTATTTACGACTAAGTAGGTAGTCTTCGCTTTGCGTCACAGTCTCGTCAAATCCACCTAATTCATTAAATGTTTCTTTTGTAGTAAAGAAATATACTCCTGTGGAAAATGGTTTAATAAAAAAGAATTTTTGTAATACATTAAAACTACTAAAAAATAGTTTAGACATAAAGTCGTTGGATGTACTTTTAAGTTTACAAGTAATTAATCTATCACCACTTAACCCGTACCAAGCACTATAACTTAAAGTCATAGGATTGTCTAACGTAGTGTCAGCATCCATAAATAATATAAATGGAGTAGTTGCTAATTTGGCCCCATTGTTTCGACCAACAGCTACAGGGCCACCAGGAATAATCTCTAAGTTTAAATTAAAATCTTGTTTTGCTTGGTTTATTTTTTCAACAGTTTTATCTGTTGAGTTAGCATCTGCTACATAAATTTTAACAGTGTTGATTTCAACATTCACTTGTTTTGAAATGGATTCTAAAGTATTGTAAATATACTTTTCTTCATTCCTGCAAGGAATAATTATTGTAAGCCAATTATTCTTTTTCATTTTTGCTTTCACCAAATAAGTCTTCACCCTCATACTCAGAGTATTCTTCATGTGCTTCAGCTATTAAATTAGCCCATACTAAAGAAATTAGACTTGCAAGGACCACTGCCATTATTATTGCTGCTATCATAGTTATTGTGTTTTAGTTGTATCTATTATTTGTTTTGTTTCTTCTATTTTAATGGGTTCTACAGTAGATTGTACTGAGGCGATTTTAATTTTTTTAGATTTAGGTTTTTCTATAAACACTGTATCTCTAATAACTGTAGGTTGTTTTATTTCTATAGGTTCAGTGTATGTAGGTGTTTCGTTTAATTTATGTTTTACATACATTGTAATTATTATTGATATAATCACTATAAACACAGCTACAATAGCCATTCCTGTATAATATAATTTATCAAACTTGCTCACGACGTATAGTTTTAAAAATGTTAGACAATGAATGCTTTACATTAGAACGTATTTCGTTTTCCATTGCTTCCCTACGTTTTTCTACTTCTACATCAAACATTTTAGTAAGACGTTCCATGGGTTTACCCCATAAATCAATATGATAACTGTACTGGTGATTTACAATTGTGATTTGATTGTGTTCTATAATTATAAATAGTTGTTTATCGTCGCTTTCAATATAACGTTTGCCTGAGATAGGTGACATTAGCATAATGCTATTTTCCTGTCTAATTAGTGCTCTACAAATTGAAAAACATTCCCTTTCGTATTCATGGGATGTTTTTACTTTACCAGTATAATTTGTCCAATAAATGCTTTTTAAAGCTACTCTTTGTAGAAATCGTTTGATTCTATGTTTGTTCACAACTTTTATTTTATAATATAAATATAAATTAAGAGGCTTTGAAAGCCAAATTTTATTTAATTTTTATAACTATCTTGGAAGTGTTAACATTAATGTATCTCCTGAACTATATCTTCCAGTAGTATCAATAATTCGTAATCCACCACGTACCCTACTACCTTCAATTCCTTTTAACCAATAAGTACATTCACCATTATCTGAAGCTGCTGAGTATTTTATTACAAGTTTAAGTTGTTTTTTTCCATTAGTTGTAATGTATAATGGTCTTTTGTTTGGAAATGCAAGACAAGAAACTAATCCAATTGTAATTAGTGGTAGTAATTTTTTCATAACTTAATTTGATAAAGGTGCTTTAATTGTTGGGTGTGATTGATAGTTTTCTAATGTAAATTGTTCAATATTATATTCAGAAATATCATCCATGTCTCCAATATAATGGTTTGTTTCATCAAAAATATCAATAATTAATTTAGGTAGTTCAAATGGTGTTCGTTCAATTTGTTCTTTAGCTTGTTCAATATGATTTGAATATAAATGTACATCACCTAAGTTCCCTATTAATTGGTCAGGAACCATGTTAACTTCTTTAGCAATGATTTCAAGTAGTAAACCATAAGAAGCAATATTAAATGGTAAACCTAAAAATGTATCTACTGAGCGTTGATTCCACATTAAAGAGATTGCTCTGGTTGGGATATTTAATTCGGTGAAATATTGATGTATATTAGGGACTTTAATATCAAGAGGAACCATAGTAGAGTCTAATCTTTCAATATACATCACATACCTTTCTTCAAAACTCAACTCTCTTGTATAAACTTGAAATCCATAATGACAAGGTGGAAGAACCATTTGGTCTAATTCACCTACATTCCAAGCTGAAACCATTAATCTTCTACTATCGGGATTTGTTTTGAGTTCGTTGATTAGGTTTTGGATTTGGTCTATGTGACCATAGTAACTATATAAAGTTTCTTTTTTTCCTTGATACGCGTAATCTTCTCTTTTAATTGATTCCCATTTTCTCCATTGTTTACCGTATATCGGTCCTAATTCACCCCACTTCTTTGCAAACTCATCATCTGTTTTGATTTTGTTGATGAATTCTTCTTTTGTTTTTGGTAAGTCAATTGCTGGAATAAGTTGTAAATTATTCGCAATTATTTTTTTTGAGTAGTTAGCCCAAGCATCACCATTCCAAATATGACAACCATTATCAACTAAATACTTAATGTTAGTATCACCTCTTAAGAACCAAAGTAATTCAGTAACCATTGTTTTCCAAGCCATTTTTTTAGTTGTGAGTAATGGAAACCCATCTTTCATGTTATGACGGATTTGTCTTCCAAATACTGAAATAGTACCAGTACCAGTGCGGTCTTGTTTTGTAACTCCATTATCTAAAATGTCTTGTAGTAGTGCTTGATATTGTTTATCTAGGTTGTTCATATTTATTTTTTAGGTCGTCCTCTTTTACGACCAAGTTGTACATGTATTCTTTTATAAAAATTTAATTTACAATAATTGTATAAATCCTCCAATGTACCTGTACATTTGTCTACAGCTTCATCATAATCCATATCGCCCATAATAAATTCATTTATAAATGCTTGTTTAATAGCATTAAGGCGAGCGGTTTCGTCTTTTACAAAATCATCCCTTAAACGTTTTCTTCTTTCTACGTGTATTGTAGCATCATCTCCTTTTTTATAAATTTCATTCAGTTCCATTTCACAATGCTGCAACTGCCAGAAATAATGAGAAAAATCAAAGTCACCGTTTCGGATTTTGTCCCACAGTGGATCGTCTTTATGAAGTGGTTTATTAATTAAATCCCATTTCCTCCACCAAAAAAACTGATTGTATTTTAGTGGTTTGAGCTTCAACATGTTCTGCTCTATGATTTCTTTTGGATGTGTTTTTATCATAACCTTTATTTACTATAAATGTACGAAAAAGAGTTTTGAACTCAAAACTCCTTTCCATTCTTTGCTATAGCATGTAAAAATTCTTCTCTAATCATGTTGTTAGGTTCCATAAACACACCACTAAATTTATTAGTAGTCATAGTTGATGTAGGGTGTTTAATACCACGATTTGAACAACACATATGTTTAGATGCAATACTAACCGCTACTGATCCACATTCTAATTTTCTTGCTAGAAAATCATGTATTTGTTGTGTAAGTGATTCTTGCATCTGAGGACGACGAGCAAACCAATCTACAACACGATTTAATTTGGATAATCCTACTACTTTATCTTTAGGTACGTATGCTACTGAGGCATAACCTGTAAATGGTAAGTTGTGGTGAGCACAAAGTGATACCACAGGGATACCTGTTTGAATAACTACACCTGTATAATTTTCTTCATTTGGAAATACAGTCATAGATGGTTCATCAGATATAGATCCTATAACCAAATCTTTTAACCATGCTTTTGCTACACGGCGGGGTGTATCAATTGTTTGAGGATCCTGTGTATAATCGAATCCCATTGACTTTAAAAAATTACCGTAATGTTTAGATGCGGTTTTAATCATCTTTTCTACCTCTTTAGGTGTGCGAGGTTGGTTTTCGTTTGCTTTGTTTATGTAATTCATACTGTAAATGTAAAATTGTTTTTTCTATTCTTCAAGTGTAAATGGTAAATTTCGATTAAAGCCTTTAGAGTCATCTAAACCATAACCATATACAAAACTACCCTCAGCTAATTCAATACCATAAATCAAATCGGGGTGATCTGATCCGATGCGTTTGAATAGTGCTACAGGAATAACTTTTTTAGGTTCATGTTTAGATAAATGTTTGATTAGGTATTTTAATGTTTTACCTGAATCGTAAATATCATCTATTAGATATACTATTTTGTCTTTGATATCTATTTCAATATCTTTTGTTAATTTAAGTTTACCCTGTCTAATTCCGTTATAGGATTTTACTCTGATAAAGTCTATTTTAGCTTCAACACAATCTATGTTTTTAATTAAGTCTGAAAAGAACATAAATGCCCCATTCAATACACAAATAAAAACTGCGTGTTGTTGAAAACCTATTTCCTTAGAAATGTTTTTAATACTCTGTCCAAGCTGCTCCTGAGTCGTCATTGTCGTTTATGTATTCTTCTATTGATCTTCCACCAGATAATTTTTCTAGTATTTCTTCGTTTTCACCTACTATAATCATTGTGGGTAAAAATTCAATATCTAATTTATCAAAAATGTCACTGTTTTCTTCATTGTCTTCCATCCAAATAACGTTGTTAGTTTTTTCAAAACGTTTAATTAATGGTTTTATTTGTTGACATGCACCACAATGGCTACCATAAAAAAATATAAAGTTTTTCATATTATACTCCTCGTTTAGTATCAAATGCGATTATGTGTTCACGACCTGTAAAATTGTATCCGTTTTCAGTACAAAAATCAATTACCATAGGATAAACTCGAACTAATTCATCTCTGTTATCTCCTGGAGGCATGATCCATGTTTTGTTTTTAGGGATATTCATTTCAATTCTAAATGCTTCTATTTCATCCCATATTTCGGGCATTTCAATAGGGTTACAAACAGGTTTAAAATGGTAGTCTTTGTGGTATGCTAAAGATTGTTTGATTGCTTCTTTATTTAAACGAAGTTTTTCGTGTTGAAGAATCATATCTTCACCTACAACAGAACCCTTAGGTGTAAGTATACCTAATTCAGGAATTGAATTTGAAAATTTAGGAGATAAAGATATTAAATCAATAGGATAATCTGTTTCAATAAAATGACTACCCTCAGTTTCAATTGTAATTACAATGCCTCGTTCGTGAGCAAAGTGTGTTAATTCGTTTACTAGGTTAGGGTGCATTGTTGGACTACCACCTGTTAACATCATTTCTTTAATATCAGGTCTTTCATCATACATTTTAATAATGTCATTAAATGAAAATCCTCCCTTTTCAGGGTGTATACTTGTGTACCAAGAATCACACCATCCACCTTCACCAAACCAGCACCTGTGAGTACAACCAGTTGTACGAATAGCTACTGTTGGGAATCCGTTACGAGATCCTTCACTCTGAACACAATAGTAGAGTTCTACAATTGGTAATTTTTTGTCGTAATCAGTTAGACGATTTGGTTTCATAACAATAATTTATTTTAATATTTCCGAATGTGGTAGTGTATGTCCAATAATTATTCTCCATAGCTAGCACTATTTCTTTCATGTTCATATACTTCTACTTTAGTAGCTTTAACTCTACCTTCAGTTTCTACTTTTAAAAAGTCATTAATAATTTTATACAAGTATTGAGCAAAACGTTCACACCCTGTAGCATCTAAAATTCGTAATTGAATTATACCATCTTCATCCATTTGTTTAAAGTGAGGTAAATATGGATCATCTTGAGCAACAATTGTAGTATGATCTAAAAGATATGTAAAATAGTCTTTTGGGGACATACCTGCAATTTGAGTTTTAGCACGTTTCATACCTCCAAAATCCCAAACCCAATTACGTTCATCAAGTTCACCTTCAAACCATACTCTAAATGATACAGCATAACCATGTAAAAACTTACAATGAGTACTTTCTGCTTTCCATTGACGGAAACATGTACTGAATCCGTCAAATAATTTTGTTGATTGAAATTTCATACTAATTCTTCTAATATTCCTATTGATTCGCTTAATGCAAGAACTATAACTGCTCCCCATATGTTAAATGGTAACAATATATATCCCATAATACGAATTCCAGATTTAATTAAACTAACAATTAAATGTTTTTTGGGATCTGGGTGTTGCATATTATCCTATTATTAATTCTTTAACTTTATTTTCAGGTTGAGAACCTACTAAACGTTTAATTTCGTTTCCGTTTTCTAATACAATTAAAGTGGGAACACTTTTAACATTGTATTGTTCTACTAAACTAACGTCATAATCAGTGTCAATATTTGCTAATTTAACACCAACTTGTTTGGATACAGATTCAACAACCGGTTTAAACGATTGACATGCTGTACACCACTTTGCAGTAAAAAAGATTACTTGTTTCATATTATTTATTTTTATGTTGTTCTAATATTCTATTTGTATGTTCTACTACTATTTCCCAACTAACGGGTCCTGTTTCGTTTGCATATTCTACTGGATCAGGACGACCTAGTTTTATAAATGCTTCTATACGTTCTACTGATGATGCTGATTTGTAATCTGAGTACCATTTGTAGTATCCTTGATTTATTAGTCCAACATTCTTTATTGTACCTCCATCATTAGGACCTACTTCAATACAAATTGGTTTGTATGATGTGTTAGTACGTTTGTATACTTCATCAAAATCAACACCTAATGTTTCACAACATTTTAAACCATCTTCTAAAATAGAAAATTTATTTCCTTCCATATATGGAGCATAAAAATCTACCTTTTCACTATTCCAATTTCCAATTTTAAAAGCATGTAAATCTGCTTGTCTAAATTCTTCAGTTGTGTCGGGGTAAATAGTATGGTCACCACTATGCAGACCTAAAGCTATAATACATTCAGTATTCTTTTGTTCAGCAATTGATAAAGCTACTGCTTGAATAATAGAACTAAATATTTTATTACGATTAGGTACTACTGTAGCTTTCATATTTTCTTCAGCGTAGTGACCTTCAGGAACTTCATCCCCACCTGTTACAAGTGCTGAATTAAGTAATTGGCTCAATCCATCAAGTTTAATTACTTGGTAAGTGATTGGGAAATATTTACCAAATTCATCCCCTCTGTGATTTGATTCACTATAATTACTATTCAAATAATTAACTAATTCTTTAGCACGTTCTAATTCTACATTATGTTTTTGACCATAATCAAATGATAATGCTGTAACTTCATAGCCGTTGGCAAGTAGATGAAGCAATAATGTGGAGCTGTCCATTCCTCCACTTAATGATAATACTGCTTGTTTGTTCATATTATAATGGAAAATTGTCTATTGGTAATGAATTAAAATATTCCTGTAGGAATGATTTTTTATACAGGATAACTTTACCTGTATATTTTCGATTTGAGATATCTCTCAATTGGTACGGTTGGCTTCGAAGCTTACATGCTTCAAATACTTCTTTACCTAGGGTTGTACCTGCGGGTTTTCCTAGGTAGTCAAATAGTGATAAAAATTCTTCGTTCATATTGTAAATGTAATTAATTTTCTTTTGGAGGCCAATTTTCATGTAAAAAGGCGTGGTTTATTTGTCTAAATTTTAAAATATTGTTGCTTAATCTTCCTTCTGTAAGATATTCTTTATGCATTACCTCGTCTATTTTTACTGTAGGTTTATGTTTTAAACCATACATGTTGTAATGCGTTCCCTCAACTGTTGCCATGATTGGGTTAGACGTATCAATTGATTCAATGAAATGCATCCCATAATACCAGTTAAATTCTTGAGGTAAAGCACAACCTAATAAATGTACTCTATCAAATTTACTTATAATTCCTATGCTATGCATTTTGGTTATGGTTTGAATACGACCTAATGCTTTACCAAAATTAGGATTTGGATGAGGACATACGTCATTGTAATAAGATGCTCCATAACTGAATGCTATCTTTTTGTATCCTAAATCTTTGTATGTTTGATAACATTCTACTGCTTCATAGTAAGAAGCAGCTTGGACTACAGCTACTTTAGTTACTCCTTCAGGTAATTCTATTTTAGACCATTCACGAGCATTTACTATTGATCTTGTTTTATCTTCCCAAACATCCGGGACAATAAATTCGTTTGGTTTTAATTCGTTAATCCAATACATCAAACGTTTAGTATCATAGGCGGTACCTAACTCGTGTAATGAGTTATCCATTATGATATAACGTCCTAATGCTTTAGATTTGTAGAAAAAATGTTTGTATTGTTCCTCTTTATCTAATAAATGAGGTAAACAATAATCGTAATCGTTAAATTCTATGCTTTTATTTAATAAAGCTAAAGGAACTTCATGTGAAACTTTTGTCATAACTGTGTTTATAATAAATATAATAACTTTGACTTGAAAGCCAAATTTTAGTTGTAAGTTATAGTATCATCATCTCTTTTTCTTCTAAAAATAGGAGGAACAAATGAAAATGATTCTGTTGGGGGTGGGATAGGTTTTTCTTCTGGTTGACGAAGTGTAGTAACATCAGGAGGCAATGTTGGGTTTGGTCGTTCATTGTATATAGGTTCTTCCTGAGGTACCACGTCAATAGGTTTTTCATTGTACATAGCTAGCTGCTCTGGTTTTCTGAGTTGAGCAAAAGCAAAGTTTGCTGCTATTACCAATGCAATAGCTAAAGGGTCAAATACAAATATAATGATTAATAAAAACCAATTAATAATTTTATCCATTGGATAACCAGTTAGTTTAGCAATGTATTTTAAAGGACCTAACTCGCCTGCTAATTCAGCGTTTGATTCTTTTTCTAATTTTTGTTCAGATAAAACAGCTATAGTAGAATCTAAAGTATTAATTTTGTTAGATAATTTTTCTTCATCTTTAAGAGCATATTCAAGTTGTTTTTCATATGCTTTTCTATTTGCTGAAGACGTAGTGGTTAGGATATTTCCTTGTTTATCTTTATATGTTTGGTTATTGTTTCCTAATGCTGAGCGAAGTTGAGATATACTTTGTTTTGTTTGTTGAAGTTGATCTGCTGTGAATGTTTTATCTTCAGTTTTAAGTTTAATTTTATTATCTATTAAAGCAATTTCTTTATCTACAACACCCGATTTATTTGCTGTATCTTGATAACCACTACTTAAGTAGCCATAAATACCTGCTGAGGTAATGACCATTAAAATTATAAGTGCTAGTGTTAGATAGAATCGTAATGCTATCCCTACTTTTTTCCAATATTGATAAAGTAAAGATGCTACTACTAGTTTAGCTACTTCAAGTGAAGATGCCATCCATATAACTGCTGTTTCTACACCTGCAAATAATTTTGCTAAACCAGTAACACTATAAAAGGCAGCTGCTGCACTAATAGACAGTGCAGACAGTGCTATAAATGTTGGTAATAAGTATTTTTTCATTTATTGTTAGGATAAAGCAGTTTTTACTGTATCTGTAAAATCTTTAAAGTCATCATCATCTGCTAACATAAATTTATATTTATCTGCTTCTTGTTTTGAGTATTTAAAATCCTCTCCTTCTTCACCATAATATACCCCATAAGTAAAATTAGTATATGGATCTTTATATTCACTTTCTTTTTCACCAGTTGATCCTTTAGAAACATATACTTTTAAATTGGAAAATATATCACGCATTGTTCCTCCATAAAACATTTTATCTGCATCAGCATCAAAATCCATATTAACACCCATGTCTTGCATTTTATTAGTATATTTGTCTCCTCCACTTTTAGTAGTTCTTTCAAAATCTTGCATACCTTGATATTCACTCCATAAAGCCCACATTAATTCAGGTTCAGTTTTTACACCTTCATCTAATCCCATGTCCCTTAATTGACTATTACTTTGAACATAATAAATATTAAAAGGTAATATAACTGTATCTGGGTTATTTGATTTGGGTTGGTTAATTGGAGTTGATTTGCTTTCTATTACTTTAACATCCCCGTCAGGAAGAAATGTGATAGTATATTCAAAATCATAATCTTTAGAAGGAGGAATAGTACTCCATTTATCTCTATTAGTAAAAAACCATTTTGAATAATCAGGATCCATTTTTCCAAAATGTTTAACAAATATTTCAGATTGAAGAATTTGATTTTGTTCATCATTAATAGATTGAGGAATTTGATTCGTTTTAAATTTAATTTTTCCTACAGGTTTATTATACACAGTTTGTTTAATAAAATTCGGAGCTATTTTAGAATCATCAGAATAAAAAGGACCTTTAGTTTGATTCTCAGTTAGTACCTTATTTATTTCCTCTTTAATAATTTGTTTGAGTTGAGATTTTTTCATGTTATTTTATGATAAATATATTAACCCTCACATGAAATGCACTCTGATAAACGTTGCAAATTATCGCCACGCAATACACTTTCAGTACGAAGATAATATAATGTTTTAATACCTTGCTTCCATGCTTCCTTATGTACCTGACTAATCCACTTTGGTGTGTCATTAGGGTCAAAACATAAGTTTAATGAAATTGCTTGGTCAACGTATTTTTGTCTGATACCATTTTGTTTTACAATTTCTAATTGATTAATTTCTTTAAATGTTAAAAATACTTCTTTTTCTTCATCTGAAAGAATATAATTAGGTAATCCATAAACAGAACCTTGATCTTTTAAAATTTGTTCCCAAACGCTATCAATGTTGTATCCTTTTTTCTCAAGTAATTCTTCTAGTATTTTATTTCGTTTAATAAAAACACCTTTTGCTGTTTTTAAATTATAAACGTTTGCAGGAATAGGTTCGATTGAAGGCGATACACCACCTGAAATGTGAGCGTTTGATACTGTAGGTGCAGGTGCTAAATGGTGGGTATGTCTTAAACCTGTACCTTTACACCATTCAGGTTCGCCGTATAATTCTGCTTGTGCTTTAGATGCTTTTAAAGTTTCTTTTTCAATAAATTCAAACATTAATCTTGTATAAGCATTTGCTTGAATACCCACAAATGGGATTCCTTTTGATTGTAAAAACGTATGCCAACCTAAAACACCTAACCCAATTGCTCTACCTTTAATAGCTGAGCGAACTGTGTTTTCCATGAATTTAATGTTTTTAGCTCTATCTATAAATTCTTGAAGTACACCTTCTAGGAACCAACATGATAATTCAGGTAATGTCATTCCATTTTCAAATTTATATTCTTTCCATTCATCCCAACGAGCTAAGTTAAGTGAAGATAAACAACAAATAAATGAATGTAATTCATCTGTGTACAAAGCAATTTCAGTACAAATGTTAGTCATTGATACATGTAAATTGTTGTTTTTGTATGCTTGAGGACTTGCATTGTTAACATTGTCTTCAAACATAATATAGGGTTCACCTGTTTCAAGACGTGTTTTTAATATTTCACCCCACAATTTTAATGCTTTAGGATCTTTTTCTTCAAGTTTATTCATGAAAACATCATCTACAACTACACACTGGTGTAAGTTAAGACATTGACGGTTAACATCTCCTTTAGGACGACGGATACCTAAAAATTCTTCAATATCAGGATGGTGAATGCTTAAATTAACTGAAGCTGCTCCTCTACGTACTGAACCTTGGTTAGTAGCTAAAATAGTTGAATCATATATTTTACACCAAGGAACTACACCTTCAGATACACCATTGTCTCTAATTGCTTTTCCTCTTCCACGAATACGAGATACACCAATTCCTACTCCACCACCTTGAGATGATAGACGCATTAGTTCTGAGTTTGCATCTGCGATGCCTTCAATACTATCACCTACATCAATTCCAAAACATGAAATAGGCATTCCACGTTCAGTTCCCATGTTTGATAAAACAGGAGAAGCTAAACATAACCAGTTTTTAACTATTGCTTCATAGAAAAACGGTTGTAAATCTTTTCTTCTTAAGCGGCGAGCAGCAAATTTGCTTACTCGTTTATAAGCATCAAAAACATCTTCATCAGGTAGTAAATACCCTTTTGAAATCATACTTACTGCGATGTCATCCATCCATTCAGGATATGACTTTCCTTTAATCCAATTTGTTGTGTCTACTGTGCTCATAAATCTGACCAATCTGCTGTTGATTTTGCATAACTTGTTACTCTACCTGCAAAGAAATCTTGATGTGTTTTACCACTTGTTAAATGACCAAACCATTCCATTTGCTTTAATAAATTAGGATCAATGTCATTATAAATTGCTTGATATCCTAATTCAACTAACTTTTCGTTTGCTCTTGCTTTAATAAATGCTTTTAATTGTTCTTTATTTAAACCATCAATATCACCCATTTCAAATGCTTTTTCAATAAAATCAAATTCTAATTTTACTGATAATTCACATGCTTCAACTATTTTAGTTCTTAATGTTGGGGTGTTTAATTCAGGTTGTTCTTCTAATAATTTTCTAAATAACCAACATCCTGCTTTTGAATGTAATGATTCATCACGTACACTCCACTCAACAATCTGACCTGTACCTTTCATTAAATTACGCAATTGAAAACTCATTAATACAGCAAATGATGAAAATAAATTTACACCTTCAGTAAATGCTGAAAATATAGCTAATGATAGTGCTTTTTCTTCTATTGTAGTGCCAGGTACTTCAATTAAACGTTCTATTTTATTTTTAGATGTTTCATCTTCCATAAAAGCAGCAAAATCATCTAAACCTAATTCTTCATTTAAACGAGCATATGCTTCAGCATGTATTGATTCAAAATCAGCAAATACACGAGCCATTGCTTGTACTTCTGGTTTTGGAAACCATACTGATACTTTTGTTGACCAATAGTCGTTAACATGTACTTCTGTTTGAGCAAATGATTTTAATATGTTTCCAATTAAATTCTTTTCAGGTTCGCTTAATTTTAATTTCCAATCGTTTAAATCAGAAGCTAATGGTACTTCATCTGCTAACCAATGTGCTCTGTGTTGGTCTTTGTAAAAATTAAACGCGTCTTGATATTCAAACGGTTTATAATAAATTCGTGGTTCGGTTATCATAAATTACTATTTATTCAGTGCAAAAAATTGTTTAGCTAAATATTCCTTGTCTAAGTTATCTAATCCTATCTCTGTTTTAGACTGTTTGGGTCTAACGTTTTGTGCGTCTTCTTCCTCTTCAGTCATTTCATTTAATATATCTATATGTCCTGTAGATGTATCTACCTTAGCATTAAAGGTCATTCCATCCATTCCATATCGGTTCTTCATAATATGAAACCTTCCAGTTCCGTTAACTTTATCCTTTTTCTGTCTTGATAAAGACATTGCAAAATCCGCGATCATAATTTTATCGTAGGATCCTGCAGCTTTATCGCCTTCTATAATATTATCTTTTGCGCCAGCTCTATTAACCTGTGACACGCTCCATACTGGAAGCTTAAGTTCACGAGCTAATCCCTTGGTACTAGTATAAATATCATCTATTTCCTCTTTACGTTCACCATTTCTTCTTTTTGATGAAAGAAGGTCAACATAATCTATAATAACTAAATCTGGTTTGAAATCTAAATCTATACACTTTTTAATGTGAGATTCTATGGTAGACATCGATGCTTTTCCCATTGGGTATTCTTTTACAATAAGTTGACCGGGAAGATCAGATGTAGCGTCTACTACTTTTTCTTTATTTACTTTTAATTTATCTACGGATATACGAGTAAAGAAAGCATCATATCGTTTTCCCACGTATCCTTCACTTAATTCTAAAGTATAATGTATTACGTTATATCCTAAACTAACAGCATGTGCTCCTAATGCAATAAGTGTCCAAGATTTACCCCCACCCGGATTTCCGAATATTAATCCAAAATCACCTTCACCTAATCCACCTTGTAACATTTCGTTAAACATCGGCCAAGGTGTAGGTACTGGAGAGCGGTCTTCGTCTCTATAACGAGATTCAATGTCTTTGTTGTATTCGTGGCCTATATTTTTGTCTTGACCTGAACGTAAAGCGCTGTCAATTAATAGTCTAATAGAATCGTAGTTACCTGCTTTAAGTAAATCTACCGAATTTAAAAGCGCTTTTTTTAATTGTTGGTTTTTACAAAAATTAGTAAACTCTTCTTTTACATAAGTTAAGTCAGTTTCGTCAGATGCTTTATAAGCTTCTTTTAGTTGTTCTTTAATTGAAACCTGAAGTACATCGTTTTCGACTTTCTTCATTTCGGTTTTAAGAACATCCATAGTAGGATTGGTGTGGTATTTTATATAGTATTTTAATACCTCATTTACAATCCATTTGTGGGCTGTATTACTAAAATATTCGTCTATAAGAATATCATTTACGTTTTGTAAAAATGGTTTATCTGTTAGTAATGCAGAAATAACCTTTGTTTGGAAACCAATTCCATAATTTTCAATACTCTGTAATGTCATAACTTATTTATTTTGCTTTATTATATCTGTCTAATATTGTCCAATTGTTTCTAAGCCAAAATTCAATATCCTTTAAAATATTACCTAATCCATCTTCATGATACATTTTAACAAATGAAGGAATATCTAATTTGAATGGAGCTGCTTTCATATACTCTAATATATAAGCTTTTTCTGCTTCATCAAGCATAGGATTTTCTAAATCCATAACTTTTTTATTTCTTTCTATATTTTCAAAATCAAATATGATTCGAGAATATATAAGATGTTCTTTATGTTTTGCTTCACAAATAGAAAATATCTTGTCTAATGTAATTTTTTCATCACCAAACAATTCAGGGAACATTTTAGGTAATTTTTTAGGACCTAAACCTTTTACCCCTGGTATTTTGTCTGATCCATCTCCAGTTAATGTTTTAAGCATTAAAAAATTGTATGGGTAAACACCATATTTGTCTTTAACTTTTTTAGGTGTATAAAATTCTTTTTCTATAGCAGCATAAACAGTAATATTGTCGTCTACTAACTGTAGAAGATCTTTATCTGTAGATACAACGTATGCTTTTGTTTTGTTGTCTTTAGATATTTCCTTACTTAAAAATGCTATAATGTCGTCTGCTTCTACTTTATCTATAGATAAAACTTTAACTGGTAAGCATTGTAAGTAATGAATTAGTCTTCCTATTTGATCTGCTTTTGATTCGTTTTCTTCGTCTATGTCGTTAAATAACTCTTTAGTCATTTTAACAGCATTTCTACCTGATTTATATTCGGGGAGCAGGTTCTTCCTGTTTATGGTAGAACCCACTCCATCAAATATAACATGAATAGATGTTGGTTGTATTTGTTTAACCAGTGCACCTAACGATCTTAAAAATCCACCTAAACCCCCAACATGCGTTCCTTGAGAATTTATATAATTTAAAACAGCAAAATTTCTAAAAAACAGATTTAATCCATCTATAAGCAAAATTCTATTTTCTGCTTTAGGTGCAGTCTGTTTTCCATCCTCTTGAATGTTGTCAAGAAGTTTAAGTAGATCTTTATTGTTCATCTTCTAGTAAAGGTATGTCTTTAACGTTTTCTTCCCAATCTGTATTGTCTTCTACTAAGTCAAAATCCGCTGATCCTAATATTTGAGACCATTCATTTGAGTGATCTTTCTTATAATTGTCAACTGCTGATTTTTCATCAGGTATAAAACCATGAACTGTCATTGTAATAGTACCTTTAGTAGTAATACCTGTAACGTGGTTTTTATCGCATGATACTTTAGTACGTTTAGCGAATTCTACCTCTTTACCGTTTTTAGTTGCTTTGATTTTACTAGTACCACTATTTGTAATATTACCAAATGTTAATACAATTGTTGAGTCTAAAAACATTGTCTCACCGTTTTTCATTTTCATTTTAGGTTGAGACATAATTGTTTCAGCAGGTGCAACCCAAATTTTATTGATTGCAACCATTGTATTTGTGTACTGTGAACTTTCTTTACGTGATAGTGGAAAACGTTGGTTAATAAAATTACCAAACTGTTGAGACATAGCTCCTGCATTCCACATAGGATTGTTTTTATTTGCTTCTATACTCATTTTACAAGGTATAGAACCAATGCTATCCCATAGGAAACACAAGTCATAAGGTAAATTACCTTTACGCTGTTCATCTAATAGGTCAGCAATGAATTCAGCTACATCTTCAATTGTGTTTAGTGTTCCTCTATCTGCGTATAAGAAGAATCCCTTATAGTTAGTAACCTCGCCTGTTTCTTTATCAACAACAGGTTCGATTTGAAACCCCATTTGTTGAGCATGGTTCCAACTCCACTTCATTTCCGTAATAATAAAAACAGGTAAAATTCCCATTTTCTGAGCGTTTACCGCTAGCTCTAACAACGCTGTTGTTTTACCAGTGTCGGAATGACCTCTAAGTAAGGAAATATGTCCTATAGGCGCTCCAGGGATACTAAGTATTTCCTGGAGTGCTTTAGAGAACGGGATCCATTTCTGTTCCTTAAACTTAACGTTGTTGTTAAGTCCTTTCTTTTCCTTGAACTTATCTAATTCAAAACCTGACTTTAACTGGGTACTAACAGCGGCTGTCAACGAGGTTGATTTCTTTGCCATAATTAGTCTTCGTCTTCAAATAATTTATCAAATTTGTCTGCTTTAGATTCTTTAGTTTTTAATTTATAATTAGTATCCTTTTTAGGTTCATCTATTACAAATGGTGCTTCTTCAGTCTCTTCTTCATCATCTACATCACTTGCATCTTCAGCATCTGGGTTTAACCAGTTTTGAAGTGTTTCTTTTAATTTGTCAAAAGACATTTTATATGTAGATTGAATTTCAAGAATGTTGGGTTGTTCTTCTAAAAATTTCTCTATATCCGCTTTGTTTGTACTGAGTGGAGATACTTTTGGTTTAATACGAATTGATGATTTTAAACCTTGACGACCACCAATATCACCTGTTATGGTTTCAACTGTAAAGTCACGACCATCTTGGATGTCTGTGTAGTCACCATAGTCTTCATCATCTGCAATACCTAATAATTGCATATAAATTTCTTTACCAAATTCCCAAAGGCGTACACCTTTATCTTCTTCGCCACGTACAATAACGGGAGCGAATATACGCATTTTAGGTTCTAATTTTTTAGCTAACTTCCAGTTTTCTTTGTCGTTGCTTTGACGTAACTGTTTAGCAAATTCTACAATTGGATCTTTTTCACCCCAGTTAGTTAATGCATAAATAGGAAACTTAGAGAATCCATAATGCAAAAATACTTCTTTAAACGGGTTGTTTTTGTCAAGTTTAGATGGAACGATCCTAATCTGATACTTGCCCTCTTGTTTTGGCTTCCAAAGGTACTTACTGTAGTCTACCTTTTCTTTTTTCTGCCCTGATGTTTGTAAGGCGTTGAGTTTGTTTTTGATTGATTTTAAATCCATAAAATATAACTTTTAATTGTTTGTAACTATAAATGTATAGAACCTTTACTTGGACGCCAAGTTAAAGCTCTACAATTTTATAAATTTTGGTATTTAACTGTTTCACTTCCCCGTGTTGAGTAAGTAATATACAATTTTTATAATGTTGCCAGTTAATTTTGTACGTTGGATCAACTACGCCCCCGTTTAGTTTTTTAATCAAATCGTTTAGGGCGTTGATGGTATATAATGTATTTGATTCTTTTTTACGATGTACTAATATTGTGTTTGAAGGAATGCTGTCTACATTACCCTGTTCAACATTGTAAGTGATGACATATTCATTAGTGCTCTTAACAAAAAGCACAAACATCTTATTGTACATTATACTATAAGTAGATGACAATGTCTTAATCAAGTCATCTAAATAGTTTTGCTGAGTGAAGGTAGCAAATAACCTGTTATTCATAGAATCAGTTTCGTTAATAAAATCGTACTGATTATAAATATTGGGTAGGGTTTCAAACGCGACGGGTTCCATAATTAGTTTAATGACTGCATAGAGCCATAATTTCTTCCAATTGTTAGTTTAACTTTTAAATTTTTATTATTAAATATGTGTTTTATCGAATCAATTAACTCTTCGTCTTCATCATAGTCGATTAAAATCGAATCATATGTGTAAAGTACGATTTGAGTTGACTTACCCTTCAAAAGCTTCATTATTTCCCATAATATAAGAACATTATTTGAGGTCTCCAAGTTTTGAAGCATATAATTAAAAAGCTTTTGAGGATTGATATCTTTTATATCTGTAGTGAATTTATGGCCCGAAATTGGACATTCTATAAATCTATCGTTTGTGAACTTCGCCCACAACTCATTTACATAAGATTCAATTAATTCAAAAAATTCAATGTATTTGTATTCATTGTATATACCTCCATACAACTGTTTAAACATTAATGTTTTAGCTTCTATTAAAGGAATATCTGCTTCACGAGCAAAGTATTGATACGGTGTTTCGTTTTTAAAATCGTATCCAATTAGCTGAGCTGCTAATGTTGGGTGGTAAGCACTTACATCCAGTTCAATAAACTGTCCGTTTTTAGGCACAAATGCTGCTCTACATCCATTATCTTTAGTTAGCGCAGCAAAATTAATCCCATTAAAACTATTGGATGGTCTTCCAGTTGTGGTGTAGAGGTTATACTGAGTGTAAATCTTACTATTTTGTATAGAATATTGTTCATGGTTCAATTCGAAATATTTGTTAAAAATGCTCTCATTTAATTTAATGCCGTTTTTCTCAATGCCTAGGAAAACGTTAGTTAAACGGTTATAATACTTGATATTCGCGGGTTTAATACAGTATTGTTTAATTTGGTTGTATATAAGTTCACAACGTTCATAATGTTTAACTAATGGTATGACTGTGTTGAGGTCTAATTGATCTCCAAATCGTTGATAAAAGAATTCATGTGTTGGGGTTGTTGGTTCAGGTAGTTCAGGAGATAAAAATGATACATCAATTATGTTTTTTAGTTGAAACGAATATAAAAACGATTTTCTATCTCTAACATATAATTCTTCAAATGAATTAAGTAATGAATTTACTGCTGTTTTATTAAGTGATAGTGCTTCGTTATGTTTAAGGCATAAAACATAACCTTTGTTATCGTCTGTGGGTTTAACATACAATAATGATAACTCATTTATTGCTGGGTGGGCATAGTCGTTGTAGTATATTGGTTCAACAAAAGCACGACTGTATCCGGTGTGGATAAATTCATTTAATTGTTCTGTTGTTTCAACAATATAAAACATAACCTTTTACCTGAATGTAATAACCTTAGTTAGGTTTCCAAAATCTAAGATAATTTTCGTTAAGAAATTTATTTAAAAAAGGTAATTTAAAAGTATCCATCATGTGTTTTGTTACATTTTTATTTATTTTAAATACTTCTTTTTCTTCTCCAGATATTATCCATTGGTATTTAATAGGAATAAATAATTCCCAAACATAAGAAGGATCTTTTTGGCTTAAACCATTATATGTATCTTTATTTATTTCTATATAATTAATTTCATTTGTTTTTTTACAAAAATATCTTGTAAATTCTCCTAATTTATAATCATCTGGGGTAGGTTTAGGGTTATAACTTGCAGGATATTTTTGTTTGGGTGGATTACTAATGTCAATATTTTTTAGTTGAAGATAATTAGATATTACTTTAACATCTGATATATTATAATGGCCAAATGCTTCTCTATCTAAAGGGTTAGAAGCAATCGCTTCTACATCTGTTGGATAGTATGCTATTTCTACTTCATTTAAAGGAATACCATTGATAGGTGAGGATTGCTTATTAAATTTTATTAATTCTACACTAGTAGCATCTTGGGGTCCTTCCCCTGTAAAAAATTTACCGTCTGATGTACTCCAATACTTACCAGCATACTGGTTTCCTGTTGATTTTATAATAAATTCTTGATCATTTATTGTAAACAGATTTATTTTTATTTGAGATAATGGATAATACATATTTATTTTCTACCAACTCTTATTAATAATTTTACTAATTCTAATGTAGGCATAGAATCATTTTTAATATTTGCCCAACATCTATGAGTTATTATACTAAGATTTTTTTCGTAATTTGGTTGTATAGGGAATACTCGTCTAAAAGTATTTTCTCCTTCCCATACAAAAGGTTTCATTCCATGTTTTTGAAACATTTCATGTATCCATGCTTCTAAAGCTTTAATTTGAGCAGGACTATATTCTTGAGCATAACCGGTTTCTCTACCCGCTGAGTCTTTACAATATGTTGAATTTTTGTAGTCTTTTCTATCACAAAGAGGCTTTAAATTCCAATCTGTCATAGCACTAATCCCATCTCCTAATGATACCATTCTGTTATTCCACCCTTTATTCATAAAATATTTTTTGGGCCCCTCAGCATCTTCTATATATTGACCTATTCCATAACTATAATGTTTAAAAACTCCTTTAACATTATCTCTTCTCAAAGCCCCAACATTATCAATTTCAATTCCTATTCCAAATGCGTTTGCATCTCCTCCTGTAGTATTATATGAGGCTTTATCATTTGGCATTCTAAGTATTTCTCCTAACCCATTTAAAACATATGGTGCGCCAGGAGCCCATCTAAAATTAGGTTTTCCATTTATTGGAGTTCCGTTTACAGCACACCACCCCCACCATCCCACTCCACCAAATTCACCAGAATATTGGGGAGAGTATTTAGCCCAACCTGCAGTATGATGAATTACTACTGAAGTTTTTTTATATTCTGAGGTGGTAAAAGATTTATTAGGTTGACAAATATCATAATTTGTTGCTTTTAACCAGCGTATGGGGGTACCTTGCGTATCTATTTCTGTAAACCCAGGAGATCTTTTAAGATATGATTTACAATCAGTATTATTAACATATGTGTTTGCAGTATTAGTAGTGTTTCTACCTTGTGGTCTACTTTCTGCTGTGTTTGTTGATGGTGAAGGAGCTGTTTGAGTTGGAGTTGGGATACCAGTCGCAGTCACATTCCCCCTACCAACATCAGATGTAACATCTGTAGCTTCAATTTTTGGAACAGATACAGTTTCTATTGTAGTGTTCCATGTGTTATTTTCTATTTTATGAGTTACTCCTTTAATAATAAAATCTAAAACATCAGGATAATTTGATGGTAAAAATGAAGCATCTATTTTTAATTTTTGATATATTTTTACACCCGCTAATCCATCCATAGTTACAGATACATTTAATGGAAAAAATCCTTTACTACTAGTAGGGTTAACAGGTTTTTTCTTATTTTGTATTTCTTTTTGCAAGGTTTCATATTGTATAACTAATTGCAAATATTTTGAATACATCTCAGATGAAGAATCTCCTTCATTTAAATTATAATTATCAAAACTATCTTTCCACTTTACTTCTTCACTAAACCATTTAAAAAATCTATTTATTAAAGGTTCATTTTCTTTAAATAATGTATCTAAATCTTGTGGTTTGGGAGGAAAATCATTACTGTTTGTTTCAGTTGGATATTGTAGTTTTTCTTTAATTATAGGTTCTAAACCTTCATTCCATTTAGAAAATGCTGTAGCATCTTCTCCTACTATTGATCCATTTGCTGTTGCTCCTATAGTAATTAATGATGCTAATTGATTAGATATTTCTGTTTTTATAGATATATCTTTTATGAATCCAGCTTGAGTACCATTATCGTAATACCCCTGAACTAATAATGCTGGGGAATTATCATACTTATTTTCTTCATCAGGGTATACTCCTTTAGGAAGAGGAGTTTCATCTACAAATTGTAATTCATTAGTATTTTCAATTATATTAACACTTAAAGTGTTTATTCCTCCTAAAGCTGAGTTTATACTATCTAGTATAGTTTGAATTAAATCAATTAATGTTAATTCATTTTTTTCATTTTTTAATTCACTCATTTTTTTTAAAACAAACCCCATATTTACATAAACATTATTTAAATTTCCTATAAGAGTTTTATTATCTTGAGCAAGATATTTAAATGAAGTTGTTGAATCATTAAGAAAAGGATAAATTTCAAGAGGTGCTTTATCTGGGTTAAGTTTATTATCAAAAAATGGATGTGGAGCTATATTAAATCCTCCTACTAGGCATATTCTTAAATCTCCTGATAATTGAGAATTATGAGTATACATAGGGATTGGTTCGTCTAAATCTATTTTATTATCTTTATTAAATTTTACAATTTTTAAAACTGGTTCTCTAGTTTTTGAATCTATTGGGACTATGTTTTGGAGTAAAAATCTTAGCCACCCAAATTTAACGTAATATACTTGAGTTTGATCGGTTGAAAGGCTTAAATAACGCCCGGCTTTATTAAGTCTAAACCCATTATCTGTAATAAGACCTACAATTGTTGCATATATAGTTTTTGTAAGTTGAAATCCATCTCCGTCATATCGACTTGAATTTGCTAAAAAATCAACGTTACCATCTAATTCTTGATAGTATTTAAAAAATTCATTCCCAATATAGTGACTATATCTATGTGCTGTTATCCATTCCCAATCATTATTTAATTCTTCTTCAGTAGATTTTGAAGTATCCTCAGTTGGATTTTCTTTTGTTCCAACTTTTACATTTGCTTTAAGAGATTCTACGACAGCTCCTATGCTTATTAATTTTAAATCAACATCATATGATCCATCTTTATTGTATGAAAAACTAAAGTTTTGAACTCTACCATACATTCCATCATAATTACCTCCAGATTCTTCTCTTTTTTTTTCTAATGCTTTTAATACATCATTATCTTTTTGATATGCTCTTTTTGAAAATTCTGAAGATATACTATAGTTAGGGTTTGCATTAACATTTCCAGATGAATCAATTACAATTGAATGTCCCCATTCAAGTAGCATAGGGAACCCTAATCTTAAATAAAGTATATCAATAATTTCTAATTGTTTTCTATTCCATACTTTAATATTTACACTACCATCTCTAATAGCACCTCTATTTCTAAATTTAGTTTCAGCAGAAGTAATACCGGGCATTGGTCTATATCCTTGTTCTAGTCCTCCTAATCCATATGCGTTTGTATTTAAAACACTGTCCCCTGTTGATAATCCTTCAAACATTTTTTTACCGTAAGTAGCAGAGTCTTGATACGTTCCTCCAAATAATACAAAACGAGAATTTAACCCATCTGCCCCTGTTAAACCGGGACCCGATATTCCTAATTTATTTAATCGTTTTTGACCTTCTGAATTTACTATTACTCCAGAAGTAAGTTTAACCCAACCTGTTTTAGAATTTAAATAATTTAGTTGACTTTGAGTTCTATTAAACGAACCGTGAAGTTTTTGTCGGGCGGTTATTTGATTATATACATAATCATCAAATGGTTCTCCGACTATATTTCCTTGTGCCATAACATTTATGAATTTAATTTATTAAAATTACTTACTATAATATTAGCATTATCAGGTATTCTAATTTGTATTCCTTCTGGTATTACTAATGAATTTTGGGGCAAAAAATTATTTGCTGTAGATATAATCCACCACAATGATTGATCTTGATAATATTGGTTTGCTAAAATATCAAATCTATCTCCTTGAACTGTTGTAACATAAATATCATTCTCATTTAATGGAATTTCAGGATATTTAACTGTCCTATAAACAGGTTTATTATTTATTTTTATTGTTGGTATGTTTAAATAACGGTTCACAATTTAATTATTTTTTAGCTTTAATTTTAAATAATTCTTCTTTTTTAGGAATAATTGGAGTAACTCCAGGAATGCCTGTAAATGATTTTTGTGGGCCAAATTTATTATTTATTGCATTAAGTTCGGCTGTAGAAAGAGTTTTAGCATACGGACTTGATATATATGTTGTGCCTGTAGTTTTGTCTGTAACAATAACATTTGATCTATCTGATTGTAGAGGTTTTGGTAAAAAATCTTTATTATTTATTCCTTTAGGAACAGGTGTATCTTTAGGAGGAACAGGTGTGTCTCTATCACCTCCATTGTTAGTTTCTATTGGAGGCCTTGGTGGTAGAGGTGGGTATGTGGGATCAATAACTTTAATTGTTGGTTTAATTGTTATTGGGTCGGGTGTTGAAGATTTAATTTTAATTGGGTCTATTTTTTCAAGTTTAGATTCTTCAGTTTGTACAATTGGATCACCACATGCTTCTGATGTTTGATCTTCTCCTTTAAAATTATCATATCCACTATATGCCCCATCTGTAAGACTAATAAATGGTGTGTTTTTTAAATTATTCCATTGAGCTTTTCTAGGAACAAAATCATGAATTGGGGTAAAGCTAAATCCTGTAACTTTTATAATGTGGGCTAATTCTTTAACTGATTTATCTTTGTCTCCTTTTGCATCAATTCCTATCTCCCAAGGAGTATTTTCATCCATTTCAAATGATAATCCAGTTATAAATCCAACTTGTTCATAAAAATATCCACCAATTGTTAGTGAAACTAAAGGACCTCGCATATAACCGTATCCACTATAATCCGGGGCTAAATTTGAAGCTAAATAATTTAGTTTTCTATACATTACCATTAATTCTTTTTTAGATTGAGCGGCTACTGTAAACGATAATGAAACTTTTCTATCAAATCCCTTATAAGTATAAAAATTTTCACCTCTTCCCACATACTGCATAGAATCCCAATTTCCAGTGTAATTATCTGTTATACTTCCTAAAAATGCTCTAAAATGCATATATACTTTATTACTACTTCCTCCACTATCAATAGCCGCTATTCTAAATTGAATTAAATCATTTGTAGGTTTATTTATATCGTCAGGACCACTACTGTTATATAATTCTAAAGCATTTATTTTATCATAAGAAGTAGAAGAAGCAGCTCCAGAACCATTATAACCATAACTATAATTTTTTATATTTCTATCTGATGGATAAAATCCTGGGTCTCCTAAATTTACTCTCTTTTCAAGATAATATTCATCATAATCTGGGGAAGTTGAAAGTACGTTAAAAGCCGTTTTCTTTTGAATTGGATCATCTAATAATTTAGCTCTTGCTCTTATTTTACATCTAAAATCAAAAGGACGTACTCCATTATATTTAGTAATAGGATTAAATTTTTCAAGTGAAAGTGTAGTTGTTTCATTTAAATCTTCTTGATACCAAGTATAAGCATTTCCTACTACAGCTATTGAATCTCCTCCAACCCCTACTTCAAGTACTGTTCCCCATTTACTGCCAAAAGAATAAACCTTTGGTTGTTCATTTCCTTGATAATAATTGTTATAAGATGTACTAAACAATGATGCTTTCCAGTTTACGTCTTTAATAGCGTTCATCATGTCTTCTACATCTAAATTTTTATTAGAGCCAAAGTAAGCAGCATATGTAGTTGTTAAATTAATAGGTAATACGCGGGATGGGTATACATTTCCTGTTATTTCATTATTTCTATGAAATACACCAGACTCTAATTTTATTTTATTAAATGTTTGTGATATAGCATTACCATTATCATCAAAAGAAGTAATTAATACACGAGGGTCAATATCATTAGAAGGTTGATGAAGTGGAGGTTGTTCTGGCAAAGTGTCACCATCATCTATTACTCCTCTAAATAATAATCCTGTTCTACTTAAAAAAGTTTTTTTAGGATTTTTTCTAAATGAAGGAAGAAATCCTTCAGCCGGAGATCCGTTTTCATTTCTATAAACACTAGGGTTAAATTTGAATATAGTAGAAGAGTCTCCAGATAAATTATATCCATCTTCACCTTCAGGAAATAATAAATTAGGATTACTGTCGTCAGATATTATTTTTGAATAAACACTACTTAATGTATTTCCATTTAATATTCTTCCACCTTCAAGAAATACAGATGGACGAGTAAAGGTACTAAAATCTCCTACTCCTGATTCTTTAAAACCAGCATAATATAAAGGTAAACTAGGGTTATTAATTCCTGTTCTTAATGGAGCCGCTCCAAAACTGTCAGTAGCAAATTTAATTCGAGTTTGACCTATTCCTAAAATAGACCCAGGACCACCAGTATATGTAATAATATCTGGGGCCATTGATGTATTGTACTGTTTAAAATACCAAAGATTAAGTAGTCTATTTGTAAATTTGCCTGGTACTTGAACAGTTGTTGGGGGTAAATACTGGGGTATTCCTTGCTCTTCTGGGGTTTGAGGAGGGTTAAAATTTATTGGATCATTTGTTACATCAAGTCCTTCTACTTTTCTAGTATATGTTTCTAAATTATAATTATCTACAGATTGCTGAGCACTTAAATATGCAGGATTTACTTCTGGATAATTTACATATGAGTTAGGGAATTTATTGTTGTTATTAAAATTTAAAGGGGAGTTATATGTCCCCATTACTTCTTGATATGTCTTTATAGAACCTCTTAAACCAGGAATTGGGTTTAATCCCTGTTTATTAAAATGAAAACCAAATGCATTAACACCTGCTTGAGCTAATGTAGATAGAGGTGTATAAACGCCTTCATTTAATATTTTACCACTAGCTTCTGTTCTTGGGGCTAATCTAGAAAGTAAATTTTGTTTTAATGTAAATGCTATTCCATTAAAAGACTTTACATCAGCAAAATACTTACCTAACCTAATTACATCTGTTACAGATGATATAGGAGCACCTACTACTCCACCACGTAGTAAAAAATCATTGCTTAAAAAATTTAAAGCTGGGGGTAAATTAACATTAAAGGGTTTTTTAATATAAGGTTGATTACTAGAACTTCCCCCTTCCCTGTCGTGTCCGTATTTTAAACTTTTTAAGCCGGTATCAGGTAATATATCTCCTAATGATATAAAAGCCATTATTGTGGCAAGTTATTAATATACTGTGTTGGAGTTAAACCATTCAAATCTAACTGTGATGGAGCAGGTAAAATATTAGCAGCTCCGTCAATATATTGCTGATATTGAGCGTTTACAGTTTGAGCATTAGCTCCATTAAGTGAATACTCTTGTAATTCAGATTGAGGAGTAGATAATGGATTTATTGCTACTGATCCACCATTTGCTATAGATAGTGTAGATCCTTGAAGTGTTAGTTTGTTTAATAATCCCATAATATTATGTTTTTAATTGTTTGTTATAAATATATTATAATTTAGAAGTATTTACCTTAGTACCAGTACCTATATCTGTAGCTTGGTTAGATACTGCTGTTACTACATTTTTAGCTAACACTTCTTTATTTAATTGAAGTGTGCTGTTTACTGTTAAAGGTGCGCCTTTAAGAGCGGTGGCCACTGCTGCTCCTATAGCATTGTAATCAATAGATATTGATGTTTTTTCGGTTTTAGATTTAATTGACCCGGCAGGTTTAATTTCCATAGCCTTTCCAGCCATTGATTTTACATCATCTCCTTTTTTAAAGGATATATCATTTGTTGTAGCTACAACATTATCATTATTGTTTAATTCTATAGCACCTTCAGGTGCAAGTAAAGTACGTTTTCCATATCCTCCTCCACCTTGTGCTGGCGAGAATACGTCATTACCTTTAAATTTATTATATAATGCCATACCTCCAGCAATTGCAGCTGCTGCTGCTCCAAACGCTAAAATAGGACCAATAATAGGAATACCTGCTACTGCACTTGCTGCTTTTAAAGCCCATTTACCTACATCTACTAACATTCCCGGAAGAGATTTTAATCTTGTTAATACAGATGCTTTTCCTACAGCCCCTTCAGCGGCTGCTGTTCTTAATTTTGCAGATGCTCTAAATTGTTCTGTGGCTAGTGATATTTTATCTTTAACTGCTCCTAAAGCTTTTTGAGCATTTTCTTTTATAACATAACCTAATCCTTGTTTTTTAGCTAAGTTTTTTGCTTTTTCATTTACAATATAATCTTTTTGCAACATGTTATTAGCATATTGCGCTTTATTAGCTTGTTGATCTGTGATGAATCCTAATTTTTTAGATATATTAATTCTACCCTGAGTAGTAAATATAGAAAACATACTCTTAAGTATCTTGCCCATACCTTTACCTATACTTCCCGTTAATAATTTCCATGTAACCATTAAACCAATTACTGGAGATAAAAAGTTAGATAATCTACCTAAAAGACTAGCTATCATTCCAACAGGTTTTAATATAAGCATAAAAATGTCTAAAACTGGTAGTAAAGGTGTAACTAAAGAAACAAATACTTCTTTTAATTTTTCAATAGTTTGATTAAAACGCTCTTGAACACTTTGAGAATTCATCATGTCTTTAAGTTGACCTTTTCTTACTTCTTCTTGAGCTTTTTCTAAACCAACAGCTTTAACTCTAGCTTCAAAAGCACGTTTAGCTGCTTCAGATTGGTCTTTACCCATTGTTTTTAAAGCTTGTTCTTGAACTAAAGTAGCGGCTAATTCTTCTCTACTCATTCCAACTGATTTAGCTATAGCTTCTTGTTGAATACGGTTCATTTTAGAAAACTCATTTATATCACCATATTGTTTTCTAATTTCTTTTGCTAAAGTAACTTGATCATTATTTAATGCTGCTAAACGAGCTCTTTCTAAGTTTATATTTTTACCAGTTAATAATTCTGCTTCTAATTCAGCTCCTATTGAATCTTCAAATTGTAATAAATGACCTGCAACTTTGTCTAATTGCTCCATTGTCATACCTAATGCTTTAGCAGTAGCTACTGCTTCACCCAATTTATTAGGCATACCAGCATACGATGCAAGTGTAGCTTTAGATAATTTAGATATATCATCTAAAACTTCTCGTTCATTTAACATTACCCCGAGTTGATTGCCAGTTATTTTAGCACTAGCCATCATAGTAGTTACATTTTTTTCTAAATTACCACCTGTAGCAGATGTTAATACTTGTAATTTGGATAATGTTTCTTGAGATACTCCCGCTATGTCTCTAAATTTAGCCATCGCTACAGCATCTTTTTCATTAAGTATAGCGTTTGTACCTAATTGTTTACCTATAGCTTGATAAGATTCCATTATGCCTTTAGTAGTAACACCTATTGTATTACTTTTATTAGCTATAATGTTTGCTTGATTAGCTATGCCTGCTGCTGCAGAATAACTCATGTTCATGTTTTTAGCAAATTCTCCTGTTTTAGCATCTATCATTTTAAATGCATCTACAATTCCTTTTACTAAAAACCCTATTATAAAAAGAGGATCTTTTAAATTTTTAACTAAATTACCACCTAAATCTTTTACATATGTATTTAATACTTGAGTTCTTTGATTAATTAAAGATTGATTTTTAAGTGCTTCTTGAGATTGTTTTATTTGTTCTTTATTAAGATCTAATGATTTCTTCTGAGCCCCTATTGCTTCGTTTAATTTTTTTAATTTATCTTCCTCTAATTTAAGTTGTTCTTTTTCTTGGGCATTTTGAGATTTTAAAAAATCTAATTTTAATTGTTGTCTTTTTAAGATATCTCCACCTTTGCCTTCTCTAATATCTTCAACACTTAAATTTTTAGTATTTAAATCTTTTATTTCTTTTTCAAGTTGTAATTCTTTTTGAAGTTGTTTTTCAATATCAGGAAAACTAGCTTTAATTTTACTAATAGCTTGTTCTGAGTCTATTTGTTCTTTTAAATTTTTATTAATGTTTTCCTCTAGACTTAAATTTTGATCTGTTAAATCTTTTACAATTTTTTCATTTTTAATTTTATTTTGTAACAATTCATCTGCTTTTTCTTGAGCAGCTTTTAATGCTTTATCTAAACCTAAAGTTTCTCCTAATCTTCCTAAACCTAAATTATTAAGTGTGGATTTAAGACCTTCAGCAGTTGCTCCAGTTAAACCCATTATTTTATCAAATTGTTTAGATTGGTTTACTGAGTTTTCTAGTGATTTGTTTAATTCTTTAAGAGATATATCTTGTTGAGTTAGTAGATTTTCTACTGTGCTGTATTTACTTGATAATCTATCAGTGCCAACTATTTGTTTTTCTAATTGTGCATTTATTTCTTTTAATGCATCTTTAGCTTGTTGGTTATTAGCATTAGATTTTAATTGTTGTTGTAAATTTCTTTGTTTTAGTTCTAGTTGTTTTTCTACAGCTTTTGAATATGCTATTTCTTCTTCTAATAATGCTTTAGCTCTAAATAATCTATCACTTTCTATTTTAGCCTTTACCTGTAGTTTTTCTATTTCTTGGGTAGACATTCTATTATACCCAGCTTGATGAGAAGATAATTGTTGAGCGATACTACTTAAATTTTTAAATGCTAAAGTAGTTTGTTGTGCTCCTGCACTAGTATTTTTGACTTCTCCAACTAAACGTTGGAAATTACTAACTAAATAATCGGTTTCAGTACTAGCTGATCTAAGCCTATCACCAAATGTTTTAGAAAGAGCATTAATTGCATTTTGGTCCTCTTTAATAGGTTTAAGATGCCCCGCAATTTTATCAAAATCTTCACCTAATGAAGATAGAGTTTTTCTAAGTTCATCTAGTTGTTTTTTTAATTCATTTGCTTCTTCTGGGGTAGTTGCCATCTAAATATTTTGTTATAAATATTAAAATTTTATAACTTTATTTATATTTTGCAGGTTTTTTAGGTAAAACACCAGGTTTAGATGTTGGAGGAGTTGGTTGATTTTGAAATAGACTACGGTTTTTAACTAATCCATCAGTACCTATAGCTACATTTTCTTGATTGTTTGTGGATTTGTCATATTCTTCACGTTCTTTATCATAATGTTCTTTAATTTGATTAAATGTAAATAATCTTAACCAAACTGGCATGTTATATATAGTATGCCAATCATATCCACCATTACCGTGAAATACAATTTGATGTATTTGTGAAAATAAATTTAATCTAAATTCAGCTGCGTTAGATAGCGTCAGGCCAAAAAAAGTTAAGTCCAATTGGAATGTCAACGGATTTTTCACTCCCGTCGGGAAAAAAAGTTAGATTAATATCTGGTTGTACTTTTCTAACATAATCTCGTAATGCTCGAGAATCCATAGCTAATAAATTATTATCCACAAATTCCCTAATGGTTTTAACCATTCTGTCTCCGTTTACAGATGTTATAAGATATTTTAATCTTGTTGATATTTCAGGGGAAGCGTCTTTTTTAATTTTTTTCAAACCTTCTAATTCTTCTGATATTTTTCTTTCATCAGCGTGAGTTAAAATTTTAAATGTAATGTTTGTATTTGACGTAGGTAATACGTATGTAAATTCATTTACATTAGGAGTAATCAAAGACATATCTAATGGTTTATTGTCTAATTTAGATAAATCTATTACTTCTTCTACTCCGTTATAAGTAAAACTATAATTAGCTCCATATCCTAATACACGAGCTGCTACCATGATTGCATTTTTATCTCCAACAATTAAATCATCATAATTAATAGGAGACACGATTAATTCTTTCATTAATCTATCAAGTACTGTTCCTTTTTGAATATATGTTTGGTTTGATAAAATATCTTCATGAGCGGCGGTCATATAACGAATTTCAACATAACCACTAGATAATGGATTTTCCTTAGGATAAAATAAACCCTTTGAAGGCAATTCAATTGTTTCTGTTGGAAAATTAAACTTTGGTGTTTCTTGATTTGCAACTTGTTCCATAATTTTTATTTAGTGTAACTTTTTGTTTATTATAAATATATAAAAATTTAAAAATTTATCAAGTTTAAATTAAATTTATTGTAAATAAGGTTGAATAGCTGATAAATATGTGTTTTCGTTATTAAACTGTCCATTAAATTTCATAGCAGCTTTTCCAGGTATTGTAGAAAATCCTGTAGTTGTTGGAGAAGAACCTTGTGAACTTGGAGGATAAATAGTAGGATCATTTACATCTTTATAATTAGAGCCAGCATCGGGGTCAGTATTATCTAAAGATGTAATACGTAGTATGCCTGGGGTTTCCGCGTTACTAGACAATAAACTGTGATTTACTAATCTCCCGTCTACATTATCTAAATAGGTGCTAGTTGGAGTATATCTAGGGATAAAACGGATTGTTGGGCCCGGGTTTGCTCTTAATGTAGGAGTACCTGTAGTTGTTGCAGGGTACTGAGTTTGTAAATCTTTATTTGGACCACCTAATTTATTAGGGTTTTCTAAATCTAAGTCTGTTTTATCAAATGAATTAATTAATCCTCGTTTATCTGGAGGGAGGACAGGACTTAATGGATTAGGTTGAGCTGCCATATTTTGATTATAAATATTGTAAACAAAAAAAGCTCGCCGTGTGGCAAGCTTTAATTGTAAATTTAAATATTAATTAGTAGTTTAGGATACAATAGTCCATACCAAGTGTTACTTGGATATTAATTGCTGCTGCTTCAGTATCCCAATTGTATTCACCAAAGTTTGCAGATTTAATAAATGCTCCTTTAATAATCCATTCACTTACTATATCACCTACAGGACCCAATACGTTGATAGTTACATCTTTCTTATAGAAATCAGAATAACCATCACGGCCTGTTACTGATTCATGATGTAAACGTACCCATTCCATTACTGCTTGAGCACCAGAAGGAGTGATTGGATCAAATAAAGTCATTTGCATGTCTGCCCATTTAGCTTTACCTTTAATTTTACGGTAAACGTTAATGTGGTTCAATTGGATTTCTCCCATTTCTACACTTACAGCAGCAATTTGCTTAATAGTGTAAGAAGGAATTCCATCTACATACATTATAAACCTGTTTGCTACTTTAGGTTCAAATGCTGTAAAAAATATTTCGTTAGGTGATAATACTGCCATTTTGTTTTTGTTTTAGTTTCTGTTGTTTATTATACGTATTTTCATTTTAAAAAATCTTCCCCTTTTCAGGGGAAGAATTTAAATTATTATGCTGGGAAAGTTGCGCCAGTTGGAGTAACGATGAAATCTAAGTAAATAAATTCAGCAGTTTTAGTAGGCTGAACATATATTTGACCTATTAATTGATTTCTATCAATTACGTCTGCTGTATTGTTTGTATCATCCATTACAACTTTAAATGCATACAAACCTTGTCTTTGTTGTACTGAAGATAAGTATGGATTAACTTGGCTTAAGAATATATTTCTTGTAGCAATTGTATTTTGTTCAAACACTAATGTGTTAGCTACTTGAGAAATATATGATTTAAGAGCAATTAACAAACGACGAACATTTACACGATCAAGAGCAGATGGTTTTTGTTGTAAGGTTTTCTGACCATATACTACAATACCTTGACCAGGGAAAGTAGCTATTGGATTAACTTTACCATTGTAAAGAGTATCACGAGTTGATTGATTTAATTTTTGTTCAACACGAATTACAGTTCCTAAACCACCACGATTAATACCTGCTGGTGCAAACCAAGGTTCAGCTACTGAGTCGTTATAAGCATATACACCTATAATCATAGTAGATGCTGGAACCCAAACGTTTTTACCAGTTCCTGGGTCAAGAATTTGACACCATGGCCAGTATTCAGCAGCATATGAAGTATCACGTGATGCTGCTTGGCTAACTACTGAAGTATAAGTTGATCCGTATCCTACTGGGTCAAGTACAAAAATACTATCACCACGTTGTAAAGTATTAGATATAATTGTAGATACTGTACTAGTATGGTTAGCAAAAGCATCAATTAAACCTGGAGTTATTAGTATATTAAATCTGTAATCATCTTTATTAGATAACAAATTAACCATGTTAGAATAGTTAGCTGCTACTAAACCTTGAGTATTACCTGCGTTGTTGATATTATTCCAAAAATTAGCTCCACCTTTTACATCACCAGTAGCACCACTAAATGAACCGCTAGCTGCTGAAGGAATAGAAGAAGTATATTGGTTTTTAGCTACACCATTATTATCTAAATAATCTGGGGTTAATAAACCAACAGAATCAACATAAACATAAGATGAGTTATTTCTAAAGCTACCAGTTAATTCAATTTGATTAGTACTAGGATTATAATTATAAACATAATCACCAATTACTTTAGATACGAAATTATTTGATTTTGGGTCTAATGATAAACCTGTAAATTGTTCTAATACAATTTTACTGTTAGTTATATCATCACCTCTTCTAATTAATAAATCAAAAGTACCAGAAGAAGTACTTGGATTAACAATTTCCCAACGGATATTATTGCTTGAACCACTTACTAAAGCACCTGCAGAATCTAGTGCTCCAGAACTGTTCATAATAATACCTTTAGATATTGTTTTAAGAACAAAAGCAGGTTGAGAAGAAGCTTGAGTACTAGCGCTAATAGCAGTACTTGTAGCTGAGGTATATGAACCAGATACTACACGAGCTACTAATAACGAGTCTCCACCATTATTAAAATAGTTGTAAGCCGCTATTGAAGTGAAATACGAATAAGTATCACTACCACTAACTAATACATCACCAAATTTATTTACATAATCTGTGTATGATGATACTAATGTAGGTAATTCTACGGGACCTTTTACAGTAGGGCCTATAATTGCTGCGCCTACAGTTACTGGTTGAGCTGATACTTGTGAGCGGTCGATTTCTCTAGCAAGTACACCAGGGGATATTAAAGTTTCTGCCATGTTTTTAGATATTTAATTTGTTTTTGTTGATTATAAATATCCAAAAAGGGCTCAAAAACTAGCCTAGCTGTGTAATTTCTCCTGTTTCTGTGTTGATGTTTACCGTTCCGTATTTACTTTTTATAGATTGAAGAAATTTTTCTTCTTCTATGCGTAACGTTTCAAATTCTTTAAGTAACTCTTGTTTATAAGTTTCTAAGATTTGTTTTTGGTATTCATTTTGGCCAAATTTAAAAATTAAATTTTGAGATGATGAACTAAGTGATTTTAAAATGTTCATTTCTTCTTGAGCCAAATATTTACTGTTTGGGTTTTGAGAAGAAGTCCCAGGACCATATTGAGAAGTTTGGTTTTCTAATGATTTATTTTTTTCTACAAACATAATTTTTATTTTTAAATATAATAAACTATTTTAATTATACAAGTTTAATTTGTATTTGTTTTATTAGGTAATTGATTAACGTTAGATACAACTTCTGTGGTAAATGTTACACTAGTAATATCTGGTAATTTTTTAACAGCGCTTACATCTTTTTGTATTGCATCCGGGATAATATATCCGTTTAGTTTAATGTTAAAATTACTTTTAACTGCTCGGTCTTTACCATCATCTACTTCTATAACAGTAGTAAACGAATCAATTCTAGCATTAAATTTAAACCTTGCAGGATCACCCCAATATGAATCTGAGGCATAGTTAATTGCCTCAACAATTTTATTCATTTGTTCTATATAATAAGTATAAATAACACAACTATAAGTTATTGTAACATAATCAGGTATTACTATAGCATGTTGTTCTCTTTCAGGTTTAATATTGTTTAGTACATCAAATGGAGTATAAAAATTTCTTGAAGAATAATTTTTTACAAAAGTATTATATAAATTTGGATGATTTGCATCTAGCTTATTTCCTATATTTCTAACTTTAGCTAAATCGTCTCTTTTAAAAACTAAAAGTGGTGACATTATTTTACCACTTTTGTCTCTATAATAACCATCTTTTTGCAACATTTTCCATTTTTCAGGATTACCATAAACTACGGGTACTGCTATTCGTTGGCCATTTTGTATAACAAATGGTCTTATTACTTCAGTAAAATAATAATAAATAGTTTCATCAATATCTTGGATACCTAAAGTAAATGGTTTAGCTGTATCATTTTTAAGACTTAATTGTTCACCTCTATTAATTTCTCCATTATTGTTAGGATTTCCTACGGGTTGAAAACCCGGTCCTCCTTGTTGATAGGGTTCCTGTTGAGAAATGCTAATTTCTCTTTGGGTTTTAGGTGTAGGTTTTCTATTTGCCATTACGGTCTTTCTTTAGTTAAGTTTACTTTATCTGCAGGTATGTAATGAGCCACACAATTTATAGATACGTTATATCCAAAATTTTCTAAGCCGGGGTTAAGTGGGTTAACAGCATATGGATAATCTGGGTCTTTACCTACAAATAATTGGTTATTAAAAGATTGTTCTATTTCATAGTAATCTTCATAATACATAACTATATCTCCTAATTCTGGGTTAACATTAGCTTCTACCAAATCATCTCTTAAAAACCCAAATGTAAGAGTTCTTACATAATCTCTACCTATGTCTGTATTTTGAAATGCTGGGTCTGTTCTTGTAATTCTACAATTTAAAATAGTAGGTTCAGTATAATATCTGTAACCTGTAGATTCACCATAAATGTTAGAGACTGTTTTTTCTAAATTAACTTTATAAAGCACGCATTGTTGAGACATTACGTTGCCTAACAGTTCTCTGTTAACTTTTCTTATTACAGAAACATCTCTAGATGATCCAAATAGTGCCATATTATCCTATATAAATAGTCATTGGTGCTTGACCTAATTCACTTTGACGAGCTACAGTTTCAGCTTGTTTTCTTTCTAACATTTTTTGGTTTGATGTTTCATCTAAAAATGTTCTTAATCTTTCAAGTAAAGCTGTTTTTTCAGCTGTAGCAGCAGATATTAAATCACTTTGGTTTAAAGTAACTTCAGCTCCTGGAATAGGTACTTGTGTGTATTTTCCACGAACGTATCCTAATATTTCTTTACATAATGATAAAGTGTATTCAAATATCCATTGACGACCAATAGAATTTATTCTTGAATAAACTGGGTTTTGGAAGCCGGCGTTTGATGGGTTTGTAACGACAGCAGCTGAACCTGTATTTACAATTGAGTCTAGTCTGTCTTGTAATTTTATATATTGAAAATAAATATTAACTCCACTTTGATCTGGAATTGGAAATATTCTTAATTTATTGTTTATAAGTTCAAATGAGTATGCTGATTTTCTAATTGTATCATTAAATTCAATTGCTTGAATTACCTGCATGTCATAATTTACAGGCATTAAAACAAAGTTAACAGATGGAGAATAGGCTCCAAAACCAAAACTGTCCATTAAGTTTTGAGCACCTAAACCTGTACCAGCATATGGATCGTAAAAACGAGTTACTGCTGGGGGGCCGTAATGAAATATTCTTTTAACTTCAATTCCACCCGAAATGCTATTTGCTGTTGCCCATCCTGCTAAATCGTAATCTTGAATACTTGCTGTAGTGGCAAATGAACCACTATACCAAGTAACATTTCCACCCACACCTGCTTCAACTCCATATTGTTGAGACATTCTAACAATATTTGCTAAACTAGGAGTAATAAGAGCAGTATTAAGATTAGAAGATGTTGGAGTGTTTATAACGTTTATTAAATTATCTCTTAATTGAAATGCATATAATTCATTTCCGTAAGTAGTAATTGCTTCTTCAAAAGCAGCATAAAAGTTGATATCTTGCAATTCAACTTCCATAATAGGATATCCTAAACGTCTAGCACAAAAAGTAGCAACTTTATCAGCATCTACTTGAAAGTCGTAATCGTTGTCATAAAATCCAAATGGAGTATTTCCAGGAAAAAATGAACTTGAACCAGGATATATAGGGATATTCATGTAATATTTTTATTATAAATATGTTAAGCTAGTAAACCTAACTGCCTTAGAGCCTTAACTACTTGAGCTATTGTATACCCGTCGTAAGTATCAGCATCGTTAAGAGCTACACCAGGGTTGCTAGTAAATGTTGAACTTGCACCAGCTGTTGTAGGTTGTGTAACAGTTGTTGCTCCAAAAAATCCTATACTTTGATTATCTTTGCATTGAATCGTTTTAGCGGCTGATGAATTTTCAACTTGAAATGTTGTAGTTGCTGACGTAGATCCGGCTCCCATAACAATTAGTCTTGCAGCCGTAGAAGGGCCACCTACACCTACTTCTCCAGTATATGAAATAGTAAATCTTTCACGAGCTGCTGTAGTTTCATAGATACTAAGCTGACCATTATACATTTTGTATATTAACCAATTACTATTAACACCTGCACTAGTAGTACCAAGTGATATACCTGCATAAACAGGTTTTACAATAGCTATACCGTTTGTACCACCTAAATAACTGCTAGGAGAGGTAGTACCTATACCAACATCATTACTATTATTAACATATAGTAAATTTGATCCAACTTGAAGTTGAGTAGCGTTTGAACTTGAAACTGTAAGTGAACCGGTAATTAAAACATTTTGATTAAGTGGGTTTACAAATGAAGCGGTTGAAGCAAATGAAGATGTAAGAGCAGTTGTTGCGTATGATGCTGTTCCTAAGAGTGAGCCTGTAAATGAACCAGTAAATGAACTACCTGTTATGCCTAAAGTAGTATTTAACGAACCTGTTACTAAAACACTACCTGAAACGTTAAGTGAACCTGTAACAGTATGTACATCTGTAATAACGTTTCCTATTTTTACCCCTGTAGGTAAAACTTGAAATTCAATTGCACTACCAGTAAATACTGTAAACGAACCCGTAACTACAGAGCTACCTGATACTAAGAGTGAACCAGTTATTAAAGCACTACCTGTTATATCTAATTTAGCGTTTGGAGCTGATGATTTTCCAATAGCTAAACTAGAACTATTCATTATAATTCTTTGGTTTTGACCTAAATAAGCGTGAAATGCTTCATTGCCCGTAAGATTATCTTTCATTATAACTTCTCCACCACTAGGATCACCGTATCCTGAGTAGCCTACAAAGGTAAAATTATATCCACTATATGTTTTCCAACTTGTAGCAACTGAAGGGTTAAAAGTAAGAGAAGTATTTAAAGTATTAAAATTAATAGAATCATAGGCATCAATGTTTAATCCTGCTACCGCTCCTCCTGAATTTCCTGAGAATCTACCTATTCTGCCTCCATTGGTATGAAATAATTCCACTATACCTCCTACAGTAGAACTACCAGTAACTCTAAAATAAGTAGTGTTACCTACATTAGCCATTAAACTACCTGTACCTACATTAAATGTAGCATTTCCATTGTCTGCTATAGTTAAGATAGAGGTACCTGCACTATTTTCTACAAGCATAGTGTTTGTAGCAGATGTAGTACCTGAACCTTTAACTCTTAGTGAATTTGAAGCAGAGCCGGTTATTGTAACATTTTGGTTTAATGGGTTTACAAATGAAGCGGTTGATGCGAATGAAGCTGTAAGAGCGGTTGTTGCATATGATGCTGTACCTGTTAAGGGACCAATGTGTGATCCTGAAAACGAGCTAGCAGTGATGTCTGATTTAAAATAAGCAGAACCACTAGCTGTAATTTTAGCTACTACTTCAGTACCTCCTGAGTTTTGCCATTCTGTAATGCTACCTGTGCCTGCTTGGCCTGAGGCTGCTCTAACCATTAAATTAACCCCAGTTGTATCTGGGTTTTTAATTAACATGGAGTAATTATTAGGGTATGCAGGTTGAGAACCTCCATACGGGTATGTATATATATTTACGTTAGATACAGTACCAGCAGCATTATATACCCCAAAGCATACATTATAATTTCCTCCATTTAAAAATAATGGTCCTCCATATGCTTGTATAATGTGAGAAGTACCACCAATAGCATTAAATTCTAATTTAGGAGAATAATAATCTGTTGGGGCCTTTAATATTATACCTGTACCTGCACCTGTAGCTTGATTTATAGTTAAAGAACCAGTGTTTACAGTTACATTACCATTATCTGCTACAGCAAATGTGTTTATATTACTACTATTTTCAAGATAAAGAGTATTTGTAGCTGAAGTAGCTCCTGAGCCTTTGACCCTTAAAGAATTTGAAGCAGAGCCTGTAATTAAAACGTTTTGATTAAGCGGATTTACATACGATGCGGTTGATGCAAATGAAGAACTTACTGCATTTAAAACGTAAGATGCAGTATTTGCATTTGAGGCAGTTAATGCTTGAGTAGCATAGGATGCTGTACCTAAAAATGAACCAGTTATACCTGCACTTACTTCTAATGACCCTGTAATAACTTGACTTCCTATAATATCTAAAGTAGCATTTAAAGAAGAAGATTTTGCTATACCAATTCTACCTGAACTAGAAATAAATAGTCTAGTAAGATTAGAGGCACCAGACTGAAGATAATGGTCTCCAGCTGATCGTAATAACATATATCCTCTACTGCTACCAAATTCTATCATATAGCCTGTATTAGCTATTTGCATAATATTTCCACTAGTTTGGTAACCTTGGAATGTTGTACTTGCTATTGTAAGAGTAGGATAATAATAGGTTGGTGGATATATAGGAAGATTTATTGAATTGTTTGGCCCATATACTATAAGCGAACCTGTGATTGTAGTATTACCATTTACATGTAAAGTTGTACTTGGTGTTGTAGTATTTATACCTACTCTAGCATCATCTCTAACAACTAAAGAAGCAGTGTTTCCACTGTTTTCTATATAAAGAGTATTTGTTGCTGACGTAGCTCCTGATCCTTTAACTCTTAATGAGTTTGAAGCTGATCCTGTTATTTCAACGTTTTGATTAAGTGGATTTACGTACGATGCAGTTGATGCAAATGAAGCACTTACTGCATTTAAAACGTAAGATGCTGTTTGAGCTGTAGCTACATAAGAAGCTGTTACAGCATAAGATGCAGTTGTAGCTGTTGCTGCATTTCCTGAAATAGAACCTGAGAAAAAGGATGAATTTTCCCATTTTAAGGCTGTTGAATCATATATTAAAGCCTGGCCATCAGTTGGTCCTGATATGTTAACATCAGATAGACCGGATAAAGTTGTTGTTACAGTAGAACCTCCACCACCTGATCCTCCTACGCTTCTAAATAGACCTCCTGGGATTATTTTATATGAGTTACTATCTGTAAAGGTAGCATTGTTTCTTAAAATCAAAGAGCCTAAGTAAAGTGCTTGAGCAGCTGTATTAGGAGCTTCAGTAAATGATTCTATATTTATATTTGCTATAGCATCTAAATCAGTTGGATACTGATTATTACCATAGTAAACATAAATACCTTTTGTAACACTATTAGGAAACCAATACACCCTTTGAATTGACCATCCTCTAATAGCACCACTTCCTGTTACAGGAGTTAAAACACCATTATTTGAATATTGTGTTGGATCTATTGTTGGATACCCGGCACCCCCATTAGTATCATATACCCAAGCTGCTGATCCGGATTGGCGGTATCTAAATATTTTAGATACTGTGGTTCCTGCATCTGTAATATAAGATGGATTATTTGGATCAATTGTATAATTTCTACCATCCGACCAAGCAGTACCTGATGCTACTACTAAGCTACCAGTTGAAGAACCACTTGCAGATAAAGTAAATCCTGATAACTTTAATGGACCAAATGCTCTAATAAAATCAGAAGATCTTTGTTTCCAACCATAAGCAAGTGAAGCAAATGTTTGAGTACCATTGATTGTAGAACGGTTTTGATGAACTACAACACCAATAGGAATTGTAGTATTAAACTGCCCATCATTATATGGAGTACCTTGAGTAAATATATTACTTGTATTATCAATTGCAACAAATGTTTGATCATAAGATGCACTTAAAGGAGCAATACTGGCTGATAAATTAGGCCAGTTAAGATATTGTACTGTAGGATAAGGATTATCGTTAAACGATGCGTTTAAATTTACAATAACACCACTACCACTACTTACTTGATAAACAGTAGATGATTGAGTTGTAATTAAACCACCATTTAATAGCCCAGTATATAAATTACCTTCTATCCAACGAAGACGAGTTGTATTACTATATCCATTACCATTTTGAGAAAAGTATAAATCGTTTGTAGAACCACTTACATAAATGTAAGATGCTGATATTGTTGTATCTATGTTTGTAGTTACAGGATCAAATCTATGATAGCCAGATTGTCTTATATCTCCGTATATTTGAACTGAAGCAGTTGCAGCACCTGGGCTTGTAGATCCTGAAATTATAATACTGCCGGATAGCGTAGTATTTCCTAAAAGAGTATTGTTACCAACTTGTAAAGTAGAACCACTTACATTTAAGCTACCAGTTAATGTAGTAGAGCCTATTAATGTGTTTGAACCAGTAGTAAATAAACTGCCTGTTATTATTTGGTTGCCTACAAATGTATTTGAGCCAGTGGTTGCAAATACAGTACTGTCTTTACCATCTAATAAGTCTGCGTTTAAAGCATATGAAGCGGTTCCTAAAAGTGAACCTGTTACACCGGCGGTAACATTTAATGAGTTTAGACTGGCGTCAGAGCCAGATACTATGACTTTTTTCCAATTTGGCATCGTACATTTAGTTTATATTGTGGTTAGATACATACACTATGCCGTGTATATGCCTACTTCCTTTGCAGGCCAACAATATTCTATAATAAATATAGTAAAATAACTGTTATTTTTTAGCTTTTTTATCTTCTCTAGCTAATGTTTCTTGTAATTCTTGTTGCTTTTTAGTTTCTTCTTGTTTAAGCATTTCTTGAATTTGTGCAAATTCCTGTTCTAATTTAACTTGTAAATTTGCTACAAATTTAGCATCTTTACCACTAATAGTAATAGTATCTAGTGATTGACGAAGACATTGAATTTCTCCAGGAGTTAAATCTATTGAAAAAATATTCATAAACTTTTATTTTTTTATTTGTTGTAACGTTTTATATTGGTTTTGTAATTTTAATGCTGTGTTATATATAATTTCTACGTGTTCGCCTTTAAAAGTGCTACTACGTATTAATTGTAATATAAGTTGAATTTCTTCAAGTGTCAAGCTATTTTGATCACTTGACCCTACCTTTTCAGGTGTTTTATAATTTCCAGCATTAAGAGCCATAACTAATTTTTTAAACATTACGAGTAGATGAATATATCTCCCGTACTACTATTTACATATATATTACCGTATCCGTTTGATGTACCACCCCAAGTTGGGTTTGTTGCAGGAGCACCAGCAGCCGTTTTAGCTGTTACTACAAATTCGTCTGCTGTTAAAGCTGTTACTGTACCTACAGCATCGTATGCTACTGCAAAACGACCATATGTTCCAGTTGAACCAGCTGAACCAGCTTCTAAATAAAATGCTGAACCTGAACCTGCTGTATTATATTGGGTAATCCAACCTGAGTCTGCTAATGCAGACGAACCACTATTAATTAAGATAAACTTATCTCTAATAGTTAAGTTATCTACGTTTGTAAATGAAGCTGTACCTGCTACTGTTAAGTCACCAGTTACAGTTGCATTACCAGTTACTGCTAATGTAGTACCGTCAAATGTTAAATTACTTTCACCGTTTATAGTTCCAGCACCTGTTGCAGTTAATATTCTATTATCTGTATTATTGGTAATAGCGTTTGTAATGTTATTTACGTTAGCAGCGTAAGATGAACTTACAGCTACTGAAGAACTTAAAGCATATGATGCTGTTGTAGCAAATGAAGAGCTTATAGAATTTAAAACATAAGATGCAGTTGAAGCAAAAGATGCACTTACACCTTGTAAAACATAAGATGCAGTTGAAGCAAATGAACTACTTAAAGCGTAAGATGCACTTACTGCAACAGACGAACTTAAAGCGTAAGATGAACTGTTAGCATTATTAGCATATGAAGCAGTTGCAGGTACATTAGCTGCGTATGAAGCTGTAGTAGCAAATGATGAACTAAGTGAATATGATGAACTTACAGCAACAGATGAACTTAAAGCGTAAGAAGCACTATTTGCTTGGGAAGCATAAGAAGCAGTACCAGTTAAAGTACCAACATGAGAACCAGTAAATGAAGCAGTAATTGAAGTAGCAGTAATAGAGGTAATACCTGTAATAGTAGAAGCTAAAGTTAAACTATCACTTGACTCTACTGCTAAATTAGTACCAGCTAAATCTGTTAATAAGTCACCATATGTAATGTATTGGTTACTACTTTGGCTAACAAAGAATTTATCTGTACTAGTAATGTTGCTTACTTGGGAAGTAGGGAATATTGCAGTTGCAGTAACACCAGTTAAATTACTACCGTCACCTTTAAATGAACCAGTAAATGAACCAGTTAAAAACGTTCCCGCTTGTGTTGTTGTTATTGATTGATTAGTACCTACTAATACGCCTAAACTAGAAGTTACTGCTGCTAATTCAGCTTGCGATCCCGATACTATGACTTTTTTCCAAGTTGCCATTATGTTCTAAATTGAATTGTTGTTTATAAATATGTTAAGTTTTAATCTAGTCCTACAAAAAATGATGATGATGTAAAGTAAATCCCACCATTTGGTGCAGAACCTGTTAGTAATGCTGACTGAGTTGCTACTACTATTATACCACTTTGGCTAACAGTAAATATAGGTATATTATTGTTTTTAATTAAAAATATGTCGTCAACTACAGTTACACTTCCTGACAACACTGTGGGTCCTACATTTATAAATGTGTTAGAGCCACTAACTACAAAACTACCTGTTATGTATAAATTTGCATTTGAATTCCAACTTCCACTACCTAAAAATGTAAACGGAGCTGATAAGCCACTTGCGCCTACAGGACCAGTTAAAACTTCTATAACTGTAGTAGACGGTTGAGTAACGAAAACCTCGTTTATAGCAGGATCTGCTGTTAAAACGTTTATTACATTTGGATTATTACCTAATGTTAATACGGAAACATCCTGAGTTATGTTTGTACTATTTGCAGTTTCTGTAGTTGAGGTAACCTGACTTTTGTCAGTGTTTTGAATTATAGTAATAGAGGTACTACTCGGTTCAATAACCGTTACAATGTTTTCTTCAGTGGTTATGTTAACTGAGTTTTGGGCCATTTATAGTGAACCCAATTATTGAGGGTTTACTCCTGTTACTTGTTTACTTAATTTTACTTGACCTTCTAGTAATCTAATTCTATCTGCTCCTGATGTTAATTCTAAATCATAATAAGCAGTATCTGTAAATGTTAACGCGTCTGTTGATGCCCAACCTATATAAACACCTATACTACCTGAAACTAAAGAGGTAGTTAAATTACTTCCGGACATGCTTAAAAAAGCACTACCACTAGTTTTAGTATAAGTGTCTCCTATACTTGAAGTTAAAGTTAAATATGTTGTTCCACTTCCGCTATATGTTGAGCGAATTTGCATAGCTCCTTCGTAACCACTTAAATCGATTGGAACTCCTGCTGCTGTTTTGTATTGGAGTTCGAAACTTAGTGTAGAGCCTTGTTCAATAGTGAATGAGTATTTTCCAGCTGCCATTTATATTTTTATTATAAATATGAAGAGCTAGTGAATATCTCTAAATTCTGAGTATACTTTTAGTACTTCTTCTACAATTTCGTGGCGGTGATTAGTTTTTAATGTTACAATTCGCACACCTTTTATTTGTTCTTCTAGTCTAGTGAAGAAACTAATACCAGAATCTTTTTTAGATTTTAAATCTACTTGAGTTAAATCGCCACAAAATACCATTTTTCCACCTTTACCCAAACGACCTAACATCATTTCAGTTTGTTGGTGAGTAATGTTTTGACATTCGTCTACAATAACAAAACAATTAGGAAATGTTCTACCTCGCATAAATGCAAATGGTACAATTTCAATATTGTTTTCCGAAACCATTTTGTCTATTTTTTCTTTATCATAAAGTAAATATAAATTAGAATAAATAGGAGCTAACCAAGGATCCATTTTTTCTTTTAAATCGCCTGGTAAAAATCCTATATCTTCTTTAGCTACGGTTGGGCGAGTAATAATAATCTTCTCCATTTCTCGCTTAAATACCATATCTAAAGCTATTTGACAGGCAAGTAAGGTTTTACCACTACCAGCCATACCTTTAAGTAAAACAACAGGATTATCTAAAATTATTTGTTTTGCTTCTTTTTGCTCTTCATTTAAGGATAATTTAAACTTAATTTCACCTTTTGGTTTACGTTTTTCCTTAAAAACCTCTTCATTATTTTCCATAGAACGTTTGTTGATAAATATGAAAAAAGAAGCCGAGCTTACGGGCTCGGCTTACTTTTATTGATTAAAATTTATATTAAAGGGTATTTAAACCGCTAACATAAATCTTACCATAGAATTCAGGACGTAACATCTTCTTAGCGTAACGAGTCATTAAACCTTTACGTGGAGTGAAGGTATTTGGATCGTACACTAGAGGAGTCATGATCAACGGAATATATGGAGCGAATACAGCACCAGATTCAAGGAACTGTTTACCGCGGAAGCCCATCAATATAACGTTTTCAGTCATATATGGATTCTTATAAACGGTATAACGGTTGTTGATAGTACCGGTTTTCTGAACACCAAAAGCATATTCCATGTTAGTTACATCACCGTTGCTGTTAGAAGCAAATCCTGGGATTGATTCAAGAACAGTAGCAACTGTTGGAGAACATACCAAGAAATTAGCTCCACCGCGAAGGGTTAACTGGTGGATTTTGTTAGATACTTTTTGCATCTTAGTTCCTAAAGTTTGGAACCAACCACCTTGAGTGTTGTAGAAACCTAAGTTAGAGTTAGCTAAAGTTCCAGTGCTATCATAAGCTACGTTATTTACTACAGTCCAGTATTCAGTACCAGCAGCAGCATCTTCAATCAACATATCAAGAATTTCGAGGTCAATTTCCATAGAAATATACTCGCTCATGATGTTGGTTAATTCAGCTTCAGCGTCGATGTTCTGATAAGCATTAAGATCTTGAGCAAATTCAGGAGTCCATACAGCTTTCAACTTTTTAGTTTTAGCAGTGATGGCTTGAGATTGCATCTTAATGTTAATTTCTGGGATAGAAATTGTAGTAGCGCTTTGAGCGTTAGGTACAGAGAATGAAGTAGCAGTTGTATCTTCAAAATCACCACGGTTGTTATCAACAGTAGCTTTGTTGTAGTATACTGTACAACCTGCAGATGTAGCAGTACCGTTAGTTTCAGCAGTTGAAGCAGTGAAATAGAAAATAAGGTTTGCACCACTTACTGTTGTGAAAGCAGGTAAAGCTTTAGCTACAGTAGCAGCTGAACCAGAAGTTAATACGAAAGCACGAACTCCTTCAATATCAAAGTTAGGAATACTACCAGTTGAAATTGAGAAAGATTTAATTTCACCTTTAGCAACAGAAGCTGATAGATCTGAGTCTAAATTTACGTTAGCCCAAGAAGCTGTAGCTACAGTAGCTGAAGCAGTAGATGAAGTTTGGTTAGTAGAGTAAGCAAAACGGCCAGCTCCATAAAGACCACCAGCAGCAGCTGTAGTTTGGAATGGATATTGACCACCTGTGTTACGGTTACCATAAAGTGAACCACCTGAAGAGAATGGGTTTACACTAGTTCCGTATTGGAAATCTAGGAAAAACACTAGACCTGAAGGTAAGTTCATAGGTTGAACTGAAACGAATTCTTTAGCAGCGATCTGTCCAAATACTTTACGTACTAATGGAAGAGCGATACCAGCCCAGTTTTCAGATTGACCTACAGTAAAAGTACCAGCAGAAGCACCAGCTCCAGTGGAACTAGCTTCTACTACTAATTGTTTGGCTTGGTTTTCAAGTAAAATAGCCATGTTGTTTTTGTCTACTTCACTCCCCATGCCCTCAAGAAGACCGGTTTTGGCCCACTTGTTTGCTAATTTAGAAGCATCACTTTGAAGTGACTTCCAAGGATTAGCAGATTCGAGTAATGATTGAATGTTGCTCATTTTTTTGTTTTTTTGTTTTTGTTTTTAGTTAATTACTTTTTTGTTAAACCAGCTAACTCACGCATACGTGCGAAAGCATCGTTTTCGATAATTGGTTTAGCTACACTTCCTAAAGCTTTAGAAGCTGAACCTAAAGATTCTTTAATAGGTGATTTAGCTATAGTAGCTACACTTCCTAATAAAGTTTCATAAATAAGTTGTGCTTCTTGTTTAGTTTTGGCTTTGTCAAAAGCAGCTAAAACTTTTACCTTTTGTGATTCAGTTAAAGATTTGTTACGGAAAAGCTTGTTAGTGTAAAGAAGTTTAGCGTTTAACAAGTTGATTTCTTGAAGTTCAGAACGAAGAGTTTCAATTGCAGCATAAGCTTCTTTTAATTCTTCTTCTTTTTCTTCAGATTTAGATTCAGGTTTTTTAACTTTTTCCTTAACTTCTTCTACACCTTCATCTTCATACACATCTTCTTCTACATTTTCATTAGCACCTTCAAGTTCAGCTAAAAGTTCGTCGATGTTAACATCTTCTTCTTCGCCACCTTCTTCAGGTTCCATTTCCATGTCCATTTCCATTTCTTCACCTTTACCACCTTCAGCAGCTTCAAGTTCCCCTGCAGCTACCATGTCTTTAATAACTCCTTCAATAAAAGATTTAAGATCTTCTTCAGTCATGTCTTCGATAGACATTTCTTCGTTATCTTCAGATTCATCTTCTTTAGCTTCTGTTATTTCTTCTTCAACTGGTGCCTCATCTTCTTCGATTTCAGCTAAAAGTTCGTCTAAAGAAATTTCAGAAACATCTTCTGATGTTTCATCTTCCATTGTAAGGTTTTCTTTGTCAGCTTCATAAGCTTTTTCTTCTAGTTCCATTTCTGTTAGACCTAAATCATTTGCTTCTTCAATTTCTTCAAGTTTAGCAGCTAATTTTTCTCTAAGAAAAGGACCAAAAGATTCTTCTAAAGCTGCTTTTGCGTTTGCTATAGCTGTTTCTTTAACAGTTTTAGCATCGGCGATTGCTTCTTTAAGCAAGTCTCTGTTTGTTGCCATTTTTCCTTAATTTTTAATTTTTGGAAGTACGCTTAATGTGAAATAATTTCAAAGCGTAATAAGATTTATAATTCACAATGCCTCATTATGTTGGGCACATTCTAGTATACGTATGTACATATCTATTCAAAGTCGCAAAGGAAGAAAAAAAAGACGCTTCTTTTGAAAGCGCCTTAGTTTTAAAATAGTATTTGTATTTTTATTTTTTACGAAATTTTTTTAATGCTTCGTTTACTATTGATTCAATGTTAAGTGATTCTGCTTGTGGTTGTTTTTGTTGTGCTGCTAACCATCTATCTATTTTTCCTAGTATAATCATGTTAGTCTTATCAAATCCTCCTATTTTTTCTAATGTTTTTTTAACATTAAATAATGCAGGATATGTGTGATCAGACATATATGATCTTACAAATGATCCAGATCCTCTATTAAAAAATTCAGTATATAATTGCATAGCAATTTCCTTTTTAGTAATTTCTTCTGATACTCCTTTTTCTTTAGCTAAAGTTAAAATATTATTAATTCTTTTTTCTAATTCACTATTAAAAGAAGAAGAATTATTTTGTTTCCAATTAAATTGAGTAATAAATTTTCTTAAATCACGAAAAGGATTATCTAAAACTTCTAAATCTTTAACTTTTTGAGCTATGGCTTCTCTTGAATCCAATCCCTTAGTAGCTTCACCTTCAAGTGATTGGGACCAGTTAGTTATTTCATTCAATACCCCTGCTAAAAATTGCATTCTTTTGAATTCTTCAGATATGATTTGTTTTTTCATTTTATTAAATATTTTGTTATAAATATGTTATATTATTGGGCAAGTTCCATTAGCACACAATATTTCTGTTACTAATGAATTTACTTTATAATACGGATTGATTGGAGATGAATTTAATCCTTCACGCAATGGAGACATAAACGAGCCTGGGTTTGAAGGTGTAGAAACGAAATCCCAACACAATAATTCAAAATCGTCTTGTACTTCTAATACTTCACCTACTTGTTTTAAACTACCCATACCACGAGATGAAACACCAACTTTAATACCACTACCAATTAGTGATTTTAAAATGTTGCCTGACGGGGTAGGTAGTATTTCAATTTTGCCCATAATATTATCTCCATCCCACCAAATGCTATTGATGTTATGTGATACGTTTTTTAAGTTAACTACTTGAGAATCAGGGTGATCTAATTCACCACAAGCACGTCTTTCTTTAACTAAAGTCATGTACTTGTCGATTTCACGTTTCCATAAATCTTTAGCATAATAGCGACCGTTACCGTTTTTAACTTCACAGGTAGCTAAAACACCTTCAACTAATGGGTTACCATTCATCTTACCTTCGGTAAGTGAGGCAGGTGATACGTTAAAGGGACGAGTTTCTACAAGTAGCGATTTCATGTTATTTTAATTCTTCTTTAATAAGTTTAGCAATTAAAGAACGTACTTTTGATTCTCTTAATCCAGTTTCTGTCATTCCTTGAAATGGTATATCTTTATCTGCTTCTAAAGGAAAAGCATAATCCATAATAGTATTGATTTGAGATGAATTTAAATCTGTGTTCTCAAGATACTTGAGTGCTGCATCTTTACTCATTTTATTTGATTCAATAGCACTTAGATGTTGATCTAAAACATCAGTATTTTCTTTTAATGAACTATATGGTGGTAAATCTTTTTCTGTCCAACTTAATCCCAATCCTATTTTAAGTGCTTGTTGTCTCAAAGCTTCTGCTTCTTCTTTTTTTCCGTTATTATATAATTTTTTGCCCTCATCATAAAGTTTAATTGCTTTTTTAGCTGTATCTTTATCATGTTTGGAATCTCCATCTGAAGGGTCAGTATCAAAATATGGATTTTCGCCAGTTACTATTTCTTTTAATTTAATTCTTTTTTCAGCACCCGGTGTTTTCATTTTTTTAACACCAGCAGAGTTTTGTGGTGTTACAGGCATTTCCTTTACTTTTTTAGGCATTGAAGTTTTAGCTTCACTGTTACTTAATGTATCTTTAACGTTTGCTTTTACTTTTTCAACGTCAACGTCTAAATCACCATATCCACTTGATTTGTGTTTACCTTTTGGTTCTACTGGTTGTTTTAATGATGGTGCTTCGTCTGTAAATCCAACACCTTCAACACCAAACATTCCATCTTTAGTGTAATGTAAAGCATCTTTTGCTAAGTTTTTAACAACGATGTCTTTTAATTCATCTACAGTTTTGTCATGGTTTTTAGGATTTTTTAATTCAAGATAAAAACCTTTCATGATTTCGTTAAAATTAACGTTGTCAGCATTTTTCATGTCTGCGTTATTGTAAGCATTTTTACGATAATCTTCAACTTCTTTAGATACGTTTTTTTCTGTGGCTTTAACTGATTCGGATAAACCTCTCAAAGGTGGTTCCATTTTCATCGCTATGTCCGCTTCTTCTACTCCAAATTTTTCAGCTACTGCTTTAGTACCCATGTTAAGATTTTTTCTATAAAAATCAACAGCTTGTTGAAGTTTTTTCTTATAATCTTCTGTTTCTTCAGCTAATACTTTTTTCCAATCTACAATGTTGAAACCTTTACTAACAACACCACCAATAGTATTTTCACTGATGATTTGTTTTGATTTTAATACATTTACAGTAGTATCAAAATCTAAAAGGTTAGTAATGTGTTGTGGAAACAAGTGACGAGCTTGTTTTAAAAATTGTGCTTTATTTCCCTTACCACCAACGATTGAGTTGTAATGTTCTTGTAGTGTCATATTATTTTTTATTAAATAATGTTAATAAATTGTTTGCGTTTTTAATCATGTTGTCTAATTGTTCTTTACCAAATTCAGTGCCTGGGAGTTCTTTAGCTGTATTGAAATCAGGTTTTTCTTTATATGCCTTTTCAGTTTTAGCTTTGGCTTGTTTTAGTAAAGGTAACAATGTGTTTAATTTATTTTCAATTTCATCATAATCATCAATTCGATCTGTGATAAATGATTTTAAATCACCATCTTGTAAATTTAATGAATTGATAAATGAGTCTGTTGATTCTTTTTCTTCTAATTTTTTCTTCCATAAATCTTTATGGTCAATAGTTTTAGAAGCTTTATGTAATTTTTCTACTGGAACTGGTTTCCAACCCAATTTATAGTAGTAGATGTTTTGAGCACCTTTAGCTTTTTTATTTGGATTGAATGCTACTGTTGGAGCATAATTAGCACTGTCACCAGTATTAAAATGTCCAGCATCTACACCAGCGCCGGTAGCACTCATTTCCTTTAATTTAGCACGGATAATTTCTTTTATTTTATCTTTATTATCCATTTATCTTTTTCAATTCGTCAAGTAAATCACAATACTGTAATAAATTAACCATATGATCGTTGTTTACTTTATCGTTTTTACCTAATTCAGCTAAAAGACCAATTGTTTCGGTTAATTTAATTTTAGTAACCTGATCGCTTGTTTTCTTGTTTAATTCAAATAAGCGATTTTTAATTTCGATAGTTTTGGAATTATAGAATTCTTTTAATTTTACTGGGTTGTCTTCACAGTTGATGAATTCTTTAAGTATATCTTTTTTACTAGGACTAAAATTAGCGTATTTGCTGTTAAATTTATCTAATAAAAGTTTGTATGTTAAAATACGAGTACCTTTATCTGCTTTGTTTAATTCTTCAAAAACCTCTTCTGTTTTATTTTCTTTTTTAGATGTTGTAGAAGTTAAATGTTCTAATACAGCTAATTTATTTGTAATAACTTGTTCGGTTTTTGCTGCTTTTATTTCCACAGATTCAATCAATGTATATGTAGCAGCTTGAGCTTTGTAATTAGGCAATTTTGTTTTAAAGAATTGTTCTAAATCATAATGATTTTTAATTTCTTTAATTAAATTGTATTTTTGTCTTTTAAGTGCAGATTTATTTAATTGTTTTGCACTTTCAAGTACAGTGTCAATTACAAGGTTTGCTTTACCTTCCGTTAAGTTAGTACGTTTGGTTAAGCTTTCATATAACTTATACTCACGACCTAATTCTGTTTTGCTAAAGTATTTTTTTAAAATACCTAAAGCTTCGGAATTCTTGCCAGATAATGTATCAGCAGTGATTTGTCTGACTAAAAGTTCAAAGAGAATACCGGTGTTTTTAAATTTTGAATGTTTGATTAACATTTAAGTATGCTTTTATTATAAATATATCAGGATAGATTAATCTCGCAATTGGTTTTCATCTAGCAACGATTCTTTTGCTTTATCTGATTGAAAGACCAATTTCTTTTCAATTTCATTTATGAATTGCGAGTTTTTTAATTTAACGTTTTCAGTTAATGCTTTGCTATTAAAATCAGGTTGATCATCTGTTTTAGCTGCCTGGCGACCTAATCTATCTCTACCAAAAGCATTATCTTGAGTATTGATATTTGTTACCTTTTCTTCAGGGCGACCTAATTCAACATCTTTATTATATCCTGCTGGTACATTTGCTGGGTCAGAAACCATACGTCCCTTACCATATAGTGCAGCTAAATCATGAGGTGTACCATATGATTTGCCTGTTTCAAGTGGGTCATTACCTTCTTCAGTTACTTGAGCTAAGCGGAATTTACGTTTAGCATCTTGAAGTATAAGATCTCTATATTCATCATATTGATCTTCACTGAAATGGAATATGTGGTGGTAAATCCAATCTGTAGGTAAAAGTTGAGCATCCATTATGTTTTTAGCTAAGTCAACTTTTTCTTTCATTAACGCAATACGTTCTTGATCGTATATAATAGATGGAGTAGTTAATGATAATTCAAAATTAGTTAACATTTCACCTTTATACCCTTGAACATATAAATGTACTAAAGCAATACGATATAATTCAGATAAAAGTATACGTTGAATTCTATCAATTGTACGAGCAAAACGAATATCTTCAGCTGCTAATGTTGCTTTACCAGTTAAATCTTTTTCGTAACCCATAAATGCTTTAGGTACTTTAAGAGCGGCAAATAGTTTATCTCTTAAATAAACTACATCTTCCATCCCCGTATAATCTAAACCTTTAGTAGTTTCAATTTTAGTAGCACTATCGTTACCACGAACAGGAATATAAAAATCTTCTAACATGTTTTGCATGTTATATTTTAAGTTATATTCACCTGTTTGTTGATCTACATAAGGTGTTTTTTTCATTGTAGCAATAGTCTTCTTCATGAAGTTTTCTACTTCATTTGGAGGAATAGAACCTACATTAATATAAAAAATACGTTTTTCTGGTGCGCGAGAGATCCTATGAATTAACATAGCATCTTCCATTAATGAATATTGTTTGTATAATTTACGAGCTGGTTCAATATATGAACGTCCGTAAGGTAAATAGTTTACATCTGTAAGTAAACGGAAATGTGCTATTTCGTAGTTATCAAAATATATTCCTGTTGTGTCAGGACTAAATTGATGTGGCATACTAAACTGTCCGTAACCACCACCTACATACCCATCAGGGCTATATTTAAAACGAACAGACATTGGGTTATCCTTATCCCAACCTTCTTGACGTTCCATGTGATATGCAGTGTATGGTAAAACATTATATACACCAAATTTTTCTGCAATTTCTAATTTTAAAAAGAAATCACCATATTTGCACATTTGGCGAGTCCAAGACCACAAGTTAAATTCAATATTTAATACGTCATAAAACAAGTTATAAAGTATTTTCTGAATGTCTTCGTCTGAGCTGCGGATTTGGAGTACTTCCCCCATTTCGTTTTTTAAAGAACATTCATCAGCTATAATATCAAGAGCAGATGCTATAATAGCATCGTTGTCCATAACATCATAATCTGAGTATAGTTGTGTTCTTAAGTATTGATAATTTACGTTTAATTGTTGGCCGTAAAGTGAAGAGGCGTTTGCTGAGTAGATACGGTTGTATCTGTCTAATAACGAATTTGTTTCATATCGACCGCTTCTTTGAATTGAGTCAGTGTCAATTACTTTAATTTGATTACCACCTTCGTTACGAATAATAACGTCAGTTGAAAATAATCTTTTTAGTCTTGAAAATATACTTACGTCTGCCATAGGTTAAATTATAATAGCCACCCTAAATCTTCGGTATCATTTTCACCAGTTTTCATTACATATGGATTATCCATACCTGATGCAAAATAAGCCCCCTGATATGAGGATGGTTTTTGTATGTTATTTAAAGTTGCTTTAGTCAATTCTATTCCTTGTTGTCTATATTTTAATGCTGTGTCACGAACATACATAGCAATGCTATACGACATTACCATATCATCATTGTACCCAGTTTGTGCTTCCGCTCTACCATTTTTCCAAACAAATACTTTCATTTCTTCTAATAAACGTTTGTCTCTAATGAGTACACTATGATCTCCAAAATACTCTCTACCTTTATTAATTACTAATGGTCTAGTTCTTAATGACATAGTAAATCCAGGTGTCATTTTGGATGTATCTTCGTATCTACTAAAATACGAATCAGAATTTGCGATATCACTTTTAGGTGAATAATATAGATTTCTATATCCTCTTTCTTGAATTGAGTCTAATGTAGACCAACCAATATTATTGTTTTCAACTATAAGTAATGCTTCATTATATTCAGTAGCTATACCACAAAGTAGATAACCAAATTCTTTAGGTGGTAATTGTCCTTTATAAGCTGCTACTTGAGCATTTGTTTCAATATCAAATATATGAAATACAGAAAAATCTTTTCCATCCCCTCTAGCTACGTCAGCTACTACCATATAATTTCTAGTGTAATCTGGGGATTCCCAAACCCACAAATTTTTATCTACACCTCTTCTTTCTACAGGTTCTGATATTGTAGTAGTTGAATAATATTCTATATGTTCAGGATAGTATACTACATCACCTGAAGTTGTAAAATCACAGTCACATTCTTGTGCTGCTAATCTTGGGTCGCCTAATAATTCGTCTTGTTTTTTTCTCCAAGCTTCATCTCGTTCAGGATGAACCATCCAAGGTAATTTAATTGGAAGAAAATCGTTTTCTTGAGCTTCAGCTGAAACCCAGGTTTTGTGGAACCAATTACCAGTACCAAATGGAGTAGATAATACAATAGCACCACCACCAGTGGCTAATGTTTGTTGAGCAGAGGCCCATATCTCAGCTATGTTTTCAATAAATGCAGCCTCGTCAACTAACAACAAAGATACTGCTTCAGATCGACCAGCATCGCCTGCTGCTGATACTGCTTTAATTTGAGAGCCGTTTGCTAATTTAAGTGATAGTTTATTATTTTCAGAAGGTTTTTCTCCTCCTTTAAGCCATGTAGGTAAGTTATCATACATAAATCTTACCTTTGTAACCATGTTTTTAGCAGTTTCTTGTTTAGTTGCTAAACACAATACGTTTTTATCTTTATGAAATAACATTAACCATAAAGAATACCCAGCACATAATGTTGATATACCTAACTGGCGTGATTTGAGTACAATGTTGTATGGATTATCCCTCCATAAACTTAATACTTTACCTTGAAATGGGTACAAGTTAAATATAATTCTACCACGAGTTGGGTGTTGAATGTAACAATATTTTTTCATAAAGTGTGCTGGGTCTTTTGCACACTTGATGTATTCTTCTCTGATTATTTGTCTTAAATCTTGACTCATATAGCTAGAAGCAGACTTAAGATAATGCAAGTTCCTCCTACAATATAGGATACTACTTTAGCACGTTTATGTTTTTTAATATCGTTTTTATATAATTGAATTTCTTCGTCTTTATTGTCAATAATTTGAGTATAATTTAATTCGTTTTGTTTATACAAATTAATTGATTTATCTTGCGTTTTAATAACAATATCCTGTTTTAAAACAACTTTATCTAAGACAAGTATAGAATCACGAGTGATTCCAATTTGAGTTTTTAAAAAGTCACGTTCGGTTTTTACTAGTAAAGCGTTTTTTAATGCTATACAAGGAACGCAACATTGCTCATCATTTGAAAGCGTCTGTGAATTCGCTAACAACGGACTTAGCATCAAGATTATTAATACGATCGCGTTCTTTATCATGTTTATTTTTATTTTGTTTACTTTTTTCTTTTAAAACTTCTAATTCTGCTTTATCTTTTTCTATTTCTTCTTTAAATTTTTCAGCTATAGAATTAAGTTCTAAAATTTGGGCTTGTTTTGCTTTAATATCTAAAGCAAGTGAATCGTTTTGTTGATTTAACTCTTTTAAACGATCTTTAATATTTAACGTTTGTTTATTTTGGAATACAAGTAAAACAAATAGAATAACTATTACAATATAAGGAATTATATTTTTAAGCTTACTCATATGTTTTTTAAAGAATCTCTACCAGCAGCGTTAAATAAAAAATTCATTAATGTTGGTGAAAATTTCTTATCCTTTGCTAATTTTAAAATAGCATCAATTTTAGCTTTATCATCTTTATTTTTCTTAACAGATGTTAAAAATCCATTAAATTTTTTAGTTTCCTCATCTGACAAGTTTTTAAAAGCTTGTGCAAGTTTATCTTTTTCTATTTCTTCTTTACTTTTTGGTTCTTCAGGTACCGATTCTTCTTCTTCTGGTTTTTCATAGTCGTCTTGCACTTCTACATCAGCATCGTCATCTTCTGGTTCTACTGTTGGTTCAGGTTCAGCTGTTGCTGTCTTAGCTGGTTTAGCTAAAACTTGAGCAAATGCTAATTTTAAAATATATGGGTTTAATGATGAAGTACTCAATGCTGTTTCTAATTCTTTTTGTGTTAAACCACCTTCAGATCCTTCAATAGCGGCTATTAAACGACCTTCAATAGTTTCAGGACCATATAATTCTTTAGCTAAAGTTATTTTAGTAGTATCACCTAATCTAATTTTATTAACTTTACGATCTTCTTCAAGTTCAGATTCTTCTAATTCTACGTCACCACCGGCATTTAAATTTTTAATAGCATTAGTTTTAGCATCTGCTTTTAATGTATTAAATTTAGGATCTTTTGTTATTTTTTCTACTGCATCTTTACCGGCATATGTAGTTTCTGTTAATTCATTTATAATTTCTTCACGAATAAATTCGTATAGTTCTTTACGTTTCATTATATGGTTTAGTTATAAATATTACAAACTTAGATAAGATTTGAACTGTTTAATGCGATCCTCGACCGATCCCGATATAATTCCGAAATTTTTAATATTGATTAAATTTTCAGAAATTAAAGTCCTAATTGTACGTTCAATTTGTTTGCGATATATTGCATCTGTTGTACGAACATTGTTATCTTCTATACCAACACCCTCTGATGTTACATGAAATATCCAATCATATTCAGGTATAAAAGTATGAGCATAATGTATAAATGCTGCTTTATGTTCTAATTCAATTGATTGAGCATTTTCTGTAAACGCCATTACATCAATAACAGTACGATCCGTTATAATGTTTTCTTGAATTAATTCAGAACAACGTTCTGCTAAGAATATAGTTTGACCTTTTAATGTACTATCTGTGTTTAATGGAATACCTAAATCACGTAAATATTTACTACGTTCTGTAGCAAATGTATAGTGACTAAATTCAGGTAATTCTTTGATAGCATTAACTAATGTAGTTTTTCCTACACTTACTGTTCCACAAAAACCTATTTTCATATTAAAATCTTGCTTTAGCCGCTCCTGATTTATACCATGGTAAACCTGACTCTGCTTTTTTTATTTTTTTATGTTCGTCTTTAGTATATAAAATACCATTTAAATAATACTCTTCTGTACCATCAGGATGAATTACAGCAGGACCATCTGGGTTGTGTAATTTATTTCCTTTAATGTAACGAACAGTACCGTCTGTTGATTTAAGACGTTTAATTTGAAGTGATGGATCAATATTCATATAACCTTATTTTGTATAAATGTATAAGTATTTTTCTTGGAAGCCAAATTACTCTCCTCCAGATAATACTCCTATTTTTTTAAGACTTTTAACTTCAGGTTGAACCATTTTATATTTTTGTTTAATTGTTATTGCAAGATCTGTTGTAGACATACCATCTTTACCGGCGCGCTGCAGTGCATCTATTAATTTTTCAATCCAGTAACCTTTATAAAGTTGTTTTACTTTATTTGCTTTTTCAGAATTAATAATTGTAATACTTTTAGCGGTACGACCCTGTTTAGCTTCAGCCATTTCTTTGGCTACTAGTTCACGAATTAATTTAGATAATTTATCCATTTTATTATAAATATTAGAATCCTTCGATGAAATCTGGATATTCTTGTTCTTCCATGTTTATAAATATTATTTAAGTAAAGATTCTGCTACATAAATACCATGAGCTCCACTTACTGTTATACCACGAGCTGATAAAGCATCACCTACAAAGTGTACATTTGGGTATTCAGTTAATGATAAGTCATTATAATTTACAAGTGGTTCAGGACTTAAATATTTTACCTCGGGTACATATATTCCCCAATCATCACCAAAATTAAATACTTTATTCATTTGGTCAATAAAATTTTCAATATATTCAAAATAACCATTCATTGTATTTCTTACACCATCCAAATTATCAATTTGAAATGCAGTTACATCTGTACCTTCTGATGTTTTAGATACTATTCTAGATGGTGAATAATATAATCCTTTACCTCCAAACTGTAATTTATTTACTACATCACGTGACCATTCAAATGGATTTTCAATACCTTTAATTTCCATTAATATACCAAAATTAGTCATATTATTGCGGTATTCTTCACCTTTTTTAGCATGACCATTGTATGTTATGTCTCCATAAGTTTCTTCAACTGCAACGTATGCTGCGTTGTTGTTTGTACAAAACGAACGTAATGATACGTTGTCAAATTTTTGATATAACTTAAAATCGTAACTAACATCAATTAATTTTTGAAAGTATTTTTGTGGGCTTTCAAATCTCACCCCAATCTGGCAACTCTTGCTTTCAGTGGGTAAATCATATTTCTGAGCTAATTTAGCTGAGAAATCAATTCCTGCTTTACCTGTACCTACAATGCATGTGTCGAATTTAATTTTTCTCATATTTTTATCCAATTTTTATATTTGTTTATTCTTTGTCTAATTAGTAAACTTAGTTGATCAAGATTATGATTAAATTTTTCTTTAAATTCATGTCTTGTTCCTACAAATGTTTCTTCAGTTAATGTGTTATAAAAAGTCTAAGAAAAAGTTAATTATTTTTGAAAAACTACAACATAAAACCCATCATCATCTTCTTCAGGATCTCCTTCACTTATATTTTCATAAAGTATATTATAGTTTTGAAACATTGATTTTAATGTTTTTAAATTCGTATTGTAATCTTGAACTACTAAATATCCCCCAGATTTTAAAGCATCATCCACTGTTTTTTTAATTTCTGGTGAGTATTGGAAATTATAAAATGAGTATGACATGTTAATAAGATTTCTAGGAGGTAATTTAATGTATTGATTTAAATCATGTATCTGATTATTAGGATTTCCATCTTTGGGGGTAGAAAATTTATCTATTACTATAGTTTTATTTCCAAAATCACTATATTTTCCTCCTCCAAAATCGTATATTTCTTCTGAATTTGGTTCTAGTTTTTTAGATAAATTATTAGCAGATATATATTTATCTCCCAAATCTAAATTATCTACTTTAAGGATTTCACTTAATAAATTTATTAATTTTATCATGTTTATTTAGTAGTTTTAATATTAAATTCATCACCAACTATACAATCATGATTATCTATAAAATTAATAATTTTTTTTAAAAGAACATCATTAGTATCATCATTAATCTTAATTACTTCTCCAGTCAGTTGATTTTCTATTATACAATCTTTAGTATAACTTTGATAAGTACAGTTGAATTTCCCTTCTACAGGTTCAACAATGTTGTTTATCTCTAATACTTTGTAATTAAATTTTTTCATAATTATGTTTTTATATAAATATTAATCTTTTAATATTACTTCTCTAGTTTCAAAATCAATTTCACTAACTTCAGTCTCCCACATAAAATTTACACCCTTATCTAACAAATATTGATACCATGCTTTAGCAATTTCATGTAAATAATTTGATCCAATATGCCAAACTGGAAACATACGTAGTCCAAAGTATGGTTTAATAAATTCAGGTTCCTCTTGTGGATCAGACATAAAAATTTCATCTGGTTTGGGGTGGAAGCGAGTAAAGTTATCTACTACTTCTTTCATTAGTTCCATTGCTTTATCTTCACCACAATACTTAGCTAATTGACCCCCAATTGCGGTATGGTAAGTAAGTTTACCGTCGCTCCATCCCCCTGCTCCTAACATTCCTGTCATTACCTCTTCAGGTAAACGGTTAATAGGGTCATTTCCTTTGTCAATGATTGTGATTAAATGTCCTGGGTATCCATTGTCTACTAATTTAGTAGCAGCATTTATACCTGCTACACCTGCGCCTACAATTACAATTTTTTTATCCATATTTTTAAATATACAATTTTTTATCTAGGAAGCCAAAATAAAAGTGGCATCCTTTTAGGACGCCACAGCTGTCATATTTTATCTCTTTTGAGCGACCGGCTATGAATCGGTCTATATATTATTTTATATTAATATAATCCTTCGCCTGAAGATAATTTTCTCCAAGCTGATTGAATATATTTCATTTCAGACATATCATCTATATGATCACTAAAAAAGTTTATAAATTCTGATTTTGTGATTTCATTATGTCCGGAAAAAGTTTCATTAAAATCTAATAGTATATCTTCATCATCAAATGAATCAGCATATTCTTGAGCATCACTAACACTAATAGTTTGTTCATCTTCATTTAACTGTGACTCAATGATCAATCCTGCGAGTTTTTGCATACGTTTAAATTCTTCGTTTAATGTTTGTTTTTTCATTTTAGTTTTGTTTTAATTGGTTATAAATCGGTCTGTATGTTTAATTTAGAAAAATGATTCTTTATTTGCTTCAATAGCATCAAAATCTAGTTGTGGTTGATCTTTTTTAAGTTTAGTTAATGCTAAATCAAAAGCTATATCAAAATCAGAACGATAATTTAAATCCAAAGATTCAGGTTCACCCATACTATCTTCAACAACATCATCAATATATTCTCTCATATATCCACCTTCTTCAGTATCTAAAAATGGATTAAATGCTTCATAAAGTGATTCTTTAAGTTCAGATGATTCTCCATTATGAGAGATTAAGTATATTTTATTGTATTTTGACATAAAATTATTTAATTCATCTTCACTAGTAATAGCTTTCCAATTATCAGGGTTATTTAAAAATGTTGTAATATAATTTATATCAATTATTCCGTAATTATCATTAAATATTTGAATTACTTCTGGGTTTTTAGATAAAGTGCCTGTTATAGATAAAATAGATTTTGAAGTATCTTTTATAGCTATATTATATACTATAAAACCTATTTTTTTAGGTTTAACGAATCTAGGTGCTAATTTAGAATCATCAGAAACATATAATGTTATCCCATCATTTATTAAATCTGATGCTTTGTTTTCATTTATTTGAATTCCAGCAAGCTTTTGCATGCGTTTAAATTCTTCAGATAGTATTTGTTTTTTCATTTTATACTAGTTATATATTATACATATTACACAACCCATGAAGGTTTATTATTTAATTTATTCCAACTTAACCCTTTAACGCCAACTTTATCAAGTACATAAAATCTTTTATATGCCTCTAATGTATCCGGTCCTTTAAATTGATCGGGCATACATTGTGGGGGTGTTGTAAAACCATTATCTGGGATGTTAGGTTCATTTGTTTTACACCATTCTAATATATCTTGTGTTTTATGACGTTTACCATAACGTTTAGTAAATTCACTACAAATTTCTAAACCATGTGCTATAAGCCATCTATAATGTTGTATAGATTGTCTTGCCCAAATTGTTGAGGGATGATTTTTGTGAGCACGTTTGTATGGTGCTGTTCCACCTGTTTCCCAATGTGCCGTACAACACATTTGAGCACTTTCAATTTGCATTTTGCGGATGTGGTCGTCTGCTAATTCGCGTGCTGCTAGGGTTGGATCATTATTAATGTAGAATATATTCATAACTTTTATTTGGTATAAAAATAAAAAAGGCCTCTTTGGAGGCCTAATTTAATTTGTATTTTAGAAATTTTTATTTTATTTTAGCTTTATACTGAGCTTCAGTGATTACACCAGCTAATTTTTGCATGTAAAGAAATGATTCGTTTAATGGTTTTTCTTCTTCCATATAATTTTCATCCATTCCATTTTCAACCTCAGATGCCATTTCGTCTACCATTTCTTTGGTTTCTTCAGATTTTGGTTCTTCAGTTTTTTTCTTACCTTTACTTTTCATCTTTTCAAGTTGCTTTTCGTATTTTGCTAAACTTTTTTCAAGATGTTTTATTTCTTTTTCAATTTCTTTAACTTTACCTTTATCAAGCATTTCATGATATGCTTCATCTAAACCTTCCATAGCCATTTTAGATTTACGTTCTTCAATAGCTTCTTTAGTTTTAGCCATTTTAGCTTCTAAGGCGGCTACATTACCTGCTTCGTCAATTTCACGAATGTAGCTTTGAATAGATTCGCGTATAATTTGTCTAAGTGTTGAATTTTCCATGTTGTTAATTTATTATAAATATGTATATTTTATTATTTCTTATGTATTTTTAATTTTAAATTACCATCCCCCTTAATTATACGGTGCCACATATGTTTAGGTATGTGGATCTGTTCGTTTAATGAAGTAGGTAACTGGTTGTCTAATTGTATTTTCCAATCAGTTTTACCAATAATTTCAATAGTACGTGCTTCGTTGTCACGATGCCACATTAATTCAATTGGATCAATGTTTGCATTAAATTCACGTATAATGTATTTATCTGTGGTTTCTATGTCTGTGTATGGCTTTTTATTTTCTTCTAAATCTTCTAATCCAGTGTCATCTTTTTTAAGATCTTTTTCAATATCTTTCATTTCACCAATAGCCCACTGTTTTTGAGATGAAGTTAAAGTACCATTAACTACATTTTCAATAAATTCAATAAATTCGTTTTCTGGGAGCTTATATACTTCTGTAAAGAATAATTCTCTTACACGAGAGTCATCTATTTTACTTTCAGTGTATAACCCATTTAACGCATCGTAAATAAATTTACCATATTGTAAATCGCGAGGTTCGTTTGACAATTTATCTATGGCACCAATAATTGCTTTGTTTTTTTCTTTATCTCTACCAAATCCTTGTGTACCAACAATTTCATACAATCCTTTTACGATTTCATGAACTAACATTGGAAAACAAATTGCTCTAGCTTTAATAACAAACTGTTCACTTTCTTCATCGTATTCCATTTCGCTAACACCACCAGGCATGTTTTGATTTTGAGCAATCATTGCCAACATCATAGCAATAGCATTTTCATCATCGTAAATACCAAAAGATAATTTTAAAATTTCGGCGTATTTGTCAACTAAACTTTCATCTAAAGCGTCTAAATATTCTTTAAACAAATAGAAAGCAAACGATCCCCTAATTGATGCTCCTTGAGTAATACCGTTTATAATACGTCTTTTTGCTTTAAGTTTTTCAGGATCGTCTTGTCCAAAATCCGGTGAAGTAGGATCTTCTTCTTTTGATGGTGGAGGAAGTTTAATATCTGACATTGATGTTAATTTAGCATCAATTTTAATATTTGCGTAATTAATGATTGGGTATGCTTGTTCAACCATGTCTTTAGCTACTTCAGACAATGCATCACGATATCCTTCTTCTGCTTTTGCAATTTCATCTAACAACTGGCGTGAACGCATAATAGTTTGTGTTAGACTTTTGTTACCAAGCATTTGCTTTAAAGATTGACCCGACTTGCCTTTTAGGGCAGCCATGGTTTCAGGCTTGAATATTTTTTCGTATTCTATTTCGTTTAAATTAGTCATTACTTTTTAAGTTTTAAAAAACGTTGAGCGATTTTATTTGCTAATTCTTTTTCTTCTTCTTTTAAAGAGGCTGAAGCTTTTGGTGCTGGTTCAACACCAGGTGCTGGTTTATCAAATCCTCTACGTTTTGGAGTTGTGCCAGGTTTAGTAGTAGGAGGTGCAGTAGTTTTTTCTTTTTCTTTAGCAGGAGCATTTGCACTTACTGCTTTTTTTACTTCTTCTCTAATGATTTCTTTTAATCTTGCTATTTTCATGATTTTTTATTTTTTGAAATTAAACGTAATGCGTTTTTGGCTTCATCAAGCATTGTTGGATTTTGAGCTAAGAATTCACTAACAACAGCGTGTGCTAAATTTTCAGCTAAACCTCGTTGTGTTAATGTATTTACTAAGTTATCAGGTGAACCAATATTTAATACTGTACCATTTGGAAGAACAACAAGATGTCCATTTCCGGGTTGAATATTAATTGAAGCCATATTTCCGTTATTTCCAGCTAAACGAATAATATAAATAGAATTTCTTCCAGCCTCAAGTACTCTAACTACTCTACCTCTAGCGCCTAATAAATTATTACGACGAGATGCTCCTCTAGATCTAAATGGAGGCACACCAACTGGGTTTGCTAATACTCTTCTTAAACTAGGAGACATATTTTGAAGTCCTTGTTGTAAACCATATTCTGCAAATATTTCTTCAAGATTAAGTGCTCCTTCTTGTGGTTGGGCTGGTGCTGCGGGTTGTGCTGCTCCACCTGCTGGTCTACCTCTTCTTCTTTCACCAGCTGCTGGGGCTGCTGCTTGAGGTGCTGCTGCAGCTTGAGGTGCAGCTGCTCCAAGTATTTGTCTAGCTTGAATAGACGAAATTACTTTATTTAATAATTTACCACTTCTATCTGAAACTATAAAACTTGATCTTGGATCTCTAGTGTTAAGTAATATTACAACATCATTTACCAATACAGGTTTAAGTGTACTATCTTGAGCCATAAGTGGATTAGCTTGTACAATAAGTTTTGCAATATCTTTGTTTTGGATACTCATTAATAAACCTTTAATTTGTCGATCACTAAATGGTTGGTTTGTATCTCTATAATATTTTATAACTGTTGGCCAATTCTGAGGGGAAATGGAATTGCTGTAATCATATGTTCTCCATCCATCTCCGGTCCTTCGTCCATAATCTATAATAGCGTCGGGTTTACCATCCCTTAAATCAGGGTTTATAACAAATATTGGTTGGTCTTCAGCACTTGGATTTACAAGTATTACTCCATCTCTATCTCTAGCAATACCTTTACGTTTATCGTATGGAGTGTTATTTAATATTTGAAGGAATGGACCTCTTTCAATTGTGGCGGGAAGTGTTTTTGCACCAAAAACTAAATCTACTGCTGATTTTTGGAATCCTGTGTTTGACTCTTCTCCTTCTAATGCTTTTTGTACTTCTTCACTATCAAATGGAATAGATGATAATTTACCATTTTCTATTTTATATGATGTAAATGAATTTGAGTCTAATACAATTTTACCAGCATCTGTATCTTTAACAACTATAGAAGAATTTGGATCTGTTGTTGCTTTTTCTAAAATTTTATTTACAAAATCAACATCTACTACTTCGTTATCCATTAATCTTAAAACCGTTGGGATTGGAAGTTTGTCTATTTCAGGATAATCTAAAATAAATCTAGAAGTACGTTTGTTAAGTTTAATATCTGGGTAGTCTCTTTCTTCTGTAAAGACTGCTACTTGTACTCCTTCACCAAACTTTAATTTAACTATTGAATTATTATCTTTAGTAACATATAATCTTTCGTCAGATTTAGTTTCAAATTTATTTAATTTAACTAAAAGTTTTTTAACATCAAATGGAAGATTAGCTCTATTTAATTCTCTTACGTCTATAAGTTCTCTAAGATTAGCAGTAATAGATTTTCTATCGTTAGGTGTAAATTTGTCTAAATTTGCAAGTAATATCTCAGGATTTATAAGATCCGCATTTGTAGCTATAAATGTTGCTAATTGAGGATAGTCTGGGAGGTATTTTCCAACAAATGTTTTTCTAGTTACATCGTTAAATAAGTCACTTCTGTCTTTTCTAATTACTATATATTGTTTTTTTTCAGTAAATGGAAGATTTTCCCAATCACGAAAATTAATTGCATTTTTACTATATAATTGAGTTGATTTTTCTTTAGATGATAAAGGAATGTATTTTAATAAATTTTTAACATTAGGTATATTTTGTAACCAAGTAATATCTCTATTAAGTGATTCCCAACTCATTTTTTTAGATTCGTTTGGATCATTTTTTCTGTTAGTCCAAACATAACTTCCATCACTTCTAACTTGAATAGCAACAAAACTTAACTTATCGCTATCTGGTAGATTAGTATTTTTTATTAAATAAAATGAAGGAAAATTTCTGTCTTGTGAATATCTATAATTTCCAAATGATGTTCTTGTAATACACCACGGCACATCATTTCTATGTCTTTGACATAATTCTTCGTTTCCACCACTATATATTGTGTACCCGTTTTCACTATAAATTACATCTGGTCCTGTTTCTTCTTCCTCTTCTTCTCCAGGAACTTCTGCTCCTAGTGATGAGCTAGTAATTTTAAGTAATTTAGCTAATGTATATTTACGTAAATCTTTTTCGGTAATTTTAGGTGAATTTTTTAATTGGTCAAAACGTTTAATAGCAGCTTCAAGTGCTTGGTCTGATATAGTTATATTTAAATCGTCTGCTTCTTCTTTAAATTGAGCCATCAAACGTTTAATTTCAGCATCTGAGTATTCGTTTAAAGGAAACAAATTGTTTACAACATGTTCAATAAATTTGTAGGTATTTTCTTTACTACCTTCTTTAATGGTGTTTTTAAGCACCCATTCTGTTACGTTAAATGTTGAGCTCATTTTTTATTTATTAGGTAAAAACCAATTTGAACAATATTTGTTTAAATTTTCTTTAGTTACAGGTTCTTTAGTTGTTGGATCAATTAATAGATGGGTTTTCATATATTCTTGATAGTTTTTATTTCCACAAGCATATGCTCCTTCATCTTTATTATAATTAAGAAATTTACAAACATGGCATCCAAATCCTACAGATGAATACATGTATTGAGGATATTGGTTTGTTACTTCTTCGTTTAATAATATGTCTGTTAGTTTAATCATTTTGTTTTCCCCCACGATTTACCTTTACCTGGATCTTTACATGCTGCTGGTGTAGGACGACATGAAGGATATTTTGCACGTTTTTCACCTTTTTGGCGGCCACAAGGTTTACATTTACCATCGCGACACGTGTTGCAATCTACCCAACCACCTGTTTTACCAGGAGCACCTTTACGTTTGAACCAAGTACGAAGTGTTTCTTTTTCGTTAATTTCTTCTTCTTTAATATCTTTCCAAATTTTACCCTGACGGCATCTTACAATAGCTCCTGATTTGTAAGCTGATGGTTTATCGTATTTGCGGTCTGCAATACGTTTGCAACGGTCAGCTTTCTTTTTTTCTTCAAGAAGTATTTGTTTAAGTATGTGGGTAAGGTTCATTAAATTCCTATATTGATGAGTTGTGGATCTTTTACAACAAATTTAACTACACCTTTAATATTATTAATAGCACCAATAATCGCTTTAATATTTTCTATATCAAATTTACCATTAGCTTTAACATATGGATTTGGATCTACTTTAATAGTAACTCTATTATATTGTTGATCTGGTTTTGGTAAATTGGGGATATATTCTTCAGTATCCATTGTTGTAATACCAGTTACAGCTCTGATATCTGAGAATGTTTGAGATTGTGTTTTATCTTTATCTGTGGTAACTAGTAAACCTTCAAGTTTATAAAGTTTTTCAGCATACCCCTCGTTAAGGATATTACGTATTTCTCTTCTAATTATGTTTCTAAGTTTATCCATTAACTTAAACACTTTAACTTATACAATGTAGAATTGATTAAAGTTATAATTTCATCAATTTGGTTATCCAAATACGAATCAGTAATTGTTTTACGCATTTCACAAACAGTAGCACTTAATGCTTCAAAATATTGAAGTACTTGTTGTTTATTTGTGTAGTTCATAAGGCCAAAGCTTACATAATCATTAATGATACCATATTTACCTTGATAGCTTTCTACAAATCCATCAACTAAAAGTACAATACCATCATAATATCCTTGTAATGCCATATGCTCAGCAAATGAAGGAGTTTGTAAATGGAACACATGAGCTTGTGTTCTTGAATGCATTAAATACGAGGCTAATTTTGAGCAGTTTTCCATAGTTTTATTTACCAAAATCCTGAAAAGGATGATTTTAATCCTAATAATTTAGCATATCTTGGTAAGCGACAGCTCCAATATGATGCTTTTGTTTTATCTTTTTTATTAGCACAATCGTGACGTTTTGCAAACGCTTGACGTGCTTTTGGGTTATTAATTTTAGCTGACAAGCCAGTAGTGTCTCCAAAGCTAACTTTTTTAACTCCACCACCTTTTTTTCTTACATATACATAGAATTTTTTAGATCCGCCACGTTTAGGTTTACCAATTGGTGGATTTTTCTTTTTCTTATCTGCTTCTTCAAGCTCAACTTCTTCCATTAATAAATCTAAAGGTACTTTTTTACCTTCAAATATACCAAATTCACCTAAATCTGTTTCAACTAAAATTTCTTTATCTGTGTCGTTTACGTGAATAGCGTTGCGAGAATATAAATAACGAGCTTCAGCCCACATATCTAAAAACGCATCTGAGCCGTAACGAAATAAATTTTCATTTATAGGTACTCTATTTTCAACATGATATTTCATGTTTTCTGTCATAACAATCTTTGATGTAAGACTTTCGTTAAGTACAGGACCAGGATTTCCTACGTTTTTACATGAATGGCAACCACAATTACATTTATCGGGTTGTTTTGTTAATATTTCTCTAACTATATGTCTAATACGATCCATGGTTATAAATATTATTTAATCTTTCTTTTTATCTGATGAAGATTTTGTTTCTTTTTTAGCAATATTTAGTTGGTTTTGAAGTATTCTGTATGGTTCAAATTCTTTTTGTAATTCAGAAGTGTTGTACAAATTTAATTTACCACCGCCATATATTATTAAACCATTAATTTTACTTAAATAATCTAACCATATTTGATTAAGATCTTCATATACTAATTTTGGATTTACAACCCACGGATGTTTTAATAATTTTGAGATTAAAGCTTTTTGTTCTTTTACTTCTAAACCTAATTTAACAGACTCAGGTGTACCATCATCATTGGTAATAACACTGTCTATTTCATATTTTTTATTACCAATTTTAATATATGGTTTTTCTTCTATATCTCCCTCAGATTTAGTATATGATTTTAGTTCTGGCAAGATAGAATATATCGTTTCTATAACTGTTCCACTTATGTTACCGGCTTTATACTCATTATTGTAATAATCAGTTAAAAACTGAATTTGATCTTGTATTGTGTTTATATTTTTTTTAGAACTTTTTTTTTCTTCTATATTTGTTGAAGTATTATCTTTATTTATTATTGAAAGAAGATACATTAAGTACGTGTAATGTTTTTGAAAAGATGAATTAGTTATATAACCACTAGATGCTGTTCTAAATTCACCACTAGATAATTCTTTAACATCATATACTTCATCTTTTATTTTAATGTCTTTTTCTTTAGTACCTCCAGATGTGCTATCTTTTACTCCTAATAAAATAGAAATTTCACCTCGTCCTAAACCAGTTTTTATAATATTTACATAATCTTTATATATTCCTAGTATTTTATCTAAGTCAGTAATTGAATATTTTCTAAAATTTTCTAAAAAAGATTTTTGATTATTTGGATTAGCATTATAAATTTTTTCAATTTCATCTACAATATCTTTTTTTAATTTAACAACATTTAGTAAAATTTCTTTACATTGAGTAAATGTTTGTGGATTTTTTTGATCTATATCTTCCAATAAACTATTTAAAAGTATAACATCCTGTTCATTGTTCATGTCAATATATCCTTTAGGGAACTTATAAGAAATCTGTCGTATAAATTTTTCTACTATATCCATTACGCTGGTGTTTCTTCAGTTGGAGTTTCTTCGGTTGGTGCTTCAGGAGCTGGAGCTTCAGGAGCTGGAGCTTCAGGTGATTCAGCTGGAGGTGTTTCTCCGCCTTCTGCCTTTTCAGGTTGAGCTTTACCACCATATGATAATATTCTAGCAATTGCTTCTATACAATTTTGTTCTTCACTTAAATTAAGTAAATAATATTTTTTACCTTCTACTTTACCAATCCATGTTCTATCAGTATAAATCATGTAAAATGGTTGGTCGTTAGCTAATATAATTCTAAATGTAGTAGGACGTGGGGCTACCCACTCAATATCTTTTAAAAATAATTCATATTGATCCGTTAACATTTTTATAATAACATCCTTAAGTGTAGGAAATTTAACTAAAACAGGAAAACGTTCACTATCTAATGATATAGGTTCTGGGTTGTCTAAATCAACTTCAGCCCCAGATTGTTTAGTTGTTGAGTATACTTGCTTAACTAAAGCTTTAATTCTATCTTTTAACTCGTCTTTAGTCATTTTTTAACAATTTTACGATTTTTAAGATATTTAGTTGAATCAATAACTTCTTCAACTGGTTGAGGTTTAGTTGAAAGGGCTTTTTTAATCATTTCTTTAATGCGTTGTTTTGATTCTTTTGTTGCCATATTTTTAGCTAATTTTATTGATCTACCTCTAGCTACATTTTCCGCTTCTGCACCGTAATCTTCTATAAATTTATCTGATTCATTTTTATACTGATTAAAGAGCTGGCGTGATATGGCCAGCTCTCTAGTCGTTAATCCTTCAGATAAAATATATTTATACATTATCCTTTAGCAGCTTTTACTTCAGCTACTGAGGCTTTGTTATAAGCAGAAATTGTTTTTTTCATTTCACTTAATGCTTTACGTGCTCTACCTTTAGCAGCTTTGGTTGTGTCTTCGTGGTTTAATTTAGCAGTTTCAAATAACTCACTAATTTTTGCAAATAGTTCTTGTGTGTTCATATATTTTATTTTGTTTGTTTTTAAGCGGTCATACTTTGTTTTTCAACACCTAATACTTGTGTCCTAACAAGCATAGTTAAAGTATTTCCGATTTGTTTAATTAATTTTTCGTCACCCAATTGTTGAGCATTGGCTAATGCTTTTTGTAACAAGTCTTGGATGGTTTTTATTTCAGGTTTAATATCTAATTCACCTGTTGAAGCGGGTGCAACATTAGCTGTAGGTTCAGCTGTAGTATCCATTGTTGTTTCAGATGGTGGTGCTTCAGTTGATGCTGTTTCGTCACTACCCATGTTTAAGTCTACTGAATCGTCTTGTGGTGCTACGTCATTAGGTTCTTTTTTCTTTTTAGCTTCATTTAAATTTTTATATTCGTCTAATATAATTTCTTTTAAACTTTGGATGAACTGATGTTTTTTCATTATAGTGATTTTATTATAAATATGTGATATTTAATTAAATTTTAAGATTTATCGTGTAGATAATCGGTAAGAATTGAACCTATCGCACCTACTTTAGACCTTAATAATATCCATTCATTTAATTGTAATTCGCGAGGTTGTTTATAGTATGATATAGTTAAAGCACCCACAAAATCGTCATTTAAATCTTTAATAGCTATCATATAAAATGATTTAGTTTTATATTCTTTACCAATAACTGGGAATAACCCGCAGTCAGTTTGGTTGTTTTTAGTATCAGGGACATCAATTTCTCCAGCATTGTACAATGTTGAAAATACTTTTGGAAATAACGATACCGGGATATTTTGGAATGTTTCTTTTATTGAATGAGCATATTCAGTTGTGCGCTCATAAAATATACTAAATTTTTTAATCGATTTACTGGTTGGGTAAAAATTGCCTCCGTTATGAAATTGTGATATACAAATACGATCACATTCTAATTCTTCTAAAAGTAACTCAAGTTGTTTATCTATTTTTTCGTCTGTGCAAATAGCTTTACCTAAAGCGTCACCTTTTTTAGTTAAAAATTTAGCTTTAACAAATTCAACAGCTAATGGTCCTAATAAAGCTGTTATAAGAGCTACAAGTATTGTTAAAATAGAGTCAAGCATTGTCATTTTTTGAGGCTTTGTAAGTATTTAATTGTTTCTTCTTTATCTTCTAGTAACTTTTTCTTTGAAGAACCAACCCAACGTTCTACATCACCATCTTCCGTGACATAAGAATCATTAGAACTGTTTATAACTTCGTCCATCCAAGTACTATAGTCTTTGGTTACGTTGTCAATATCGCTGTTTATAATGTTTTTTTCGTATTCTTCCCATAAACCTAATTTGCGCAATTCAGTTTCAAATTCTATTTGACAATTAAAACATCTTTTATATTGAATGTAAAATAATTTATCGTGTTTATGGTTCATTAACTGTTTGCAACCAGAACAAAACAATGGTAAAGTTACAGATTTTTTAGCTTTATCCCATTTAGTTAAATTTTGTTTAATGCCATTTTTAATAGTCCAAGTACGACCACCTTCTTCCCACACATCACCTTCATTATGAAAATCCTGTTGTTTTGAATAACCTACACCGGATGTGGTACGTTCGCCTGCTTTACCTTTAACTATATTACGCAGTCTTTGAACGTCTTTATTTTTAAATTCTTTATTTAACATAACTTACAGTCCTATTTGTTTTAATTTTTCAATTGTGTCAGCAGCAGATGTATGTAATATTCCTATACCACCTTTAGATTTCCATTCTTCAATGTTATCTGCTCTGTCGTCTATTAATATTCTATTTGGTTTAGAATAGTCTTGTTTATTTTCACGTTTAGCTAAAATTAATTTTACTTTTGGAGCATCTTTTGTTAATGGTAAATTATCTTTTACCCAAACACGTTTACCATAACGTGATGATGGTTTTTGAGATGGTGCTGATAGTAACATTGGTTTGTATTTTTCTATATAACTCCAAAGTTGTTTTCCATCAGGCATCCAAGGCATTTTAGCCCAAAATTCAAATCCTACTTTATCGTCTATAAGTTTCCAAAACTGGCTTTTACTAAATTTAGCCTGGTATTCGTCAGGTGTTAAACCTCCAAAGTATTCAAAACGCTTGTCAAAGTCAGTTAAAACACCATCCATGTCACAAAATATTTTATATTGAGCGACCTGAGCGGCTTGTTCTTCTTCCTTTAATTGTTTATATAACGCTGTTAATTTATACATTTTTAATTGAATCTTCCCAATTTCTAAAACACATATTTCCATGCTCATATGCTTCACGTTCCAGTTGGTCTAATTCTCCACCTTCATTTGTATTAGTGGTGTGAATGTTATTTAGTCGACCTTCGTTATCTTGAATACGGTGAATCATCTCATGAGCGTATGAACGTAATATATCTTTTGGATGACGGCCAAGGGTAAATAAAGTGATTGAACAACTTGAGGGATCGTAATATGCTGTTTTACCTAAAATGTTTGAAGCGTTTTCAGAATCGTTGTTTATTATTTTTAATTTAGGTAATGGTTTGATATTCATACCACTATCTAACATATATTTAGTTAACGATGCTAATGCGCTTTTAAAATCTGTGGGTTGTTCATGTTGGCAACCACAGCTTTCTGAGATGTTAGTTATTCCTAATGCATTTTTATATCCTTCAGGTGTTATTCCATCTGGTACATATGGGGTTAGATCTGCTCCAGCTTTTAGTGCTATTCTTACATTTGTTGCACTTAGATTTCCAGCTGCACTATCGTAATTTTTTATTGTTACATTTGGTGGAACCATTCCATATCTGCCAGAATCCCCTTCTTTTCCAAATACTGCAATGTATTGTTGATCTGGATTCTTTTCAAATATTTTATAAGCTGCCTTTACAGGACTGTTAAGTGGGACTGGAAGTTTTGGGTCTGATGATAGCATCACCTTAACATTCTCTGGAAGGTTTGCTAGTTTAAAAATAGCTAAACTCTGCTCAGCAGATACAGGCATTTGAGTCTCGAGTTTTTCTCTAGTTTTTTTATCGGTTTTAGTTGAGTCTGGTTCAGTGTTAGGTGACACTAAGACAAGTACTTCACTAGCATCTTCAGCTGCTGCTTTAATTCGAGCTATATGATCTTTATGAGGTGGTTTAAATTTACCAGGGAATACAGCTATTGGTTTTTTAGGTTGGGTCTCATCTTCTAGAATAAAAGATTTTACTAATTCCATTACTAATGGATTATATTTTTCCTCTAAAGAAGCTACTGTGTCTAAAGCTTGTTGTTTTTTAGTACCTTTTTCAGTTCCTACCTCAGCATCTCCTACACGTATATTTTTCTTAAACATTCCTTTAAGACGGTCTATTGATCTTCTGTTTTTAAATTCTTTAACTTTAGATATAATATCATTAAATTTATCTTTTTCAATGTTGATATTCAGATATTTAATTATAGTTTTAATATCATCAAAATTATTTGATTTCCATATTTCCTTACCTTCATTTTCTCCTACAGGAACAATCCTTAATGATAGGCCAGATGGATTTAAATTAAAATCATATTCTTCTCCTTCACCTGGTTTTTTAGCATTATCTATACCTAGTTCTTTAAATAAATTTTCTATTTGTTTTTCATCTAATTCACTAAAAATAGTTTTAACTAAACCTATAGCCATTACTTGTTCTTGAGCAGGTAAATCTAACATTTTATATGTAAATTTCCCTTCTTCTTTAGATACAGTTACAATATTATCTATTTGAACATATTCTCCTTCTTTACCAGCTATTGGATATAAAGTAGAAACTATATTCCCATGTATAAAATATTTTTTGTTACCCTTTTGTGGTATTTCAGGGATTTCACTAACTTGTGATAAAAATTTAGCTAATTCTTGTTTTAGTTCTTTTTTATCACCTTCGGGATAGGATACAACAACATCAATATCTCCAAAAATATTTTTTTCAGGTCTAGAGCGTACACCTGTGATTTTGTAAGATTTATCTAAACCTAATGGTTTTAGGATATTTTCTCTATAATCACGGATTGTCGCTTTTAAATTTTCTTTATTTATACGAGATCCACCAGCTGCTCCACTCATAATAATTAAATATTTTCAGGTGTATATGCACCAGCACGTTTTAAAGCTTCTTTAAATAAATCTAATATTTTTGATTGATCTTCAATTTTAAGATTATTTTTAATATAATTCATTAACTTATCATAATTATTAATTATTTCTAAAGTTAATGGTTGTGGTGGTTGATATTCTTGATTAAATGTTTCTAAAGCACCTTGAGGTTTATCAGCTATAATTTCACCTGTTTCTTTACGAATAAATCCTTTACCACTTTTAAAAGTATATCCTAAAACTGCAAACATAGCTAACATTAATTGTCCTCTATGTAATCCTTTAATTTGGGGATTATCTTCAGGTAATTCAGAATTATATCTAAATTTTAACCAATCCATGTCTCCTGAGTCTAAATCAAGTTGTGTTCTTGAATCTAATTTTTCTCCAGTTAAAGCATATTGTGGGTATGAAAAATGGATTGTACCTCCATTTATAGCTTTATTACTAGCAAATAAATCTCCACCAGTATTGTTAATTTTATTTACTACAGTATCCAATAATGCTCTAATTTGAACTTGTTCATCTGTGGCAGTACGAGAAGATTTTTTAAATTTCTCATATAAGTTATTATACTCGTTAGTATCTACTCCCCATCCTTCTATATCTATTTTTCCATTTTTAAAAAAATATTCTGAGGAGTATGCTAAATCAACATCTCCGGATTGTGGTTTTCTGCCTGTTGAGCCTAACCAATTGCTTGTATCATTTAAAGAATTAAATGTAGATTTTTTATTTGGAAATATTTTTCCTAAATCTTCAACAAATTTTTTAATTGTTGATGCTATATTATCTTTATCTATATTTTGTGTATCGTATTCTGTATTTTTGAATACATTACCTCCTTCATTAAGATATATTTCTTTTAAAAGTCCAACTAAAGATATCATTAATGTTTTTGTTATAAATATGTTAAATATCCGGATTGATTTGGATTTCTGTAGGGAAATGTTCAGCTGTTGGTTTAGGGTCGGGATGTTCTAATTTATATAATTCGTGTATATACTCAAATATTTTTAAATTTTCTTCAATTGTTTTTTCAGGTTCATGAATTTCCCACCCTTTACCTTGTATTTTTTCACCTTTTTTATCTTCGCCACGTTTTGATGATTTTAACCAAAGAATACCTATGCGGTTTATTTTTTCTTCATATAATTCATTCCATGCTTGAGCGTATGCGGATAATTGAAAATCTTGGCTGGTGTGTAAAGAATTTGATGTTTTGATATCTAGTAACCATTTTTCACTATTGATTTCCAATACTAAGTCACAAGTACCAGCATACATATACACGTCTGAAAATAGGTGGATTTCACTTTCAATTAGGGTTGGTTTAAATGTTACCCAAAAGTCATGAAATTTTAAAATCATTTTCCAAACATCTAATGAGTATTTTGAATAGCCTTCCTCATTGATTAATTGAATTTTTTCACCTTGAAGGTATCTTTCAATAGCATCGTGTACTTGTGTACCTTCATCTGCTGCTTTTCTAGCTATAATGTCAGCATTATGTCCTACATCTTTTAACCAATTTTCAAAAAATTTACCTTTAGGCATGTATTGTAAAATACTAGTTACTGATGGATAATATTTTCCGTTTCGTTGATAATATCTATTATCTAAAATATTTACTCTTTTTGATTCAGAATCTATTTCTACTAAGCGTTTAACACTTTTTTTATAGACGTTTATATTTTTTTCTATCATATTATTTGTAGTTTTTTCTCAAGTAAATTTGAGAATGTTAGTGGTATGGTTTGTTGAACCAAATTTGTAAATCTTTCAAATCCCATTTCGCTTGGGTCTTTATCTTCTAGATTTACTAAATATACTTCTTTACCTTCGTTCATTAATGTTTCACAAAAGTTAAGAGATTGTTTAATAGCATCTTTGTCTAATGCTATATAAATTTTTCCTACAGAAGAATTTAATATTTTTTTCATTAAACTCTTTTGAATTGTTTTACCCAACAATGGTATGGCATTACGTTTAATAGCAATAGCATCAAACATACCCTCACATAAAATAATAGGTACATTCCAATTAATAAAAAGCTCTAACCCAACTATATTTCTAGAAACATCGGGGTTTTTATATTTTAAAGTAGAGTTTTTATCAAAGTTTCTTGCGGTAAAATAATTAAGATTTCCTTTATCATCGTACGATGGAATAATAATCATATTTGAAAATTTACCAAACTCACAATACCCGATATTATATTTAGTTATATCTGCTTTAGTAATACCACGTTTATTTAAATATGATATTGCTTTTTTAGCTACTAAACTGTTTATAGGTGGTTTAACCAATGATATAAATTCCTCTGGTAGTGTAATTTTGGTAGATACTATTATTTCTTGTTTTTCATCTGTTGATGACGATTTAACTAAAAATCTTAGTTCACTAATTTTGTCAGGGTCAGCTGCTATTTTCTTAAATAATGTAGTTAACTTTTTACCTTTAAAACCACACACCCAACATTGATATGATTGGAAATGGGGTGATGATTCTTCTAAATTAACTTCTAATTTAAGTTTATGGTGTTTGCAATTAGGACAGTGATACGCCCTATTACCTTTAGATGTGGGTCTACCCTTACCTAAAACAGAATCTATTAAATATACTAAAGCAGTATTAGACATTGTATATAATGTAATAAAAATAGATTAACAAGCCTAGTTAAAATCTTTTCTAAAAAATTTACCAAGTATATTATCGTTGTACCATTTTTCAGGTTCTTCTAATACACCAAAGTAGAAAAGATATTTACACTCGTAGTAGGTTAATAACTTTTTATTGTCAACAAACTTTATTATTTCACGTTTAAATTCGTTGTGTTTATTTTCTTTTAATAAATCAAGAATAGGTTTAGCTGAGCCGTGGTATGTTTTCCAATCAGATTCTTTTTGTACTTTTTTAGTTGATGATTTACGACCAGGACCTGATTGTTCCGCTAATTCTTTTTTAGTAAGTTTTTTTGTTAGGTTATGGTAAAGTGCTTTTTTACCTATATAAGACATTTTTGTAGGTTTATGAGTTACTATATAAATAAACCCATAAGTGTTTTCAGGAAAGTCTTCTAATTTTTCTATAACCTCGTTATTGTATAACCAATTGTTCATTTTTTATCTATCTATGTTTATAATTATATTAGTATCTGTTGTTTTAGAACCAGGTAGTGGTTTTGATAATTTAGCAACAGCTAATAAATCTTGATTTTCATTATATAATCCTACAGTTGTGATATATGGGGTAAAAAACGATCCTGTAGCATAATCGTATAATGTACTTCCTGAAAGTAAGGTTGGGTTAAAACTTGCATTAAATTCACTTTCACGAATAGTACATTTATATTGAGTTTCATAAATAGTATAAGTACTATCAAATGACATTGTTACATTTGAACTAGTAACAAATCCATTTATAAGTGAACTACTATAAGTAGAATTTGTTAAAGTAATGATACCGTGAGGATAAATAATATTTCCTACTACAACATTTGATGTAGAACCGGATGTATATAATATGTTTCCTTCTCCATCATCTGTTAAACTACCACTAATTGGTGATATTAAAGTAAAACTTTTAGGTCTTAAAAGTTCACCATATAAAGAAACTGGTATAGAAATTACTCCTAATTGTGATGCAGATCCTGTAGGAAAATATCTAGAGGCAGTTAAAGTAGATTGTAAATAATTATCAAATATAGGTTGTTGATTTATATTTCCGCTTAATTGAATTATAATCCCATTTTCATCAGTAAATTGGGCTGATTCATCTCCGTAACTTGAAGATATAAAATTTGAATAATATAATTCTTTAATTGAATTATAAACTAAAAACTGATAAGAACCGGTATTTATAAAACCTGTTGTTGGACCTAGGTCTCCGCTTGATGATAATGGATAATTAGTACCTATATAACGATCAATTCCTATACTTGAGGATATAAAATCATTCCCTAATATGGTAAAACTTTTATTTACCGGAAATGGGGTGACTATTATATCTTGAGATAAGAATTGTTTGAATACACTCATTCATTAAAAGTCTAATTTAACTCTTACCAACATTTCTTTTGTAAAGTTTTTCTTTAAAGGTTTAGATAGTTTTGCAACAGCTAATAATTCATTATTATCATTATATAAACCAACAGTTGTAATATATGTTTCAGGATTATTTATAAAACTATCGTATAATACTGATCCATTACTTCCTGAGATGTATGATGGGTTTTCTGAGTAGTTGAATTCTGCGTTTCTTGCTCTTACATATATAAAATCAGATGTAATTGTTTCTTGTGAATTTAATGTAAAATTAGCTCCACCAGAAATAGCACTAAATAATGTTCTATTATTATATCCTAAGTCATTAAAACTACGACTTGTATTTAAAATAATACCGCCATTAGCTGCAGTTGCTCCTAATGCTAAAGGATTTAACATTAAAATTCCAATATCAGGTAAAAACCAACCATATGAACCAGAAGTGGCGTTTGAACCTCCAGCGTACCCCAAAGCATTAGTACCTGTATAAACTGTACCTGCTGATCCACTAACTAAATTATATAAACGACCTGCATCTGTAAATACATTAGTTGTTGATACTTTAGAATTATCTGTTAATGTAACTGAGTGAGAACCGGACGTTAATTTTAATGTTAATGAACCTGGAAGAAGTGATTCTTTGTACCTATTTCTGTCTATATTTATAACATAAAAGCCAGAAGCAGTTATATTACCAAATATAAAACTAGAATTTTCATCTCCTAAAACTAAACTTCTATATTGTCCGTAAATTGTTCTAGTTGGTGATGATCCCGTAACTGAAAGATCATAAAAATAACTTCCACTGCCTTGAGAGTCTCCGTATGTAATATCAAATTGAACTTCAGAACCTGATATTAAAGATGCAGTTTGGTAAACACTTAGATAATATTGTCCTGTAGTTGCTTCTTGAATTGAAGAAGTAAAAAATACAGATAATTTAGGAGAAAATCCAGTCCATAAAGCATTGGTTACTGCTTCAGATGATAATACAAAATCTTCAGGGTCTAATCTTTTGAATGACATATTTTATTTTTTAATTTTATTAAACTTTAACAATAGTTACAGGTATAGTTAATCTAGCTCCAGAATCACGACCTACAACAGTTAATGAAGCATATAATTGAGTATAAGTATTTCCAAATAATGTATTAACAGTAGTAGCTGTTAGATTAATTGTAGTACCTACTACAGTTTTAGATACATTAGTACCTACGGTAGTTGTCAAGTTTAATGCTTGAGCATCCGCTGTATTAATACCTACTCCAGTAAAAGTATTAAATAAACGAGCATCAGATATAGTTGTAGTATATCCTGAGCTTTCAAATACTTGGTTATTACCTAAATAATTTAATGTTTGTGGAGTAATTGCTAATGATGCTCCTTGTTTAAGTACTATAGAAGAGTAACCTAAGTTAAGAATTGGTAATTTAGAAGTACCACGTGGTAAAGTAGCTAACTTATATTTCATTATTTGAGTTTCTTGAGGAAACGCTTCTAATAAAGGCATGTTTTCAATAGCTTGACCATAGTATGCCGAGCCAGATGGATGAGTTGGGTTATACATTGTATAATCTATTTCATCATCTGCTAATGAAAATTGTGTAATTCTAAAACTTCCATCACCTCTGGCTAGTAATTCTCTGCCTTTTTTAGTTAAGATGGCATCAACTGTTACTACTGTGTTATTTAAATATCCCATTTGTTATTGATTTTTATTATAAATATATTAAGGTTTAGGTTTAGTTCCAAATTTTTCAGCTATAGTATTAGCATTATTTTTAATAAATGGTGAAACTGTTTGAGTTGTAAAATATCCATTAATATCTGTAGATATATTTGTTTTTAATTTATCTAATATAATGTTTGATCCTGTTGAAGAATTTCTCCAGATACATGCCGATGCTGATATAGCTGTTCCATTAAATCCATATTGTATATTATATGAAACGGCACTACTAGTATTGGGGAATCTTGCTATTAATGATGTTTGATTTGTAACTGAGTTAGAAGATGCTGACATTATTCTAAATATACCATAACTATTAAATAATCTTTCTTCGGGTTTAGAACTAGTTAGTATAGATGCAGTAGGCATAAAAAATCTTAAATCCATTGGATATATTTGATTTCTATTGTATGGTGTTAATGGAATAGGTACACTTCCTGAGATGAAAGATATATACCATTCATCATTGTTGGCTAGTGAACTTGAAACTCTTAACCAAAATTCATATTGGCTCATAGGAGTTCCAGTCGTGAAATTACCATTAGCATCAGATACTAAAGGAACAGGACCATTTATATTACCGGGGGCGTTTTGAGTTATAGTCCCAAACCAAACATTACCAGAATTGGTTGGTATAAAACTAGTAAAACTGCTTGGACCATTTGGA